ACACCCTCACGTACATAACACCAATTTTCCGTGAAAAGGCAATTTAGGAGCTAATTAGGTTATTGCCCCAAAGCATAAGTTAAATCGACACATTTGACGAACAATACGACATATTTTACGAATATTGACGAACAATACGACATATTTTACGAACAATACGACAAGAACTCCCCTGCCCTAAACCCAAATTACCACTTAGCTATAAAATCTACACACTTGCTGTTCTTATGATTAATAACTAATTCAAGGTCTGTATCTCTTAGCCAAGATATAGTTTCTGCTACCGACTTACTACAAACTTCTGCAATTGCATCATTATCTAAGTTGCATAATTAAGGGGCTGCCTTACCCCAAGAGTCAATATGCAGGTTATACCTCAACTCATTATACCCTTCCTGAGCAGAAAGACGTAGGTTTGTAATTATGCTATTCTCAATCTCTTCTACTATAGTTGAGATAGCTTGCTTTATTTTCTCACTTCTAGCGTCTCTAGCGCCTTGCGCTGTTCTCGCTAAACTGTCTTTTAACTTAATCATCTTTACTCCACTATAATTTAGTCTAACACTTCCAGCAGATCAGGATCTTCAGCAAGTCTCATTAAGATGTAACTATTTAGTTCATACCCCCAATACGGCGAGTATGGCATATGAACCACGCCAGTTGCGCCGTCTTTTTCCACACGGATGGCTAAAAGCTCTGCATGCAAATCCCCAAGTAGTTCTAGGTGGAACATTCGATAGATTTCTCCTGGATGCACACCGTACTGTCTTGCTCTCTCTTCGATAGACCATTGCTTAGGTTCAAAGTATTGCATTCCACCTTCGAAAGACCCAATATTTACAGTATTATGCGATGCTTGGTCTACCTGCTTCCATTCGTGATTAAAATATTCCTGTGCGAACCCTAAACTATGTACTGATAAAATTTTCATGTGGTCTCCTTAATCTAACCAATCTTCGATAACGTTATTAGTTACTCCCCATACACGAATATCTAGGGGTCCGATTATTCCCCTATCAATCTTGTAATTTACATTAAACTCTTTCTCTAGTCTAGAGATAACCTTAGTTGCTAAAGCTACAAGATCTTCACTATACATACGGCTTTCTAGATGGGAGAAGTCGTAGTTGCCTTTGGACATTAAACTATTTCTAGCTTCTAGGTATATACTATCTTCCATTATTTAACCTCTAACTGTATAGTATCACTATTTAGCTGGGTTGCTTTGAATTTACTACCGCTATTAATAATGTCAACAACCTTTTCTGTTAGAAGATACGTAAATTCGTACCCACTTAGTTGGTATCGTCTATGTACCTTAGTGTATTCTTCAACATATGCATACTCGGTAATGCTAACAACTGAGATATCTGGATGGTGTGTTAGTACCTTATGCTCAAAAGAGCTTATATGCTTTACGATTCGTTCTGCTAATGCTTCTGCAAATTTATCCATTATTAAACCCTTACATCGTAGTCAACTTGCCATAATTCATACTTATCATCGTATAAATTAGCTAACAAAGTCTTTATTTCTAGAGCACGAGTTTCTAGTGCTTCTAGCTCTTCCTCTAGTGTATCTATTTCTTTCTTCTGCTCACAAGATTCTTCATCAATAAACTGCTCATGTAAGCTAGAAGTTTCACAACCGGAGCATATATGATGTGTGCCCTTAAATATATGCTCATTACTAATAAGACCACAGGCTGGGCACATTAGTCTAGTACCTTCAGGGAACTGTTCTGGTAAAATTCTGCGAACCTTAATAATACCAGATAGAAAAGGAGTTGTTACATCAAATGAATCATTCAGTAATTTTCTTAAATAATGCAGTACCTCATTCCTCAGTTCATCAGAATCTATAGTCAATGCTGAATCAGTTCCTAGTTCTTTTCTAGCCTCTAAGTATAGTGCTGATGTTGGAATACTAAACTCTAGACGTTCAGGGTTATCTCTTATGTCTATAAATATTTTGTAGGCTACTGCTAGTGCTAATGCCTTATCTTCTTTGTTCATATAAATACCCTCTAGTTCGGTTCTTGTTAGTGTGAAAAATAAAATACTACTTTACATTTTTACACCAATATATTATAATATTATTATCTAATCAATTTATACATATATTATATAATAAATATAGTATGTTGTCAAACACATTTATTAAGGAGAACGCCATGACTACTGCGGTAGCAAACCCAGATTCTTTAGTTCCGGACTTAGTGGCGCCGGAGCATATGGAATTCATTGATGCATATTTTGCAAACGGAACAGATCTAAAGAAAGCAGCTCTAGCTTTAGGTATACCAGAAAAGACTGCTATGGCTATATATAAGAAGCCAGAAGTATCAAACTATATTTCCTCTATATTGATGGAGTCTGGATTCCTTAATAGGGGTAGGTTCTTTGGTCTCTATGACGAGATAATCAATAAGAAGATCGAGGAAATGAATGAAACAGGTATGGTTGCTCAGGAGAAGGATATTGTTGATATCTTAGAGAAACTACACAAGATGAAAATGGCTGAGATGAAAATGATGATTGAACTTGAAAAGGTAAGATCAGGAAGTTCCACAACGCACCAAACTAATATTCAAGTGAACGCAGCAGGTGCCATGGATCCTCAGTACGCTAACTTTATGGAGAAGTTAGTGAATATTGGTAAGTAACATGCAAGTGTCAAGAGATTACGTTAACTGCGATAGATTGATAGACTTCCCACAAGAGGAAGCTTTCTTTAAATTACCTATCGCTAAGTTCCTAGAAATGGAAGGAATAGTACCTAATAAACCTCAGATAGCAATTCTTAATGCTCTTAACGACCCACGTCACCGTTTCGTGGTGGCTTGCGTCTCAAGACGCGTTGGTAAGTCATTTATAGCTTATAACAGTGCTTTCTTAAAACTAATGGAACCAGGAACTATGGTTCTAGTGGTAGCACCAAACTACTCATTAGCAAACGTTGGCTGGAGAATTATCAAGCAATTAATTCGTAAGCATGGAATTAATACAGCTAAAGAGAACGCTAAGGATAATGAGATTGAGCTAGACTTCGGTCCCGGTGTTCCAGGCAGTATGCTTAAGATTGCCTCTGCAAATAACGCTGACTCCGCTGTTGGTCGCTCATATGACTTAATTGTATTTGATGAGGCTGCGATATCACCTAAGGGCGGAGACGCATTTGAGGTGCAACTTCAGCCAACTTTGGATAAAGCTAACTCTAAAGCCCTATTCATATCCACACCCCGTGGTCATAACTGGTTTAAACGATTCTATGATTATGGCTTCCAGATGGCTGGAGAAGGTAATCCTCTAGCGGGTAGGTGGGTTAGTATACACGCTACTTATAGGGATAATCCTAGAGTAGATCTGTCTACTATCGAAGATGCTAGAAACAAAGTATCTAAGCAATATTTCAGACAGGAATATGAGGCTGACTTTGAAGTATTTGAAGGGCAGATATTTAGTGAGTTTGATTCCAGACTGCACGTGGTCGATCTTAAAGGGATGCGCCATTTCTTTGATAATAAAGATGACTTCGAGAGAATTTTTGGTATTGATATTGGTTTCCGTGATCCTACTGCAATCCTTACTATTTATTACCACTATGATCAAGATATATTTTATGTTTTGAATGAGTATCAGTACGCTAATAAGACCACTGCTGAACATGCTCAGTATATTCTATGGTTGATGGAGAAGCACGATCCTGACTATATATTTGTAGATGCTGCGGCAGCACAATTCCGTCATGATATTAGCTTTGATTACGATATACCAAGTAGCCCAGCTAAGAAATCAGTTAATGATGGTCTAGCCTATTTGCAGAACCTATTCCATCAAGGTAAGATAATAGTGGACGCTAGTTGTACAAGCCTTATTAAAGCGCTAACCGACTACAAGTGGAAGATGGACGATGATGGTGTACTTTCCAAGGAACGTCCTGTACACGATGATAGTTCTCACTTATGTGATGCTTTACGTTATGGTATCTATAGTATTTCTAGGAATATTTAAGGAGATTTGATGGGATTTTATGCAAAAGGAGGGAACAATGCGTTTCTTCATATAACTAATGGCACTGACGCAAAGGGGGCTATTAATGATGGCACTATTTTCCATTCTAGCATGCCACATGTTTTTATAGAAAAAAGTTGGGAGTCAACATTTAGACCTATTAAAACAGACTTTTCAAAGCCATATTGGAACTATTCTATATGGTATTATGGTAACCAGCCTGGAGAGGGGTTTAATAGACCAGATTCGACATTCAAAGATGCGTGGAATGCTGGTAGAGTGGCGCCTATACCTGCAGACTTAAAGAATGTTTTAGCTAATAAGACCAATGTTGTTATTATAGAGTTAGTATATGAATATGAGGGGGTGGAGTACTCTTTTTTAGTTAATGGTCTTTCTATAGGGAATACTAGTTGGCTTTCACCAGAACGCTCTCAGACATCCGGATACCATAACTATGCTGTGATGTCTAACTCTACTAATGTAAACTGTATAGCTGGTGGAATTGGAATTACATACGGGAGCTTTGCTAATACTAATCCACAGGACGATATATTTGGTATGGCTAATACAACATCGTTCGGAACCAGTAATCTTAATATAGTTACTCAAGTTAGGAACTCCTATGTTACGGGCACAGATAAATGGTGGCATAGAGACTTAATTAATGCATGGACAACCGTGCTTATATACTCTAATAAGTGGGATCCTGACCAGTACTCATATAGTATTGATCTAGGAAAACTAGTTCCAGTACCTATAAGTCCCTATGGTAACGACCATGATTACGCATACTCTACACCAGTGGGCCCCGATATGGGATTCTGTAGGGTTATGGGCCCTAATCACCGTATGTGGAGATTTTTAGACGGGTATACTTCTCCCCCACTTTATGATGACTATAACAATGGTGGGCCTTGTATAACCCTAGATGGTGCTAATCCTAATGATATGCAGGGATGGGGAATGGGTCGTAGCGTTCGTGGTGCTATATTCGACGTAGGGGTTGTTAATGGAATGGACGCATCCAACTCGTATGTTAGATATCAGATATATAAAGGGGTGCCTAAAAAGGTAAGATGGCACAAACTAAATCTAGGGTTCTCCCCCACTACAGGATATAGTATACAACAGAATGCATTTAATACTACTAGTACTAAGGGGGTAAAAATAGGTTCCGGAAAGATGGAAGTTAATGGGGTTTCTTTTTTAGGCGGCGCTGATAAAAGATTCCTTTTTCAGACTAACCCTTCTGGTGCAGCAGCTAGACAGGTACAGAGTTTAACTTTTGCCAACCATAGCTACACAGATTCTAATAGGGAAAGCACTAATAGTGGATATATGCTAAAGCAGTCTGGAGTATCCCAAGGTTATAAGTTGGTAGATTTGGGGGGTACTAGTATCCCTAGTGGGAGTTCGGTACTGTCTATCTGCAATATATCTAAGGGTAGTGGGTGGGGATGTACTAGCACATCCATATTTAATAGTAATGGGGAGCTATGGGGTGCTAATAACATACCACTTACACTCAGAGGTAATCCAACCGTAACTAAGGTATTCGGAGGATCAAAAGGTACTCTAGATATGAAAGATAAGACCGCAACCATATCACATGGTACACTAGCACTAGATTTGAGTAAGTCTAGGGATTCTACTCTAATATTTAGTATAAACTCTTCCGATCCGACATTATTATTTACCTCTCCAGGGTACTATAGTTTAGGGATGTCTGAGAACGTTAATCAACATATACAATTGTCTAATACTGCCGGGCTATCTGTTAGCTCACCACATGGCATAATCACCCTGCCAATTGGTAGGTCTGTACCTATTCTAACGAATAATGGTCTCTCCGCTAATATGTTTTATAACTACGATAGGGGTTCTGGCAGGGAACTATTGTACTCTGACTGCCATCACGATTCAGTGGTATGGTTGAAAAATTTGGGTAATGGTAATGTTGAGATAGTATCCACCCATACTCAGCGTAGAGGCAGATTTGACGACTGGGGAACCTTACCTGTCTATGCTGTTCCTGAGTTTACATTACACGTAACTAAACTATCGTAAAACTATTTTTACGTACATTTAAGGCGTTTAGCAGAGTTTCATATCCTCGAAATATAAACTCTGCTTTACATTTTTTTCAAGATGATGTATAATATTTATATCAAGTGAGGAAAACAACTCATGGCAACAAATAATAAATACAAGCGGGACGCAACTAGAGCAATAAGAGACGGTATAAAGTCCAATTATCGAAAAGCTTCCGAATGTAAGATCTGTGGTACTGTAGAAGACTTAGAACTTCATCATTACCATACAGTGTCCATACTAGTAGAAAACTTTGCCAGAGCAAATCAACTAGATTTCAATAATGAAGAAGTAGTCCTAGCTAATAGGACGGCATTCTATGAACAATATTGGCATGAGCTAGTAGAGGACACTGTTACCCTTTGTGCAGACCATCACCAAAAACTACATAAGGTCTACACTAAAAAACCACCACTGTTCACAGTAGAAAAACAAAAGAACTGGGTGGAAATCCAACGAACCAAGTATATAAACGGAGGAGAAGACAAAGAGCTTCCCCCAACAAATAGTCACTGCATCGAACCCAGTGGCGCAACAGTTACAGAGTCTTCGAACCGCTTTGGAACTGAAACAACTAAACAAAAAAGCTTTCTCGATTTTAGGGTTGAGACAAGAACGAGGTTTCTGATATAATGGGAATATTGACAGACGTAAAGGCGGGAATTTCCTCACTAAGAAGGAAATCCAATGCCCCCGGTCAACGTATAATCAGAAGCATAGAGGGAAATAGTTCAAAGACACTTACTAATGCTGTGACAGCTACCAAAGCATATAGGAATGTTCCTATTATGAATAGAGTAGCGAACATGCTTATAGATAGTGCAGCTCAGTGTAAATACGAAGTTGAGAAGTTTGCTACCAGAAATAATTATATAAGCTATGGTTCTGGCATGCAAATGGAATCTTTGTCAAAACTACTTAATGTAAGACCGAACCCTTACATGGATGTAGATACTTTCAGACGTCTAGTGATTACAGATCTTATATTTAATGGATGTGCATACATTCGTTTTGATCCTGAGTCAAAGTCGTTGTACCCTCTTCCCGCAGCTCTTATGACTGTGGTTGCCTCTGAAACTGAATATGTAGACCATTTCGTGCTAAGTGGTACAGTTAAGATACCTGTAGATCAGATTATATTCATTAAAGATAATGCTATTTTTAATGGTTATACCTCTCAGATTAGTGGACAAAGTCGTGCTCAGTCAGCTCTAGATTCTCTATCTAAAAGAGAACAAATGCTGGGATTTAAGGAGAAGTATCTAAATAATGGTACTGTTATTGGTCTTATATTGGAGACGGAAGATATCCTTAACAAGAAGCAACGTGAAAGAAAAGAAGAAGAATTGCAATTAAACTATAACCCTCAGACTGGTAACGCTTCAGTATTAATTCTGGACGCCGGTATGAAAGCTAAGCCATACTCGCAAATCTCTTCCTTTAAAGATCTAGACTTTGGTGCTGATATTGCCCGTCAAGAAAAAGACGTATGTATAGCGTTAGGTGTGCCATACATCTTAATTGATGGTGGTAATAATGCAAATATTCGTCCTAATATAGAACTTCTATACTATATGACTATTATACCAATGTTGACAAAAGTAGCAAGCGCCCTTTCGTTTTTCTTTGGATATAATATAACCCCTTCATTAGAGGGTGTCAAGGCGTTAAAACTCGACATGGATAATGAGGCTAAGAGAATAACTTCTCTAGTTAACAATGGTATCATTACTGGTAATGAAGCTAGAGTTGAGTTAGGTATGGAAGAACTTGATGATGAACAAATGAAAAACATACGTGTACCTGCAAATATCGCTGGCTCGGCTACAGGAGTATCCGGTCAAGAGGGTGGACGACCAGCAGGTCAGACGGACGATAATGAGGAGGAGAAATCTAATGTCTAAGGAACTTGACAAAGATATTGTAGCTAAACTAAAGGAGGCGTTCCCAAAAGGACTCCCAGATAGTTCTAGCCTATTCTTTGCTACAGAAGCAAACCCAATTAAGTCATATCAAGAGCTTAGGCGCGTACTTGATGTAACTACAGCTGTAGGTAATAGAAAGTGCTATAAAACATTAATGGCACTATTAAATACAGATGCTCCAGTTGATCCTGAACCTGAACCAGAACCAGAGCCTACTAAAGTTACCTTAAAAATTATAGGTAATGATACTGTGGTGGAGGGTGAGGAGTACTCTTTTGATGTACGTGCAGAGGGTGGGGCAGCTAATAATACTGTAGTTAAAGTTAATGGGGTTGTGAATAATAAATATAAAGTAGTTGCAGAACTTCCAACTATTACTATAGAAGCAACAGCTAGCAATGCAGATAAAGTAACTAAAGTTGTTACTGTTGAAGCTAAACCGCTACCAGAGGAAACAGAATAATGGAAAGAACACAAGCCAGAGTTCTTGCCAGTATTACTAAGTCTGTCTTGTCTGATTCCGGTGACACAATCACTATAACAGGGTATGCTAGCACTGTATCTAAAGATAGAGCTAGTGATATAGTTCCAGCAAGTGCATGGGAAATGCCAAAAGCACTAGGTAACTATATGAAAAACCCTATTATACTATTCGGACATGACCATTCTAAGCCTATTGGCAAGGCAGTAGAGCTAACGCCTACACCTGCAGGATTGCAGATAACAGCAGAGATCCACAGAAAGGCTTGTGGTGAGCAGTTATTCGCAGCAATTGAAGCAGGGATATTAAAGACATTCAGTATAGGCTTTGGGGTTTATGATGCTGAGTATGATTACGACCATGACATCTTTATATTAACAGAGATCGAATTATGGGAGATATCAGTAGTATCTGTTCCGTGTAATCAGGACTCAACATTCGAAGTATCCAAAGCAATGACTGGCAAGGACTTTGAACAGTTTAAAGAACAGTTCAAAACAAAAGCAGCATTACCAGAGCCAGGTAATCTCAGTAACTTTAAAACCGCCGAAGAGTTGGCAACATACCTACTAACAGGTAGAAGATAAGGAAATTAAAAGATGGGTGACAAAACTCAAAATCCTATTGATGAACTAATTAAGTCATTGGGTCTAGATGAAATCAAGAAGTCCTTAGATGACATCAATAAAGAGAAGGCTCTGGAAGCAGAAAAAGCTCGCAAAGCTCAAGAAGAAGAAGCATTCCAGGCTAAAGTCAAATCTTTAGTTGATAGCCAAGTTGGTGAGCAGAAAGCTCAACTACTTCAAGCACTGGAGCTAGTAAAAACTTTACAAGAAACCTCTACTAAGTCAGCAGAAGAGTTCTCTAAAACTCTAGAAGAAAGACAAGAAGAAGTAGTGGCTCTTAAAGAGCAAGTTAAACAGCTTAACGCACTTCGTTCTGGTCGTGGCACTGTAGATGTAAACCCAGTCACAAAAGCATTGATGGGCACACAAAAAGACTTCGAAAAAGAAGCAGAAGACTTAGTACTGTTATCTCGTATCGTTAAGAAAGGCGTATTCGAGACCGAACATGGTAAGGCTCACTTAGAGAAGTATAAAGATATTGTTGTTAGTGGTACTGGTGTTAACGAATCAAGCTCATTAGTAGTTTCCTCAGAAGCATACGAAACGCTGTTTAATACTAGCATTCTGCGTGATATCCAAAAAGAGTTAGTAGTTGCAAGCCTGTTTACAGAGCTTCCAATGACTCAAGCTAACTTAACAATGCCAATCGAAAGTGGCCCAGCGCAAGCTAAGTGGGTTGATGCTAATACTTATGGTAAACCAGAAACTACTGGTGAGTGGGCGAAGACTGAATTAACAGAAATCAACTTCCGTACTTACAAGTTATCTGCTAAAGCATTCGTAACTGATGAAACAACTGAAGATGCTATCATCGTTGTTCTTCCTATCATCCGCCGTCGTTTAGTTGAAGCTCATGCTTATACTATCGAACAAACATTTATGACAGGTTCAGGTACTAACATGCCAGAAGGTCTGTTAACAATGGCTAAGGCTGATAGTCATGTAATTAATACCGACGCATCTGCTGATGGTACTGTACAAGTTACAGCCAAGATGCTACACAAATTACGTCGTACTTTAGGACGTAAAGGTATTAAACTTAATAAGTTAGTTCTAGTAGTCTCTATGGATGCGTACTACGATCTGTTAGAAGATGAAGAATTCCAAGACGTAAGTCAAGTGGAAGCAGCTAACGCGGTTAAGTTAACTGGTCAAGTCGGTCGTGTATACGGTATGCCGGTTGTAGTTTCTGAATTCTTCCCTAATAAGGAAGCAGGCGCAGCTTACGCATTCATCGCTTATCGTGATGACTTCGTAGTTCCTCGTCAGCGTTCAGTAACTATCGAAGAAGAGCGCGTAGCAGAATCACAACGCTACAACATCTACGTTACACAACGTCTGAACTTACAACGTTTCTTCAAGGGTGACAACATCGTTGCAGCAGCGTATAAGGCTTAATGCCGAGAAAGGAGAGCTTCGGCTCTCCTTTTTTATTGGGTAAAATAAATGATATTATCAGAAGAAGAGTACAAAGAATTTATGGAGCTTAAGAAGCCTCTAGAAGCTCACGTAAGGGCAGCACTTGTTGCGGCTAATGATACTATCGCAAAGACACTAAATCGTAGTGGTACTGGAAGCGCCCTGCTAAGTATACGTGAAGGAAGAGATACATACTTTATAGATGAGGTAACGGATGTAGAAATAACCTCTATAACTAAAGTAGGGTCTACTTTTGAACTAAAAGGCAATGCTGTATATGTGGGCAATGGTAAGATTATCTTTACTATAGTGCCCCCTACCGGTAACTACATAGTTAAGTATACGGCTAAGGGTGAAGAGTATTCCGCCAATATAAAATACGCAGTAGCGCTGTTAGTTGATTATTGGGTTAGTAAGGACTACAGGACTGCTAAGTCAATAGGAAGTGAATCCGTATCCTTTACAATACAATCAACAGGACTGCCTAAACATATTAGAACGTTACTGGATCTAGAAAGGATATTATAATGTCTTTCAGTGATATAGCTAAGCAAGTAATCGAGGCGTCGTTTGGTCAGGGGCCAGGTAATAAGCAGGATAAAATAACCTATACTGTAGATGTAGGTCTACAAGATAAGGCTAGGGATGCAACAACAGCAAAAGCTACTTTTGAGTTCAGCAAACCTATATCACTAGATATGTTGAACTCAAAATCTCCTGCTATGTTAAGTGCGTTAATGAAGTCCTATGATGTTCAATCAGATATGGATAATATATCTGCACTATTTGCCAAGATACTAGGGTCAGATAAAGCATTAAAGAGTGTAGGTAAGAAAAGAACCACGGGATCAGTTAGGGTATTCCTAGGGGATCCTGCGAATACTGCTCCGCAAGATAACGCAGCAGTAAGAACTATTACAGGTAGATTTGCATCAAATTTAAATATGCGCTCCGCCTTAGAGCTACTTGCCAAACACTATTTAGCTATGGAAATGCAAAAAGGTAGCGCCCATCTTAAATGGAGAACAGGTAGATTTGCAAACTCACTAAAAATTAAAACCCTTGGAGTAATTAATACATCAGGAGTTGATAGTGTAAATCCTCAAGCTAATATAAGCTATAACTACATGCGTAGACCATATGCTGTGTTTGACCCAGCAGTATCCACGTATCATAAACTATCCCTAAAACCCTTTAGTGGTGCTAGAAACCCACAAAGGTTAATAGGTGAAGCTATAGCAAAAGCAGCTAGAGATCTTCTATACTCCAAGTATGAAGTAACCGTAAGAGAGGGTACATGATAGCATCAGCATCCGCCAGAATAGCAATCGTTAATTCTATGAAAGCTCTTCTAGCTAACACTCTGGATGGTACTAATCCAGAATTTACAACCAATCTGGACGGGTTAGTATCTAGCCTGCCTAAGAGGTTCGAAGATATAAAAGAGTTTCCTTACGTGGTTATATACCCTGGAGACGAAAGTTTTGAATACTTACCAAGTGCCCAGCAATGGAGCTACTTTGATGTAAGCATATTAATCTACACACGTCAAGCAGACGATGAGGATAGATTGATTGAGCAGGAAAGTCTCATATCCGATATAAAAACTCTTCTTGACATGAATCCAAAGATAAGATATAATGTTACTAGTAGTGGAGAAAATATACCTATGCACACGACTGATGTTAAGGTTGGTAGTGTTTCCACGGATAAGGGACTATTCGCACCTTTTGGATTTGCGGAACTAACATTAACAGTTAAATACCAACCAATGAGACGCGTCTTTAACGAGTGATAAGGAGAACAGTTAAATGTCTATTCAATTAAAAAGAGCTACGCGACTATTCGTTTCCACTGTAGATAAAGGATTCTCTAAGGAAAACACCAAAGAAGTCCTAATACAAGACGATTTCGCGTTTAACCAAGAAGCCAGCTATACTGATATTACAGTAAACGAAGCAGGTCCAAGACCTATTCGTGGTTCTCAACGTTTTACAGATGCGTTGAACGCAGCTGACTGGAACTTCTCCACATATATTTTACCTTATGTGGATAGTACTGGTAAAGTAATGGTACCAGACTATTTTATGTGGCATGCATTGTCTAGCTATAAAGAGATTGATCTTGCTGGAGAGCATGGAGTACACACAAATGAAACCAATATGATGGTGGACTTCAAAGACAGTAATGCCCACGAATTATTAATGTTACAGCTATACTTCCTAGTTGACAACGTATGGTATCACATTAAAGACTGTCAGGTAGGTCAAGCAGAAGTAAGTGTTGATATCGATAATATCGGTATGACCGCTTGGTCTGGTCAAGGTCGTTTAATTAAACTACTTGATGCACAGCCTTTTGATCCTAAAGAGATCGGTATCACAGACCTAGAGTACGCAGCATTGCAGGAATCTTATTTAGTTAATAAGCTAACAGCATTCAAGCTGAAAGACAATAAGACTAAGAAAGAGTACGATATTGCTATTACTGGCGGATCATTCACTATTAATAACAACATTACCTATTTAACTCCAGAAGTAATGTCAAGAGTTAACTATGCGATAGGTTCATTTACTGGTACTTTAGAAATCTCTGGTAGTGTAACAGCATACCTGAATGATAAATCACTAGGTACTGTTGACCTATATAACGATCTGCTAGCATCACTACAGTCGGTAACAGACTTTGAACTAGCATTAGTTCTTGGTGGTGAGTACGCTACGGATAGACATGGTGCTATCTTAGTTGCTAAACATGCCCATATAACCCCACCTTCAATTGAGACCGATGATGTTTTAGGTACTACTATCGAATTCCGTGCTATACCAACAGAATTGGATGCTAGAGATGATGGGTACTTAGGTTTTAGTACTAAGTTCAACACAGAAACCATTAAAGACTTTATCGAGAAAGGAGATGCCCATAAAGCGGATCCTGGCGTAGGGGGTTAATAGATGCGTTACTCTTTAGAAAGGCAAGGTAGAGTTATAGTTGTATATCAAGGAGTTGCTATGGAGTTTGATGCTATAGCTTCATTCACTGTAGAGACGCAACTACGGGAGTATAGAGCTAATAGACGAACCCTGCATAAGAAGAGTAACTACTCAGAAGCAGTAGTAACTGGCATGGAGCCAGTTACTCTCTCCCTAACAACTAACTTTACTGATAACAACTTGGAAAAGGTATTCTTTTTATTAATGGGAATGCAGGAAGTAGAGCACAACTTACTTATACTTCCAGAGACTAGCGCAGTAGAACCCATCTATATAGAAGTATATATATCTTACCCTAATAATGAAAACTACAGAATTACTAGAGCCTTTGTGTCCGTTGCAGATTTTATAATGGATAGGTCAGTTCCACTACTACACGTAGGTATTGAAGCTGGTCTAATTGAGCAAGTAAGAGACGTCCCTCTAGTATATAGTAAAACTCAAGGACAAGTAAGGCCTGTATTACCAACATTTGCTAGGATTAATTATCAAAGCATGGTTGGTGTAACTGGTGCTACAATGTCATTCCAACAACAGTGTTCCTGGAGAGAGCAAAGAAGTGTGTTTGATATCGGAAAGATATCGCATAATTCTAGAGCTTATATTCAAGAAACAAACTACTCAGCTACTTTAAATACCTACAAAAGGGGGGTTAAAGCAGGGTACTCCTCGGAGTTCTATGATGACTTTAAACCAATAACAAATGCTAGAGTAGAATTAAGTAATGGAGCTACGGAGATAGTAATACCGTCAGCACATATAGTGAAACGCCTAACCACAGGAGAGGTTAATCAGATAGCTTTGGATATAATGCCAACGTTTTCTGGGTCTCCAGTATCTATTCAATTTAGAGAGGAAAATAAGACATGAGTATTTCAATCAGTGCAATTAAGGCAAAAACAGATAAAAAGTATGAAGTTACATTAAACTACCCAGGAGTAGCTGGATTCGAAGTAACTTTACGATACACTCCAAATCATGTACTTACTAGAATCATGGAACGTTCTGAAAAGATCATCATGGTTAATGGTAGGGCGCAAGGTAGGGAAAGTGATGTTCCTAAGTTCTGTGAAGCTATTGCAGAGGAAGCAATGGTTAGCTGGGAAGGTTTAACAGTTAAGAAACTAGCAGATTTAATCTTAGTAGACTTAGAAGGCTCTGGTGTAGAAGACCTAGACGCCGAAGTACCTTTCTCCTTAGCTAACGCAGCTGATTTACTAAAAGAATGCCCAGCATTTATGGAGTTTGTTACGGGGTCAATGACAGATATCGGTAACTTTCGTACTATCTAATATAATTGAACCAAGAGAGGAGCTCTTTACTAGATTCGCTAAACAGGTACATGCCCCTTCCGGTAGTAAAATGACGGTAGAGGCATGGGAGCAAATGAAGCAGATGTTTTTAGATAGTGGAAGACCTCCTCCTCCAGAAGATTCAAGACCAATAGAGTTTGAATCTTTAGACACAGAATGCAAGTTAGCATTTATGATATTTAATAGGTTAAGAGACACTTACGTTCCTGGGCAGATGCCACAGTATAATGGTAAGGATTTATCAGGTCTGCCAGTATTATTTGAGATATACGGTATAACTGATAATGTAGAAAAAGAAGAAATACTAGACCTAATAACTATCCTTGATGGGGCAGCGGTTAAAACATCCGCAGATTCTATCAAGAAAGCAATAAAACGTAGTTCATCAAAGACAGGGGTAGGAAATGTACCTACTGTTCCAAAATGATTCTAAATTTCCTCCACTGGGCGTTCCACGAGAGGGCTTTGCTCTAGGCGTGAAAGCGTCTAGAGCTTTTTTATAGGTGAAATTCAAATGGCATCAGATAAGGTAATCAGGGAACTAGTTGTTGAGATAAAGCAAAAGGGTTCCGCAAAGGCAGCTAAGGATGTTCAACAACTAGCTAAGGCACTAGAAGATGCCTCAGCTGGTGCAGAATTAGCTAATAATGAATTTAGTCAAATGGCTAAACAGCTTGTTCTTATAGAGCGTGCTGGAAACAAGGCTGGACAGACTTTAAGTAATATAAAAATTCCTGGTATGGACAAAATAACAGGAGTTATGGAAAAGATGGTCAGAGCTATTGAGAGAGTAGAGCTAGCAATAGATAATGCTTCGGACGCCTCTAAAGTAGGTATGCAGACAATAGCTAACCAAGTCAACAAAGCAGAGAATAATATAGTGGCATCTGCCGATAGGTCAACCGATGCTATTAAAGACATGGGTAGAGAAATAAAGATAGCTGGGGACAAGGCAAAGCTATCTGATAAAGATTTTAGACGCTTCATTCGTTCAGTTGGAGATACCTCAGGTGCTGCGAGAGGTGCTACGCGTGATTTCGCAGCGTTATCTATGGTTACTGGTAAGTTGCCTATGTTATATGGTATGATTGCGTCTAACGTGTTCGCTCTAGGGCAGGCATTCCGTATGGCTAAGTTAGGGGAACAAACAGCAAGACTACAGAAGATAGGTATTGCTCTTGGTGCACAAACAGGTACACCTGTACAAGTATTAGCAAACTCTTTAGTAGAGGCGACTAATGGGGCACTTAGTTTTGAGAACGCAATGGAGAAAGCTGTAAAAGCCTCTCAGTATGGTTTTGATTCCGATCAATTAAAGACCATAGGTATGATTGCGTCAAGACAGGCAGCCGCAGGCTTTACCTCCACAGACGATGCTATTAATAGGATAATGGAAGGTACTGCAAAGCTTAACTCTGCTAGCTTAGACGGAGCAGGGTTAACCTTTAGGTTAGTTGACGCTTATTCAGCATATGCTACCAAGTTAAATGAGATTAACCCAGCAATACAAGCTAACTCCCAGAATCTTACTACTAACCAGAAAAAGATGGCTATACTTGATGCAATGGTTAAGCAGTCAACAGATAACTATGGCAAGTTGGATGATGCTATAAAATCAGCATCTAACTATGAAAGACTTACAGCCTCATTAGAGGGGGCAGGTAAGAGATTTCTTACTGTAGTTGCAGACCACTTCCTGCCAGCAGTAGAGATGATAGAGACAGCATTAAATGCTCAGCCAGTAGCTCTAGCTAATAGCTTAAAAGCATTAGAAGAGTCATCTAAAAAGGCTTCCTCTTCGGATGTTACCGCAAACCTTACATTGGCTTATAATACTAGTGATGAGATACTAAAACTAACTAAGGAAATACGGTCTGAAGAAGAAAGACTAAACGAGGCTCTAGCTAAGCGTAATAAGTTAGATAGTGCTAACCCACTAATGCGAGACTTCCAACTAACAAAGTTCTACCAAGAGATAAAATCCTATACAGGTATAAACGTTGGTTTAGATAGTCAGACCAGAGCATTAATCGACCAAGCGCATGAAACAGAGATCGCGTTCAGGAAGAGTACTAATGCGTTGGAAGCATATGACGAAGCTATGCAATCCGCCAAAAATACTGCTGCTCAGCTACATAGGTCACTATCAGAAGCATTTGGTAAAGAATTTGCAGATATGATAGTAATGATGGAGTCAGATATTCCTGGTCAGCAAGGCTTAGACAAGATGTTTAATGCTGAACTACTGGAAGCGATAAGCCCCGCATTAAAGGATATTACTCAAAGCTCCAAGGATATGAAAACAAACATATCTGAAGCTTTTGCTGATGTATCTAACCCAGCCAAGATACAGGCAGGTATAACAAGTATTAATACTGCTTTAAACGCAGTTAGCTTGGGTACTCAATTGGTTGGTGATAAGTTCGGGATAGTTGCTGAAAAAGCAGGGCTAACAGTTGGAGTATTAGATACTATTAAAGCACAGTTATTATCACTTCAAACCTTACAAGGGCTCATGGACTCTGATAATGCAAATGCACTGTCAGATGCGAAAGAACTCTACAATTACGCACTACAGACTAGAAATAGTGCTGGTGTGTCTGCTAAGAGATCTGAGATTGCACAGCGTGATTTACAGACTAAGTTAAACACCCTTAGAGCAGAGCAGGAAATCGCAGCCACAGAAGCAGATAGGAAGTCTTTAGCATCGCAGGCTAATGCTATAGAGGCTCAAATATATGATCTTAAAACCCAGCAAATACTATCCCAACAAAAGATGAACAAAGAGTCTAAGTTTATTGCTGACTATGAGATGAAGATGTTACTGTTAAAGGACAGATCATTCACTGAAGATCAATTAGCAATTAAGCTTAAGATGGATGAGTTGGATATAGCTAAGCAAAAGGTTAAGTTCTATACTGGTAATATTAAGAAGCAGAAAGAACTTAATGATGCGGTTCTTGAAGAAGTACAAATTCAAAGAGATCTAGATAAGTTGGGTCAGTCTTATATTAACAAGATAATGGTTAATGAAACTAGCAGGAAGTTCGCTATATTAGAAGCCCAAGCCTTATCTGATGTTGAAAGTGGTGTAATATCTGTTCTGAAAGCTAAACAAGAGCTAGACGACTATATGAATAGTCTTAATGGTTGGGAAGCAGATACCGAACAGGTTCTTAAGTATAGTAATGCTATTGAAGTAGCTCAGATGCAGTTGGATAGGTTGAATGAAGAAAGAGAGCGTGGGTTCAGAAATGCGCCATCTTCTTTACTAGGCGGAACATACAATACCACGTATGGTATGTCGGATGATCAGAAGAGTATGCAAGAAATGCAGAATAAGCAGGATGCATATGCAAGTGCATTATCGAGCCTAAGATCTATAAATCAAGAAGCCACTGACTTAGCTACAAATCTAGGTAATACTATTAACTCAGTTATGCTGTTTGCTGAGGGTAGCTTAGATACAGTAGGTATGATATCCGCAGGGATGCAGTTAGTCTCTAGTGGTATAGCTATGGCTACCAAACAGCAAGTATCCGCAATAGATAATGCTATTAAAGCGGAGCACGCTAGGGATGGTAAGTCTGAGGAATCTAAGAATAAGATCAAAAAACTTGAAGCTGAAAAGGTTAAGATACAACAAGACGCAGCTAAGAAACAGATCCTTATTCAAACTGCAATGGCTGTAATGAACGCAGCTAATGCCGTACCCTACCCTTGGTCAATACCTCTAATGGTGGCGGCAGCCGCAGCTGGTATGATGGCTTACTCGCAAGCGTCTAACCCAGTATCTCCTAGTATAGACGCAGGTGGTAGCCAAACTGGGTACCTTAGATTAGGTAAACGTGACAATAATGTAGATGTATCTAAGGGGGCAAATGCTGGGGAGGCTAAGTACATGGCAGGTGACCGTGGTACTGGTAGCATACAAAACTTTATACCTAGGGCAGCAGGTGGTCTAATGCTCCCTGGGGTTGGATACCAACTTAATGAGAAAGGTGTAGAGTTTAAATCCCCTGTAGTACCTACTAGAGTAGATAGGAATGATAATTCTAGTAATAATTCTTCTCAATCCTCTAGTGGTGGTAATACCTTTATCATACAGGCTATGGATTCTGAATCCTTCTCCTCTTTCCTAACAAGACATGGGGAGTCCGTCGCGTTAACAGTTGAGTCTCAATTGAATAACGAAGGAAAAACTTTGTACTAATAATAGGGGCTATATGCCCCTTTATTTGTTTGTAATAAAAAATTTTCTTGAAATTTTTTAAAATATGGTATATAATAAGTATATACAAACAGATTTTATAGGAGAGTATTATATGAGACTTCCAGATCCATACACAGATAGTCGTGCTCCGGGATTCGAGAGAGTTACCTTAGTAGATAACGACCCGGTGCTTAGAGATGAGATGCCAGATAACACGGTGTTTGAGGTTAGGAATAAAGGTCAGTATTGGTCATTCGAGTTAAAATATACTGAACTATTTGAAGATGAATTTAGAATATTAGAGTCTGCCATACTTAGGTATAAAAGTAGTGGTGGTTTTATGGATGTGTTATTACCTCAGTTTGAGGGTAGTAGAGCTATGGGGGATTTTGTTAATGCCACAGTAGCTGTAGGGTCTAATAACTCCGAGCTTGTACTTAACATACCTAAGCTAACAGGACTACCAGAGGTAGGTGATTTATTTAAGTTATCTAATAACTATAAGATATATAAAATAACAGAAGTAACACGAACGGGGGAAAACTCTATAAAGATAGGTATATACCCTGAGCTAGTAGTACTACCAAGTAAATCATCCAAACCCCAATTCCATGGCATCCTGTTCCAAACAAAGATAACCAATATAGATAACTGGAATAGTACACTAACACCAGATGGCGTGTATGAAGCTGTAACATTGCAGTTTAGAGAAAGTAGGAGCAAATAATGAAAGAAGTACTTCCTAGCGCAAGAGAGTATTTAACTGATCCAGATAATAATATTAAAGTAGCTAGTCTACTTATGATGGAACTCCCAAGTGCCGGAGGTACTCCTCAATACGTGCACTATACTGACTACCCAAGAGACTTAGTATTTAATAATATACCATACTTGAGTGGTAAATTAAAATCAGTGTCAGCGCACAGACAAGATACTAAGTTAACAGTTGGTAACGTTACATTCACATTATCTGGTGTCGACTCAGATGAAGTATTTAGATTAGTAAGGGATGGCGTATCCTTTATAGATAGACAAGTAACTATATATCAAGCAATAATTAAGCCAGATGGAACAATACTTCCAGTAGACTCCGAAACCAACGGCCCAATATTGTTCTTCTCTGGTAAAATAACCGCTGGTAGCATAAAAGAAGGCAAGGGTGAGGGCAATTCCTCAGCAAGCACTTCTAGTATCGTTTGGACGTGTGCAAATGAATTCTATGATTTCGAACAGGTAAATGGTAGATTAACTGATGATGCTACTCATAGAGGACTGGAGATTATAGACGGAAAGTTAGTTGCCACTAGTTCTGCTAAAAAGGATGAGTATAAGGAAGATCTAGGATTCTTCCACTCTAACAAGTCTGTCACTATATTGGCAAAATATCAGACCCAAGAGAAACGTTACAGAATGAAGACTAAGAAGCGCCTATTTGGGCTTAGTAAATCATACTCTCTTGAGGAGTACTATGAAACTGTAACCAAAGAAATAGACATAGACTTTAACCTTACGGCTAAGTTTATACCAGTCGTATATGGTGTACAGCATATTCCTGGAATACCTGTGTTCGCTGATACTTTAAAAGATGATCCAAATATAGTATACGTAGTGTATGCATTTGCAGAAGGCGAGATAGACGGTTTCCTAGACTTTGCTTTCGGTGATACACCAATGATATGCTATGACGACAAAGATAGTGAAGATCGTACATGCTTTGGTAGGAAGAGATTTGCTGGAGACACCATGCATAGATTAGCCAGTGGAATACCAACAACATCCCCGACCGTACATGGTGAAAGGTACGAGTATGATGATGGTAATGGTGATATTACTATGTGGGTGTATCATGGTAAATCTGACCAAGAAGCATCTAAAGTCTTGGTAGATATTGCAGCAAAAGAAGGGTTTCTACTACAGAGTGAGCTAGAGCATAAGGAAGGGTACTGGGATAGTAGATTTAGATTACTAGATACTGCGTATGCTGTAGTTCGATTTACTATAAACGAGAATAGAACCGACATACCAGAGGTATCAGCCACTATACAAGGTAAAAAAGTTAGAGTATATAATTCTGACGGAACGTTTGATGATAGTAAAACTAGTCTCAATCCTGTATGGCAATTAGTAGATTATATGAGATCTCCTATATATGGGGCAGGTATTCCACTTAGTAAGATACCCATAGATTTTACGCTTAGAACTGCCAAACTTCTAGATACTATAGATACGTCTTATGAATCGGATTGGCTATCCTACTGGAGATACATAGGATGGACAAATCAATCAGCTGAAAATAGACAAATGATACAGACCAACGTTATTTTAGAAACGTCTACTTCTGTGTTTAAAAATATCGAAAGTATGTTAGAGGCGTTTTCGGGTGCACTAAATAATTTTGCAGGGGAGTATCGTATAACAACGGAATCTTATGATAGTAATCCAAGAAAGCTACATTTTAATGATACTATAGGAAATTTAGAATTGCAAGATGTAACTGCTAGGAACAAGTATAACTCGGTGCAGGCAAGTATAGTAGACCCCGGTCTAGGATGGAAAACTAACTCAGTATCGTTCTTTAATTCAGAGTTTAAGAAAGAGGACAGAGGATTAGACAAGCGAATGAATCTGTCGTTCGCATATATAACTAACTACTACTGTGCAAGGTCTGTGGCAGCTAGGGAATTAAAAAGATCTAGGTATGCTAGGGAGTTAAAACTAACTGTCCCTTACTATATGTTGGGTATAGAGGTAAATGATGCTATAGCATTTACTTACGAGAGATATGGGTGGAAGGATAAATACTTCTTAGTTAAGACAGTATCTAATACTATTGGTGGAAAGATAGAACTTACATTAATAGAAAGAGATAAGTCTGTATTCATTAACTCTGAGCAAGTAGAGCAAGATACTAGTGCTCCACCAACCTGGGAGACACTAGTAACACCACCAAGAAGTTTAGAGTATGTTCCATACATTGATAAACCACTAAGCCCTGATAATGTTATAGGCAAAAATGGGGATCTTAGGTGGAAGCCTAGCACTACATCCTCTATTATATACTATACTGTAAAAATATCTGGTGAGGTAGACCCTAGAATTGTTACTAACAACGGGGAGTCTCTAGATTCATATATAGTTATGGAATTAAAGGGGATGGCTCCAGATACTTATACGATAGAGGTTAGGGCTGTAGACATGTATGGTAGAAGGAGTTCCCCAGCAGTACTTGTAGTAGATATAAACGCAGCGGTAAACCTTAATAAAGTACAGAACCTAACATTACTTAATAGAGCACCTAACTCATTAAACGAGTGGATTGGTAAAGATGTTCTTGCTAAGTGGGATAGAATCTCTGAAGAAGTTAATAATGAAATACCTGATTTATTTTACAGGTTTCAGGTACTGCACCCAACTAACCATGAGACTATCTATGATGGCAAGACAACTAATGGGAATAGGCATATATTTACTTACGCTGATAATAGAAAAGAGTACGGGATACGTGAAGGTACTCCAGGGGTATACCGTAATCTAGACGTTAGAGTAAGAGCAGAGGGCATCAATGGTGAGTCCTCAGTACAATGGACATATATAGATGATTAAGAATGATGCACCAGTGGCACTGGTTATTGACTCCGCTACAGTTGGGTACACTAGTGCCCTGCTGTACCATTCTGGATATAACGACCCAGACACTGTAGGTAAGGCATTTTGGGCAACACAGGGATCCTCTGAGACATTTAACAATATACCTGATATAACTAAATTTTATGTTATATTAAGGAATCTACCTAGTGGTACTTCTAGCGTTACGGGAGCATACTACGACTCTATGGTAGATGAAGAACTATTGCAAGCTAAATTACAGATTAACCTATCTGAGCCATACCAAATAACTACTAAACAGCCACCAAAGATAACCAATGTGGAGGCTGAGTACACTACGGTGGAGATTGGAGCAGGTCAAAGATACTTAAATATCCACACAACAGGTAATGGAGAGTATATAGAGATAGAGGCTATACCTGAAGCTGGTGGTAGCCCTATCCAAATATATACAGGTGAGCAAGCACCAGTAATAGTAGCAAACGGTATCGAATCTGGTAAGTATACATTTAGAGTACGTGGTACTATATTCTTTCCTAGTGGGCAGGATTCTGATGTATCTAGCTGGAGTACCTCTAAAGTATTTGACATATCGTATAAAACTACACCCCCTACCGCACCTAGCAACTTAGGTTTTGTGGCGGCACAAATAAAGGATGGAGTAACTAGGTATGATGTTAAATTAACTTGGGATTGGAATAGGGGTAGCGGTCCAGCTATACGTGACTTTGTAGTCTATTATGTTACTAAAACAGAATATGATAAAACTAAATGGTCTACTGCATCTATAATAAATACTGGCGCTACACAACAGGCAGTATTAGTTAATTTTCCATGGGGTGTACCAAGTGTATTTAAAGTTGTGGCTACTACTTGGGGAACAGCGGGTAGTAATATAACTGAGTCCAGTGTAGCCAACTTTACACTTAATGATTCTACTAAAATAGATAACACGTTTGCTAATGAGACAGGTATAGATATAACTAACTACCATATCCTAGGCAGGTTATTAAGAGATAAAAAGTGGGTGCAGACTTTTAGGATAGATGCTAAGACTGGTGCAGTTCAGTTAGGTGAGTTAGACGCAAATGGTATCGCACCAGTAACTGTTAACCCAAATACTGGTCAAACAAACATAAATGGTAAAGTAATAACAGAAGACATTTATGCTGCTAACTTTATACTTACTAATCTAGATGGGAAAACAAATCCAGCCTTAAAGACCCAAGGTAAGTCCTATGGTAGTCCACTTCCAGGAATTTTTATGAGTGTAGATAACGCTGGTAAGCCTAAAGTAGATATAGGGGATAAGGATAAGTATATAAGATACGATGGGAACGAGCTTTCTATCTCTGGAAGTGTTAAAATAGGTAATCCAGCTAACGGACTTACACTTGAGGAAGGTCTAAAGGGTAAGTTAACAGTATTTATCTATAAAGTAGATACCAACAAGCCAACAACGCCTACTTCCAAAGATTATCCTCCATCTGGGTGGTCTAAGACACCCCCTAGTATAAGTGATCCTTTTACTCAAAAAATATGGGTAAGTACTGGTACTCTAGATCCTTTTACTAGTAAGATTGCAGATGGTGAGAATTACTCTAACCCATCCCAATGGAGTGGTACCTCAGCTAATCAAGTAGGATTAAACTTATTTACTGGTACAGCAGGCATCGCCGCAGAAGCAAAAAATGCATCTGCTGTACGAGTTGGTGTTCCTCTAGGGGATAGAGATATATCTGTGGAGACTCTAAACTTAAATAGAGGTAAGCCTATGGTTATGTCTTGTATGATTGATACCAATGGTATAACTTCGGGAGGAGGGGCTAATCGTATAGGTATGGAGATGGCAATAACGTACACTGATGGTACTACTGGGTACTGGGGTTGTTGGTATAACTCAGCCACGGCGTTCTCTGGAGTAAGACATCAGGTATACACTATTCCTGCCAATAAAACTGTAGCTCGTGCAAGCACTGGTCTGTATATTCAGGGTACTACAACCTATTCCAAGGTATATAAGCCAAAGGTGGAAGAAGGAAGTATTCCAACTGCTTGGGTTGATGCAGGGGTTGACGGAAAGCCAGGAGACCCAGGAAAACCAGGAGATCCAGGAAAGCCAGGTGCTAATGGACAAAGAGGCCCAGGATTCTACTCGCAACCTAGATCTAATGGTTCGTGGAGTGATGCCGATGCGACAGCATTCTTTAGAAATAACTTTGGTGGTGCTCCTATAAAGTATGATGTACTTACACAATTCCAATCTAATAACCCTGCAAATGCAACTACTCGTCAATGGAATGGCAGTGCGTGGGCAGCCGCAGCATTACTAGTTCATGGAAATATGATAGTTGACGGTAGTATAACTGCAAAGAAAATGATTGCAGATAGTGCCTTCTTTGCGAATGCAGGAATTGACGTAATTTATAATAGAGACGCGGCGTTATCCTCTAATCCAGAGGCTAACTATAAGATGAAGATTGATCTTAAGAACTCGGAGATACATATAAGATGATTATAGAAAATAGGACAGTAGACCTTAGGATGGATGCTAATCTAGATTTCGGGTATTTACTACAGTTTATGGAAGTAGACGTCGATGATTTTGGTAAGGAAACGATACTACCAATAGACCTTACAGGATTCTCCTTCAAAGGAAGTATATCAGATAAACTGAATGATGGGAAGGAATTAGCTAACTTTGATATTGAGATAGCAGATGCTAAGAAAGGCATAGTTACTCTATTCCTAGATAAAGGTATTGTCAATTCTTTACCCAGACGGAAAGATTCAAAAGCAGAGGAATATAACTCTAGATTAAAGTTTGTGGGATATTATGACGTTATATCTACTAACACTTTAGGATCTCAAGTGAGAATACTAGAAGGTAAGATTTTTATAAGTGAAGGAGTAACTAAATGAGTGCTAAATATACAAGAATAACAGTGACTCCCGATATTGGGGAAGCACTACAAGTAGGGGCGAAAGCCCCATTTGTAGTTAACTTATCTCAATCTATATCAGGAGTAACAATAGAAGAACTTACCAAGGTGTCTTCAGAAGTAAAGAAAGATGCCTTATCGGCTAGTAACTCAGCTAAAGCAGCTAAGGTTTCAGAAACCAATGCTAAGACCAGTGCTGATAGTTCTGCTAAGTCAGCGCAAAATGCTAAGGCTTCGGCTGATGCAGCTAAGATTTCTGAGACTAACGCTAAAGGTAGTGCTGATAGTGCAGAGTCATCCCTAAATGAGCTAAAATCTCATACGTATGATAAAGGTACTATAGATTCCAAACTAGGCGAGAAAGTTAATAAGTCTGGTGATATTATGGAAGGGCCTCTAGAAACAACAACCAAAGTGTTAGCTAAATCCGCAAACAGACAACATTCATTAGGTTTTGTAAGTAGTAATTCAGGGTCTACAAATATAGAGAAAGTACAGGACGGAGAAACCTACTTAATACGTGTTCCTCAAAAAACCGGTACAATGTTACTAGAGGGAGACTACGGGATTGGTGGTAGACAGGTACTAGGGTCCGCTGACCTAAACGACATAAAAATTCCTGGTGACTACCAACAAGATAGAAGTGCAGAGGCAACGAGAGCTAGAAACTACCCAATAAACACAGCTGGTTACTTAAATGTTAAACAAACAGTAAATGGCTGGGGTAATGGCTGTATGCAACAATACCACTTGTACTCAGGAGTAGGGTACTTCCAAAGAACATGGAATGGATCTCAGTGGTCTAATTGGGAAAGATTTATGACCAGGGGTGATTATGGTATAGGGAATAGTTCTGTTAGTAACACAAGTCCACCTCAAGAAACTATTCAGGATGCACTATCTATACAGGATACAAGATTTGCTGTTTCTTCAGGGGGGGATGCCACCAATTACGCAGAGCCCTACTCACCTCTACTAAGTATGGCTAGATTTGGTGGCGCCGATAGCACTGGCAAGGTAGTACACGCCCAGTACTATGAAATTAACGGTTTTCCTGAGCATGTTTTTAGAATAAGAAACCTGGGTAAGTGGTCCGGGTGGTATCACACAATGATACTAAATCACGGAGGGGTTCAAAAACTAAACGGTAGTTTAGTGGCTATAAATAACAGAATAGGTGCAAATCCATTATCTGCTACTAGAGACGGTAATGATTACTTGAACATATACCCACCAAAGTCTACAGATGGTACTGATGTTGGATTTTTCCAATATAATCGCGATAAGGTATGGAATGGTATGTTAAAGATACCCCGAGTGCCTATCGGAGGAACCGAAACAATACTTACAGACGGTATAAATTATGGCACAGGAAGAGTTTTGTCTTTTAAAGCAGATTATAAAGATAAAGCTAGTTATATTGAGTCGATATGGGTTGATAACTCTTTTCGATGGAGAATTGGGTCAATGGATGCCACGTCTGAATTCCAAATAAATACAGGTGGTGGAGCTAGGTTTCATCTAACTAAAGATAGTCTCACTGTTAACGGTAAGAAGGTTCTTGATAACGTAACACCTAATACCGTTAAAAAACAGGACATAAATAGGAATGGGTTTTATCAATGCCAAGATATTGAGCCCTATAATGTAATGTTCATGGGAGTTGCTTGTACTCATGTAGCTAATGACCAGTATGTTTTTTCTATGTGGGGTCGTGGTAACCGATTTTTATTTAGTACGAAAGAAGCAGGAAGCTGGCATGGTACTTGGGAGGTATGGACAACAGCAAATGCGAGAGCCGATACGAATGGTTTTATAAAAAAAGCCTCACCAATTATCGACATCAACCCCGATGGAACATTCACCACTAACGATGAATCAGAGGGTGCTGCAGTTACTAGAGTAGCCCAGGGTGAGTATCTTATTGAGGGTGTACTCGGCTTTAACTCAGATGCAGGTTGGGGGGGTGCTGATGGCGGTATTGAAATTCCACTTGATGTGAATAAACAGCCATTAATTTGGGTAGACTATAAAGTTATGGAAGATGGGTCTATTCTTATTAAGACGTATCATAGGACTCACCCTAGTGCACCTAAGTTCGCTCGTAATGATATTGCTGGTTACAGCGATGGTGATCCAATCGATATACCAAACGGTCGTTTTATTTCCGTTCGTGTACAGATGCCTGAGCAATCGATCTATAATGTGAGAATGCGTGAACTAGAGGAGTCTAGTACTCTCTATGAAAAGTATCATAAACCAATAGAGGAGGCTTGGGAAAATAAACCAGAGTACATAAATGATGTAATGGATAAATTCCTGAACATCTAAATAAAAACCCCAGATAGGTTTCCCTATCTGGGGTTTTGTGCTATTTAATACCTGAACTACCAAACCCAGATGCGCCTCTGGCGGTATCTGAAAGCTCGGAAATATCGGATACATACTCCACACAGTGAGGATTCATATGTGGAACAATAACCATTTGAGCAATACGATCATAGTTGCCTATAACTATATCCTCTTTTCCTTTATTGCGTACTGTAATCCCAATCTCACCACGATAGTCGCTATCAATAAGACCTACGGTGTTCATGATTTCAATACCTTTTGTACCCAAACCGCTACGAGGGATTATCATTGCGCACCATCCTTCTGGTATCTCAACAGACACGCCAGTGGTTCTAGATATGGATTGTCCAGGACTTAATACTACCATTTCACTAGCTGGGTTCCTTTCATCTCCTAACTCAATTCGTAAGTCCATCGCAGCTGCACCAGCACTACCAATATGTGGTTTACATTTTTCATTCTTTAAATGCATTCTAATCATTTATTATTCTCCAAATACTTCCGAATACACTCGGGATTTAAACTCATCATACACTCCAGCATGTACTAATGCATCATACGCAAAAGATCGTAGGTCTACCAATAAGAGATTACGCTCAATGATATCTTGACCCTCTCGTATATTACAAATAAACTTTTGAGAACCTACTAGGTCAGGGATACTATCTAAAAAGTGGGCAGTAGAGTTAAACTCACGAATTACTGAGTATCCTCTCTTTTTACCTACCCCATCTATCCCTCTAATATTATCCCCTAGATCACCTTGAATGGCTTTAAGTAAAGCAAACTGTTCAGGGCTATCTGCACCATGCTCTTCAAACATATTATCTACAGTGAACATTTTTCTAGTAGTAAAAGCAAATCTAGATACTCGCTCACGTAAGAAAGTATCCCAGTCTCCGTCAGTAGATAATAGAAATACTTCTTCTACATGTTCTCCATCAATAGCCCAATCAGTTATTAAAGCTGCCATATCATCGGCTTCGACATCTTGATACTTAAATAGCGGAAGAGTATCAGCTAATGAATCAACAGCATCCCGCATCATAAAGAACCACTCAGCCTCTGCCGCCCGCTGAGCTTCACTCATAGCCTCACGTTTTTTCTTCCTGTTCTCTTTATACTCGGGAAGTATTTCTTTCCTATATGAAGATACTCCTTTATCAGATAATAGCACAACCTTACCACAAGAGTAGCTCTTAGCAAAGGATCTAATACTTGTTTCTAGTTTCTTTGCAAAGTCTTCTACTGAAGATGCAGAGCTTATTGATCGTGAAAAGTTCATCATATCTACAATAAGTAGATTATCCCCTGTTAGCTCAGTAGACATCATTTTAGTCCAACTTGACATTATTGAATTATTTCCTCTTTACTAATGTTATGAAGCCAAACCTTGAATTGACCTATAATTACATTAGTTTCTCTTTTAGAGATAACTATATAGTGATGGTCTAATAGGGCAGATGCAGTCTCGTCATTATAGTCTAGTGCGATTAGCCACTCACCTTTATCTTTTTTGAACACTAGAGCGGGCTTCATATTCATTTGCTCAGCTTCTCTAGTAGTCTGTTCCCACCACTTCTCTATCTGATGTGTACCTACATTAAATATATTAGAGTTTAACTGATCATCCTTGTACCACTTAACTTCATAGCAGTATACACTATGTGCTTTCTGCGAAGGTGGAAGATAAACATCCCCCTTAAGTGCATGGGACTCATTAAATGCACCAGACCCAGGAACACGTTCCCATTTTAGTCCAGTCTTATCACGTAGTAGGTCACGTACTTGCATTTCTCCACGTTTTCCCTTTTCCCTTACATTAATAGCCATTTAGTTTTCCAAATGCGATACATCTTTATCGTCCATAATAACAGATACCGAATCTGCTAACGGGTGTGAATATCCATGAGATACTACAAAAGTATTTAATTGATCCTCCTCAAGCAGTAACTCTATTAACGTGTCCATACCATTAGGGTCTAAGAAGCTAACAACCTCATCTAGGAATAATAAATTAATATTAACCTTACTAATGTTAGTCATTAGCTTTCTTATAGCTAATAACGTGGCTAATTTTATTCTTTCTTTTTGACCTGTGGAACACGACGTCATTGAAGTTTTAATACCATTATTATAAATAACTACTTGTAGTTTGGTATTATCTAACTCAAAGGCTAAGGCAAACTTACCAGAAGTGATAACAGATAGGTAATTATTAATTATACTTTCAAAAGCCTTTATGCTATACTCTAGCTTATACGCTACAATCTCTTTAAGAGTCTTAGCTATAATCTCTAGTCTTGCTAACTTAGGCTGGAGTTCTGCTAGTTCCGCCTTAAGCGAGTTTAGCTCTGCTTCCTGAACTTTTAATTGATCCTCTGCACTTTGCTTAGTAGCACTTAGTTTATGGTATTCTACCTCTTTGGCTCTATAGAGTTTTAAGGCTGAGGTAGTACTTGCTAGTTCTGAATTTAAATCTTTTATCCTTTTAATAAAATCAGAAATGTCCTCCGCCTCTGGTATATCAACTTCCTCTTTCTCAAACGCTTCAAGGTCTTTGATAGCTTTTTCATATTTAGCCTTAGCAGTAGATACCTTAGTAAATTTAGATTGCTCCTCTTTTAGATCAGCAACTTCCGCCTCTAATGCTACCCTTTCTTGATAGATAGGATTATACTCGTTCTTAATAGACTCTAAAGCATTGGCTACATGAGTAACATCTAAGGGCTGATGGCATGTAGGGCATTCGGTCTTTTCTACTTCTGACTTTAGCTTATTATATTGAGCTTTTATACTATTGGACTTAAAAGTAAGCTCCTGCAATTTGGTAGACTTATCAGTTAAATCCTCAGAGTGGTCACTAACTGTATCTACTATATCAGATAACAGTAATAGTTCTTTTTCAGCTGCCTGTACAAGATCGTCCAGTCTCTTGCGCTTAAGAGAAATTGCTTTACTTCTTTCTGCAAGTGCATTCGCTATTTGAACTCTAGAATTTAGTTCAGATATCTCTTCCTGTATAGCTGATGTATTATCTACTGGCTCCTCAGGCAATTCAGGAACTTCTGAGTTTAGAACTTCTAGTGTGTGTTTTACTATACGAGATACGGTAGCTGAATTTTGTTCCAAACTAGTAATTCTAGTCTTGATTTCCTTAGCTACATCCTTAATTATATTCTCTGACTCTTTATATTGTGTCTGATCAGTCAACCCTACTAAAAATTCCTTTCTCTTAGCATCTGTTGAAGTCAAGAAGTCTAAACTAGAATCTACAGACTGGTATATTAATTTAGAGAATGTAGGGAAGTCGCACCCAATTATCTCTTGAATAATAGAATATGTCTGAGTAGCAGTATGTCCACTTATATCATTACCATTTTCAGTAAGTGATACCTTAGTAATAGATTTTACTAGTTTATCAATTATATACTCGTTACCATCTTTATTAAAGCATAGCTTTATATGATACTCTTTAGACTCTGATCTCCAATTAAACAAATCTGCTTTCTTTATACCTTTAGAGTTCTTATTATAAGTAACCTCTTCTAGTATAGTAGCTAATGAAGATTTACCAGCACCATTGTTCCCCAATATCTGAGTAACTTTAGAGTTTGTAAATTCAATTCTATTATTACTACCGTAAGAAAGTATATTAGAGAACTCCATATACTTAAGTATTAACATTAACGTGCTCCAGAAGCTCCCTAGATAGCTCTTCTATCTCTGGAGTGCTAAGGTTTTCTACATCCCTCCAATACAACGCGCATTCTTCTACAAGATTGGACGCTTGGGACATATCCAGTTTAGCATCTTTTGTTTCTATAATATTTTTCTTCTTATCCAGAAGCTCTTCATTTGCCACGGATTTGAGCTCAACAACGTTACCCTCTACTTCATATACTATATGGTCGTAGTCGCCAGGTACTAAATCTTCACCAACTGTTATGGTTTTTCTTAATAGTTGTGGTAAGTGCCCTAGCTCAATCCACTTATAATCTCTAGGAGCATCTGTATCAATTATGAGAACACCATTAGTTCCTTTAGTACGCTCTCTATGGAATGTTGTGGTTAATGGGGAGCCTGGGTATACTAATTGTACTCCTTGGGATATTTCCTGAGTATTGGTGTGTGAGTGGAGGTCTCCTGCAAACACTATCTTATATCCATGATCCACGAAGCGTTGTAAGTCGATCTCTGGAACTACATGTGGTTCAATAGTTCCACGAACATGCGTAAAGCAAATATCCGAACATTGTGGTTCCCATTCCTTGTCCTTCAACTGCTGATACCCTATAATATCGAATTCCGGACTTCTATAAGACTCTACTATCTTATGTAGGTTACTTGCTTTGGATGTTGAGAACTCTAGATGAGAAAGACAGGATAGCTTTTTGGTTATCATTTCATGATTACCTGAATAAATAATTTCTGGTATATCATTCCATATAGCCTGTACTCTAGAGTATAAGTCAGTTTCTTCTGTATTTGGTAGGGGTTTGTGGAAGACATCACCACCATTTATAATTAAATCACATCCATGTTCATTATATATTTTCTTTACTTCTTCTGCTAGTGAAATAAACCTGTTTGTCTGCCAATCTTTAGGCACTTTATCAGACTTTAGTGTTTTACCCTTCCCTAGCTCTATGTGCATATCTGCTATAAATAGGATTTTCATAATCACCATACGACAAAGGGGCAATTAAGCCCCTTTGAATTTAGTATTAATCTAAGTCGTTAGCCATTTCTTGGGCATCTGCACTAGCACCAGCTCGTGCATTATCTGATGCACCTGCACCTGACTTATTGTCATCCTCCTTAGTTTTAGCTAAGAATTCAGTAACTTGAGTTAACTGAGCCTGTGCAGATTCAGGTAATGGGAAAACTTCACTTAATGGTTTGATATCGGCAAAGCCAATAACGTCATTACCATTCTTAATAGCTTCACCAGTAATCTTCATATGCTCTTCTGGGAAAGAATGTGCACCTTGATGGAACTTCTGAGCTGCCCCAATTGCTGATGCTGTATTAATACTGTATGTAGTATCTTTACCAGTACCTTTCTTAGTGATAGTAAACTCGATATCATAGATACCAACTGGAGTACCTAATTGGGCTAAAGTAGCCATTGTCTCACCTAAGCTATCAAAGATAGATTTCTTAAGGTCTAAGAGTTTTAGTTTACCATCTTCCATATCAATAACCCATGCAAGGTAGTTACGAGCTGCCTTTACTTGCTCTTTAGTCTTACTAAATGGGTTGAACTGTACAATATTCATATCTTGGATTGGGTCAGATTTACCAGACCAAGATTCTGTTTCACGATTGAAGCGTAAGCAATCGAACGGTGCGTTAATGCCTAAGGCTTCGTTGCGAATCCAGTACACATAACGTGCTAAAGGTTCTGAAACGATACGTACAGTGTTAGTGGTTTTCTTTTTGAAGTCAACATATTCAAATTTGTTTGAAGTTGCTTCACCTTTCATTGTTCCCCATGTAATAGCCATATTATTTATTTTCCTCTTTAAATATAAGTTTTTGCTGAAATTTTTGGATTAAAGGATTGGATTCCACTATCTCTGCTGGAAGCCATGCTGGATATGAAACCATCGGCAGTGACGTATCGCCTGTTAGCTTAAACGTTGCATAGTTTCTTAGTGCGAGTATACCAACATACTCTGCGAGTGTTCTATCGTCTAGCCCATAAGGATTATCCAATATAACAGACTCATTTAGGATAAAAGAGTTTCCTCGTATAGCTGTAGTAGCTTCAGGATTCTCTTTCATATATCGTAGATACTGAATTATGAGATCAGCTTTTCCATAGCTAAGTAGGTATATCTTTTCGTAATCAAAGAATATCATTTATTAAATCTCTCAACTCAATACATATATTATACTAAAGTTTTCGGAAATCTGCAAATAAAATTTTTAATAATAAGCTCAACTTCACTTGCAGATTCTTTCTTTCCTCAACTTTATGTAATTATTATATCAAACATCTTGTTCTTTGGCAAATGCAATTTTTCTTAAATTATCGAACGCCTCCTCGGACATACGAATTATTTGCCAGCCATTATTAGAGTACGTTCTGCGCCTATGCGATGCCTGACGTTCTCCAGTTCCGCCCTTAAGCTGAGTATCCACGACAACAGGCATTAGTTTACCATCAGCCTTTCGCTGTATACGAGCTACTATCTGCTCTATAAGAGATTCGTTATCCCCTATAATATTAGCAGTGATCAAGCATGATAGCTCATTAAGTGAAACACCCTCCGAGAATATGGAAGACGCAGCTACTAGTACACAACCTTTGGGCTCCTTAGCTACCTCCTGCATTATTCGTTCTCGTTCATCAAGGTCTAAAACTTGCCCCGTTATTGAGTACACAGGAATGCCGGCTTCTTGAAAGAATTCTTCCATCTTATTAATAAGCCAAGTTCTTTCAGAAGTTATAAGTATTTTATGCCCTAACCTGTAATAAACATAGGCTTTCTCCATGATGTGCTGGAAGAACTCGGGATTTTCATATACAGAGTTAGCTCTAGTACCCCAAGGTATATTTCTATTACCATCTATAGGCACATCTATAGTATAAGCATGGATAACAGGATCGAGTACGTTATCTTTTTCTGGTTTAATAATGTTATACCCAAAGTAGTCCTTGAACATTGCCTGTAGACCATCTTTGCGTTTTAATGTACCAGATAGCCCAATACGTATACGGGCTGCGTTGGACTCTAGAAAGTTGGTAAATGTTGTTGCAACACAGTGGTGCATTTCATCTAATACAACTAATCCAAATTCTTCACTTAGCTCATTAGCCATCATATTCAGGGTTCTGATATTGCCTACAACTATGCTATGACCTGCATAGTCCCGCTTACCATCTCCTATGATTCCTGGAGTAATACCAAACCATTTCTTTATCTCTTTAACCCACATTCCTAGCAGGTTAAGGTTATGTACAACAATTAGGGTTTTTTGTTGTAAATGCCACATAACATAGAGAGCCCATATAGTCTTACCAAATCCAGGGTTACCGTGCATTATACACGTAGGTTCTCCCTCACTTTCGAATTTTAGAAATTCATCAAATGCTGCCTGTTGACCTGGGTATAGCTCAAAGCTGGGTTTAGGTATTTTGGCAGGAATGACAGCTCTCTTGTCTACTATAGTTACATTAGGTATCTCTGCCAATAAGTCCTTAACTCTGGTTGGCGGTATGCAATGAACATCATTTACAGACCAAGCGTTCTGGAATCTTCTAGGGTACTGAGCATGTGGGTCTTGTATTTCATAATAGCACTGCTCTTTGCAGTATTCCCAGAACTCCTTTGAAACGGCACTAGTTTTAAACATGGCACGCTTTTTAATAACAACTTTCATAGTTTAACTCTATACCTCCTAGTTTCGGGATACTCTCTGTGCACATCAAAGACTACTAATGCTCCATTATAGTTAACTACAGAAAGATACTTAGCTTCGCAGTCTGTTATAATGGGGGATAGACTACCCTTTACAAAGTTCTGGTAAGTACCATTGAATGTCTGGTTAGATATACTTACTCTTTTTACCTCTATTGGATAAAACTTAGTACGTCTTACTCTACGAATATCCCCATCGGGGGTTATTATATATTTTGCTCCAGATTTTATAAATTGACTTATAGTAGTTATACGCTTTCGAAGGGGGTAAAGTTTATATGGTAACTCCATAGCTGATAATAATAATCTTCTTTTTGCATAATTACCTGGAAGACTAGGCATATCAAAGACATACCTAGTTATATGGCTCTGTATGATTACAAAGCCATTTTCCATAAACTTATCAACAAATCCACGCATAACATATGCTGGTAGCTCTAAACCCTTACGCGACTTCATTTAGTTTAGGCAACCAAGGGAAATTTCCCTCTACTAAGAAATTCCACTCAGCCCTAAAATTATCACACCCCCAGATAATCTTCTTGAGCTCAGGGAACTGCTCCTCAATAGTTTCTAGATTACGCTTATTCTCTATGCTAGATACAATATCTTCGGCTCCGACTTCAGCTATACGCTCCATAACACTGCGCATTGTTGCTTCGAAGTCTGGATCCCCAATAACTGCAATAGCAGGGTGTTGACTACGTAATTTACCACAAGAGTAGTCTACGGATCCACCTTCTTCTGAGTCCATGCCAACACCGATAGGGCATCCCTTGATACTAAGACCTCTATCTTCTTGGATATTTCTGATTAAGATCTCTGAGTATTGATCAATCAGATCCTCTCTAACAATAGCTACTACGGAGTCATGAACTAACATGATAATTTGCATCTCTTTAAGTAGACCTAATCTCTCAATCTCTAGATCTGCATGGATTGCACCCAATAATAAGGAGTCAGATGAAGCCCCTTGAATAATGGCGTTAAAACCAGAACGTACCTCCCCGGAAGCAATACCTCTATCTTCTGAGTTGATATTTAATAATCTACGCTTACGCCCATAATGTGAATAAATAAATCCAAACTGCTTAATCTGCTCGTGTGATCTATCAATCCAACGTTTCAACTCTGTGAATTTGTTAAAGTAGTCTGCAATATACTCATTAGCTTTAGCTGGGGTACATGGCTCAAAAGGTTCTCCAGTTTTAGCAGATTGCTCTAATAATGCTTCGTTTACTGCTTCTGCTACCTTAGCTGGTCCGCTACCGTACAGAATACCGAAGCTGATCGCCTTAGCTGCCTGTCTTAAAGCTGGGAATAATTTCTTAACTTCTCTAGGCTCACAAGGTAATTTAAATACCATATGTGCGATAGTTGCGTGGAAGTCAGGGTATGTATCAGGGTCTCTAGTCATATTGATAAAGACCTGTTGCATATTCTTATCCCCAGACAATACAGCTGCGTAGTAGATTTCCGCAGTTGTTAAGTCGTATGCTACTACTTTATATCCTGGAGGGGCATAGATACATCCTTTAATGATTGACTCATCTCGTGGTAACTGTTGTAAGTTCATTTTACCAGAAGAACTTAAACGACCTGATGTGGTTGTATGCAAGTGGAAACCTGTACGAATTCGCCCATCACTATCAATACTCTGTAGAACTTTTTCTACATATGTTGAAATTAGTTTAGTTGTCTTACGAATTTGCAACAGAATGTTGGCAATAGGATGCTGTTCAGCAATCTCCATTAGAGATTCCGCATCCGTAGATATAGCACCAGCTTCAGTAAGCTTACCAGTAGGGGTTAGTCCTAGAATATCGAACAGAAGTACCCGTAGCTGAACAACAGAGTTTGGATTAAACCGAGCACCTTGTTCCCTTTCTAGTATTTGTACCTCTTCAAATTCGTATAGCTTTCGCACGTATTCGTTTAACTTATCTGTGAGCAATTGGTGTGCTAAGTTAAGTCGCTGAACATTGATAGGTACACCACGATCCTCAACACGCTGTAAGAAGCGACAGCCTGGCATTATAATAGTCTGATACAATGATAAGAACTGAGGGTTTGCAACAATTTTCGGATAGAACTTATTGAAGATTCTTAGCGTAGCGTCTGTGTCCTTACTAGCATAAGGCCACATGATATCAAAAGGAATCAGATCATATGTAAAATCCGCCTTCTTAATTTTATGCTTCTTGCAATAATCTTCCTTGAATTTATCTAGCTCAAAGTCGTAGTCACCCATATCTGTATAATTCATGGCTAATTGCTTCAAGCCATGAGTACCCTTACGCTCATCTAGAATATAATGAATAAGCATTGTATCATGTAGACGTTTTTCATCGTATGCCTTCTCATATGAGAGACCGAAGTGATATGTATACATATGTTGGTCAAACTTTAAGTTATGGAATACTATAGGTCTATCTTTTTGGTCGAATAAAACTTGAATCTTGTGAGTTACTCGCTCAGAGATAACATCAGCATCAATATACACACCTTGATACTCTTCATGAGAGATCGATAATCCTAATACATAACAGTTTCTAGCATACAGACCTGAAGTTTCCGAGTCAAATGCTAAGGGAGTAGTTGCTGGATTGGTCATAGTAACAAGCATGTTAACATAATCAAATGCATCTTGCTCGTCTACTATAGGTCGATAATTTCCTGGCTTCGGTGCTGTCAACTTACCTGTAATTATCTTATCAATATTATTAACAGTCTCTTCAAATACTGGACGCATTTCAGGTTTGAAATGTAATTGAGCTGGACTAATGCTCGGTATCCATCCAGCATATCCCTGATCTTCAACTAATTTACCAGTATAATCTGAAATACCTGTTCGTTTAGTGAAATGCTTAAAGGGATCTGCACCAATTAAGATAACAAAATCATAATCATGTGGATTAAATGGATTTTGTGGTGTTCCGATAGTAATATCTTTCTTATATACTTTCTTTACACTAACGTCCGTCATGTGAAATACGTGTAAATCTGGAATACCAAAGTGTCTAGAGTAATTAGTATTACTTGGACACTTATCAACTAAAGCTATTTTCATATTTTCTCCTTATGTTGGATGAGTACAATGTCAATATTCCTCCTACGAATCCAACTAATATTATATCAAGAATTGAGCTCTTCTGCAACTAAAATATCTATTTTAGCTTGTAGTATCTCAATCTCTTCCAGGGTTAAGTCCCCTGGATCCTTTCCTACAGGTAAGAACTGATTAGCAACTATAGGTATTAAATTAGTTTTATCTCTAATCATCTTACTTAGTAGATTGGCACTATCATTACCAGATTTATCGTTATCTAGTAATATAACAACCACTCTAGTGCCAGCTAACTCAAATGGCATTAGTTTATCCTGTACTGTTTTAAATGAGAATTGATGTGTGCCAAATATACAAGATACATTGGTTAGCCCTTTGTCCTCTAGATTTAACATATCAAATATACCCTCTACTAATATTAGTACAGGCTCATTTACCCTCACAGGGAATACGGGTAGTGGTACTTCCCTAGGCTTAACCATATATTTTGGTTTAGCATCTCCTAGCATAGTTCTACCTAAAAAGGCTAATATACCTCCCTGTGGATTAGTTATAGGGAAAACTAACCTATGTTCCCACTCACTTTGTTGAGTAAAGGCGAAATATTTTTCGAACGTTTCTGCACGTATACCCCTGTACTCCTCCTTGAACATTAGGGCGGATTCTGGAATTTGCTGTAGGGCGCTGGAAGTTGTTATTTCACGAATAATTCTGCGAACTCTTGCTAGTTTACCTGTTGATCTTTCTATTCCCTTATTAAAGTAATGAAAGATACTTGGTATACCTTTACCAAAACCACATGCTAGACAATGCATTACTCCTGTCTCTCTATCTATACGTAGAGATGGGTTCTCATCAACATGTTCTGGGTTAAGGCAGGGGATAATTAAATCCCCTCCTGCTTCCGTAAAACCTATACCTTTTATTTCTAGTAGCTGTTCTACATTCATAAGTCTTGTGCTCCTTTTGGTACACTAGGTGCTACTGTATCGGATTGCTTTCTACTTGAGGTTTTCTCCTTCTTAGGCTTATCGCCGAATGACAGTGCAAATTCTGCTCCTATTTCACACATAACTTCTTCTTTAGATAACGTCTTAGTATTATCTATAACTAGATTCTCCCAGTTTATAGGCTGAGTGAACACGCATGGGTCTAAGTTACGTACTTTAGTAGACTCATACTGTATTGCACCAGAGAAATCCCTCTCTCCCTCTGGTTTGCCTTCTTGATTTGGTATTCTTGCTGGGTTAAGTATTAGTGCAATATCACAAGCATCTAGTATACCTTTCGACATCCTAGCCTCACCTGACTTATCTATCTGGTAAGGTGATACCCCAGGCATTTCTAACTCTACACATGCCTCCTTAAACTCCTTTGCTACAGCCATCTGGGGAGTCCAATCAAACCTATCAGATTCCTTAACTCCTTCTTGCATAACCTGATTAAGGTAATCTAATACTATAGTCCCTAACCTCTCTTCACCATACTTGGATCTTAAAGTTCTAACATGCGCCTTTAGTCTAGGTATTGTTAATTTAGGGTCATAAATTATAGGCATAGGAGTTATCTCTTCTAGAGTTATTAGCTCAGATTCTAACTCAAATGCATCACTCACTTTCTGTACTTTGTACTTGCGCAGAAACTTCTCTACTAAATCAATTCCACCATCATGTAGTCTCCCCCTAGTTCTTAATAATTGCTCTACTTCCTCTGGTTCTAACGTGCCTTTTCTCATTCTGGATGCCGATACACCAGATAATATAGCCATGTTTCTAGCAAATATCTGATTACCAGGCATCTCTAATGTAAAGTATGGGTCTATAATTCCCATAATATGATGCTTTACTTGAATATTGCTACACGTTATTGATTTACCAGATCCTCGGTAACCTCCTAGATATAGAACCTCACCTGGAGTTAGTCCTCCAGCGTACTGATCGAAGAAATCACTTATACCAAATGGTACAAAAATATTGCCAGATCCATGTTCTGGAAATAGAATAAAGCTTGAGGCTGTTTCTATCGCAGACGCAGTTCCTACTTCGTCCTCTATAATGCCTGCAAGGGAATTAACCCTTTCAATAATTTCACCACTATCCAACTGAGTAATATCTTTGAGAACATTCTCCTCTATAAGATCTAGAGTCAAATCTTGAGTAAACTCATTAACTAAATATGTTATAGATTCCTGGATAGGAACATCAGGTACTTGTGTCAAGTTCAAGACTGCAAGCGCTTGGGACAGTCTCACACTTCTATTTGTACTTAATGCTAACGTATCTAGGTTTGGAACATCCCCATGTTTCTGCTGATAATTCTGTATGGCGGCAAATATAGAAGAGAAAGAATCATTAAAGTATTTTTTATGTAAACGTGATATAGCATCCATAGCTACTGCTTTGTTGTCAGTAGTTAGTAGTTGCTTCAACACTATTGCTTGTACGTTATACATATTCTCCCTCTTATTCGCAATTTAGTGCGCCTTCCATATAAAAGAAAAGGGAGGAGAGCAAAGCCCTCCTCCCTTAAGGTGATAATTACTAAAAGCTATTATTTATTAGCTTCTTTAGCGTCTAACTTAGCACGGCGAGCTGCACCTTTGTGGTCAACACAGTCACGTCCACGACGAGTAAGAGTACTACGAATACCACGTTCGTTCTTACCTAATTTTTCTGCTAACTCTGCAACGGTCATATTTTCAACATCTAAACCGTCAAACATGTCAACTGAAACTTTTTCTTTATGGTCACGCTGTGATGGCTGAGCATCTAAGCGACCTTCTTTAACTAAGCTCAGTGTTTTACCACGGATTTGAGCAACAGTCTTACCTAAAGTTTCTGCAATTTCTTCTAGGAACTTACCAGCCGAAGCTAAAGCAACGATTTGATCTTCTTCTTCTGGTGTGAACTTACGAGGAGCTTTAGTAGCTTCTGTTGGCTTAACTTTTTCAGTTAATTGCAGAGCTAATACTTTACCCTGTACTTGGCGATAGTTGAACTTGCCACCAGCGATAGCTGCTGCGATTTCACGGTAGGTTTTTTCACCTTCGTTTGCATTCAGATAATCAACTAACTCAGCTTCCATTTCAGGAGTCCATGGACTTTCTTTAGCATCAACTGCTAACTGAACTTTGTAGCCTAATTTACGCAGTTTAGAACTGATTTGACGAGCTGTTACTGCACGTTCTGTTTCTTCTGCCATTTCGCCAGCGATAACAACAACTTGTTCTTGTGATACTTCATCAACACCAAGTGCGTTTGCTTTTGCTACTAAGATATCTGTATTTGCTTCGTTCCACGTTAATTTTGCTTGACTCATTATTTTATTCCTTTGTATACTTACTTATTAAGTTTTCAATAGTACCTATCTCGATACCATTGTTCTGGGCTTTAAGAAAAGAAGAAGAAGTACGTTTACTCTCATCTTCACATATCAAATATTTGACTTCTTTTGTTACACTTGACTTAACTGTGAATCCTAGGTTCTCAAGATAAGCCTTTGCATCATTTCGATTCTTGAAATCATTTAAAGAACCAGTGATGCTTACTGCAATACCTAATGTCTTGGAAGCTACCGCTGTATTACCAGAAGTAGATGTAAATTTCCAAGGAAGAGCCATAATCTCTTTACCTGTTTCAGAACATTTCCAAGACTCTAGGTTCTCCCCAGCCTTACCGCCTAAACTAGCATTAGCTAATTCAGTAACGCCGAGGGTAGCTTTCTCAGATGCTACATCTCCAATTAATGGGATGGATAAAGAAGCAAGTAATTGTGCCATTGACACAAATCCCTTTAACTTATCCAATTCTGCATCCAGTTTTGTACCTACTTTGTCTCCAAAGTTTGATACTAGAGTTTCCTTATCTAGAGCAAATAGCTCTGGAATACCAGAAAGATTTAACTTTTCTAAAGTCTTCTCACCGAATCCTTTAAGTTTCATCTTCTTACAAAAGTGTTCTAGAGACTTAGAGTTTTGAGCAGGGCAGTTATTAGTGTTCCGACAGAACAGTTGAGCATTCACTAGCTCCAATTTTGAACCGCACTCTGGACAATACTCTGGTGCAATTATTTTCATTTGCATTTCCTCTTTCCGACTTTATGTAAATATTATATCAATAATTTTGATGTTTAGCAAGTAAAAATTTAATTAACTTGCTAAGCGTCTACTCAATAAATCTTTCGTTTCCGAACAATATAACTATTATACATAAAATCTATGTGTACGTCAAGTAGATTTTAAAATCTGGGGTTGAGATAACCTGAATATCAAGATGTTATTATATTATCTAAAGCATATATAGGGTAATCCCTGCGAAAAATAGCCAAGCTCTCCTCCTGACGACCCTCCTGCTCCTTTCTTTTGATATATAGTGACAGAGCCACGCTATTTAGTAGCCTACCTAGTAAGTTTCTTCCTTTATGCTTTGATGGAGTTCCTAAATCCGCGGAGCCTAATGAAAGTCCACAACCCCACTCAGAGTCGAAGGGATTTGCCTCAACAAATAGTCTGCTCCTAGACAGTGATAATAGCTCGTCCTGTAAATCCTGATCTCTGGTAAACTTAGAGATTAGTATATCTTTCATAATACCATACTTTACGTTATCCCAGGATTCCTTGTCAAATCCCCCAATTACCCTACCTAGCTTTTTTATCTCAGCAGGGTGTAATGCTGTGGATGCGCCCATCACCTTAGTATGTGTAGTCATATCCCCAAAATACAGCGCCTTAGCTGATACATACGCATGTTCCGAAGAGGGGTATGTATCACCCAGGTACTCTACCCCACGCTTGCAGAAGTGGAAGTTACTAAATATAGACTCTTCACCAAAGAACGCTACATAGGTATCGGTAACATGTGTTCCTGTTAGATAGTGCTTACTCATACACTCTCCCAACAATCTTAGGAATAACTCCACCTGCACGAATGACCTGAATCTGACAACCGATTTCTAGATCTAAGGCATTAATATAATCAATATTATTTAATGTTGCTTTCTCAATTTTTGCATCATCAATAATAACTGGCTCAAACCAACCTACTGGAGTTACTTTACCAGATTTACCAGTCTGCCACTTAACCTCTAGTAATGTAGTTACTTCTCCTTCTTCGTCTTCTTTCTCTGCGTATGCACCTTTAGGGAACTTGTTAGTAAATCCTGCTTGCCAGTACACGGTATTATCATTTTCACGAAATACTGTTCCATCAGTTAAGATTTCCCCTGAACAAGCCATCATTTGAACTTCTACTGTAAGCACAGTATGGAAGCCTAACTGCTCTAAAAAGAACATATCAGATCTAAAGTCCTGCGATAAGCCTTCTGGACGTTCACTGCAATTGATGCCATATGCAACAAACATTAACCCACCCTCTTCCTTACGTTCTAGGAATTCATCTGAGGACTTTAGGTTAACTGCACCACTAGCATAGTTACGGATATTTTCAACTTTCTTAGTTGGTACTACCTCACCACGAATTTGAATAATATCTGGTAGTTCTCCATCAAACGCATAGTATAGGTTTGGCATTACTAACTTCCCTGCTGTATGAGAGCAGTCTTTACCCATCTTACCGTTGCCACGTGTAGTTGAGTAAGCATACTTGCCCTGTAAATACACATGCGTTACTGCGCACCCATCTAGCTTAGGACTTTCTACTGCATCTTTTAGAACAGGAGACTTATCCCCTCGACCAGGATAAAACTTCTGTAGGCTATAGACAGGGAATAATATTTTAATATCTCCTTTATTACCAATCTCTTCTTCTAGCTCAGGGTAATTAGCTACTATAGCATCGTACTCTTCGTTAGAAATTAAAGGGTGTCCAGCATAGTACGCTTCTTGGCATTCTTTAATAAACTGCTTGGTATTATGCATTAATATTCTCCTCCTTTCCCTGCTTTAAACATTTGAAATGCAGTTTCTGCTTCTGGCACTCCGTGATAGATTAAAGTATGGAATAAATTGTCAGCCCAATCGTCATATAACATATTGAATACTGGGATATCATAAGACATAGCTACTGAAACTGCTGTGGCTGTACCACCTTTAGCCATCCCAAACTTATCCTCCGGTGCCCAATAAACTACAAAATCCGTGAGATCATCTAAGTTATATCCTAGAACTTGTTGCATGTTTCTACAGTGAGCGTCTAGAGCAAAGCCCTTTAAAGTATCCCCATACTTATGATGAACGTATACAAGTGCTTCTAGTTTCTCTCTTAATAAACCATACTTAGGAACGGGCTTGCAAAGCTCTTGATCGCCAAATTCTTTTCCAAAGTTAATATTAGGAAGAAATATCTCAGCACAGTCTTTGTAAGGTAAAGCCGAATATGGGACTCTGCCTCCTGTGCTAGCACCTTGCTGAAAAGCATAATCCATACCTTCAGCCCTGCCACTACGAAGCTTTAATCCTAGAATAACATTTAGTATGTAGGCTAGATATCGTGCTTCTCTTTGCTTATGTATAGGAGCTTTGCGACTCCCTATACCTGTGTATACTTTCATATAATTACTCCTAATTTATTTATAAAATAATTATATCAAAATACTTAGTAAATGTCAAGTAAAATAAAAGCCGAAGATGCTTAATCCTCGGCTTTTTCTACTTCCTTTATCTCAATGTTATCAACGTGCTCTAATACCTCTTGTAATAGTTCTGCCTTACTAAGACAAGTGGCTAATGCTTTGAATAATCTGGTTGTGGAATCTAACGTAAAAGGTATACTGAACCCTCTAGAGGTTGGTCTCCACACATCTTCTAGATCTAGATACCAGTATCTAATTCCGAAATACGTATTGCCTAAAAACTCGGATACGGTGAACCTAACTTGTTCACCGTACTTTTCCCAGAGAATATGATCAATTAGGTCAGTATTTCCACTAATATCCTGAAGAAATTCTCCCTCAGAGTTTAGTTGAGACACGAGCGTTGTTAACGGCAGTTCCGAGATGTTCCACTTTAAAGATATGTGAGACAGGCAGTACTCGGAATTGATCTTGTGCCCAGTTAAACACAAGAATCTCATCTTCCCCTACTTTCATAGGCTTGCTAATAGCTAACTTATGAGCTACGTAAGGGGTAGAGAAATCAGCAGTACAAGCAAAATGCGTAGTACCTTTAGCCTTAATTTTTCGATAGAAAACAAAAGCATCACCAAACTTAGACAATGCTTCTAAGATTTTCTCTTTCTTATTGGCTTCCGATTTCTCAAAACGGATTACTGGATTAATCATATACAACTCTCCCTAGTTAATTACGCAACGTTTACTGTATTTAATACATCAGCTAAGTGCTGAGCGAATTTACCAGTTAATTTTTCAAACTGATCCATCTCAAGAGATGCTTCGTCAATACCTAATTTTCCAGTTAATACTGAGATCAAGGCTGCCTGTGCTTCTGCCTTAGAAGTACGACCACCACCTTTAGACGTAGATGCTGTCTTAGCAGTTTTCTTAGCGCCTTCTGGTTTCTTGAAGTAGCGACCAGCCTTTGCCAATTTCATACGAGCGCCTGCTACTGTTGCATCAGTGCCTTCAACTGCTTCTGCTAGAGCTTCTGTAGTATACTTTCCTTTCAGCTCATCATCAGTTGATTCATCGCTTGGGTTATTTTCGCGGTGTGTTGCTACCATAGCCTCTAATGCTTCATCGTATTTATCAGCGATCATTGCAAAAGCTTCATCAGTCCATTCAAATGCCATAATTTTTATATCCTCTTTTGTTTAATTGATATGAATATTATATCTAATATTTAGTGGTTTGGCAAATACAATTTTAAATTAAAACCCAGTCTTGTGAACGTAAGTCTAACTCATAAATTGATTCGCGTGGTGTAGTTTCTAGATCTGAGTAGTTCATTACTGTTTCTGTAAATGTACCATCCGGGTAAATAGTAATAAATGATTTTAGTTCTGTGTCTTGCAAATCTGGTCTGGCTACCTCTACACAGCTATTGTTCTTTTCTGCTAATTTAACAGCAAATAGTAGGCTTACTTTCTTAATCATACTCTCCCCACTATCCAGAAAGCTATTGCTACTACAACAGCCATTATACCTAATATTAAGAATTTCATTATAATACCCCTAAGTGTGAGAATAGTATGTAAGCGCTTACACCTGTACAAGCACATCCTAATATGAAATAAAGGAGTACTTTTATCCCTGTACCCCTTCCATTAATTACTTCTAGCCTAGAATCGTCAGCTACCTGAAAAGATATAAATGCTACTATAGATAGTATCAAGCCAACTACTAAATCTAACATAACTACTTCCTTTTCTTATCATCATTAGCTTGCTTCTTAGCTTTCTCTAATGCTGAGCTAAGAAGAGGGTACGCATCTTCTTTTGTCCACTTAAATCCTACTTTTGCTTGGTCAATGCCAAACTTATGTAGATGCTTTAAGCTACCTAAATTCCACGCGTTTTGGTGAACGTATTGTTGTGTTCCTTCGTCTAGAAGATAGACACGATAAACATCATCATTAATCTTCTTCATTATTTCCCCGAAACATTGGTAGGCTGATACCCATACCTTTTCACCAACCTCAAACTCAAAAGACATTGCTGCCTCTGGAACCAGTGGTGGATTAAGTTCAAAGGGCTTATCTGGCGGAGCCGATTGAGCCGATCTCAGGTCTGCTCCTACGCTCTCCAAAAACTCTTTAACCTTACTAGAAGACCTATATACTGCGCTTGCGATCTCAGCTAATGATTGACCGTTAAGACTGCGCTCAATAATATCTGTAGCCTCTATGCCATCAATTGGCTTACCACGTTTCTGTGCACGCATGCGTTTGTCAAGTTCTTTGTTAGCCTGCCATTCCTCAATTAGTTTTTCCATTTGAGGATTTGAGCTAACTTTTATACCTGATCTTCCTAAAATATCTCTAGCACCTACTTTTGTACCACCATTCTCTAGCCATTCAATAGCTTCTTTAAACAGAGAATCTGGAATCATATGTGCGTGTTTTCTTGATCTAGCCATTAACTGACTCTCCATCAACAACGGATTTAACATAGTTCACTATTGTATCGCAGTGGCACCTTTTCTTTGGTTTGCAGAAACACCCAAGAACTATATGCTTTCCATTAGAGTTTCTATAATCTTCTATAATAGTATCTACTGCTGTAGCAAACTCAGGATCTAGTTCTAATGATCTAAAGAAGTAGTTCTCATATTCGTCACACACTCTATCTCTATCTAGAGAATGCTCCATATGAAAAGGATTACCTAACACTGATAAATCCTTCCCTACTCCTGCATAATAGTTGGGTCTGCCACAATAGTGAGTACATTGTCTAGCTAACCCTGCAAATATCATTTAATTTATTCCTTATTCAGAATTTAAATATATTATATTACTTTATAAGGATCTTTGCAAATAGAATTTTCATGTATTTCCGATAGTTCTTTATACCGCTTCTCTAGAACTAATGTTATCATCTTCTGCAATCTAACCGAACGGCGATGCTCCAACCAGGAAATTGGATCGGGGAGCAGCATCAAGGCTGGTGGAACGACCCTACAAATAGGGCGTTCATCTTTTTCCTCAATATATTTTTTAGTAGGCGGTTTTGCATAAACCTTTTTCCATCTACTCATCCCCAAGCTCCAAATCAGCAATACCCTCGTAGTACTTCTGCTTCTCTTCGATAGTCATAAATGCCACAGGTAACTGAATGCCCTCTATCCTGCAGTAGGTTCTGTACCAGTCTACGATATTAGTAGTATCCATATCTTTACCAATACCCATCATTGTTAGGTACATTCTAGCATACTTAGGAGAAGCACTATTACCTGTTCTAATAAAGAATTCACGTTTATGAGATTTCATAGCTTCTACGAATGGGAAGATTGTCTTTTCTGAGCATCTAGTTATTGGTTCCCAAAATATATCCTGAACCTTATGGAAGAACCCTGCTCTTTCATGTGGTTTCTCTGTAACGTACTGCTCTACTAGCTCTCTAGTTAGTTCATTAATATTATCTAACTTGAAGTATTGAAGTAACAACATTTTTTCAGAGTAAGCATCATTATGACGCAATGGAGTGTAATCGGGAGTAGACGCTAGAATAGCATCAACACGTTGGTTAAAGTACTCAGTACTAGCACTCTCTATACCTCCCCAACTTTCAGTGAAGATATCAATAGTAGCACCTTGATCTAATAAATAAAATCTTAATGTTGATTGATAATTCTTACTCTCTATTTCTCTACGTCTAGCGTATAGTTGTTGACTTCTATCAATCCATCCCTCGTCAGCATTATACTGTTCGGAACCCGCAACGAATCCTGCAACCCCAGGGTTTGTATACATATAGATAGACATTGCTCCACGATCACGTCTAATAGCCTGCATTCTCATATTTGGGGAATGATTAGCTGTATTAGTTATTACAAATACATTATCGAAGTAGTTAAAGTCAACACCACTAGTTACCGATGGACTACATAATAAAGCATCAATTCCTTGGTCAATTAACTCTTGATTCGTTAAGTCAAGAATTCTTCTAATATCAGGATCCTCTGTAGATGAGGAGTGGACTTCCTTAACATTCGCCCCTGTTGCCGCTCGTAGGGCTATGCCCTTTTCGGCTAACTGGGCGGGACCGGAGTCTGATACTAGAATAGATTTCTCACCCATCTCTAAAGATGTCTGCAATGCTGTCCATATAGATTTCTCGTCAGGAAATTCGTATACTTGAGCACCCTCTAGCATTCTTCTATGGTGATTGTAATAATAAATAGGTTTGGCGAAGCCAATTAGGGCACCATAAGCCTCAATCGTTTCTGCGCTAATATCTCCATCTGACAGTACAACGTAATCCGCAGCTAATAATAACTCTCGTAATGTTTCGATACATGCCCTACGTTGCTTTACAACTGGTGCAAATAATAGGTCATTCATAACAGCGTCTGCTTCATCAATAAACACGAAGTTAACTCTATCGGTGAATGTTGCGAACTTATGTATAGAGTGAATAGTAGTTGACATTCTATCTATACCACCACGTTTAAAGTTCAACATGTCCGCTGTCTTACAATATTGACCAGCACCGAATTTAGCTGCGTTGGATGCTACTAGTGAGCGTGTGTTCGTTACTGCTAGAAACCCGCCTTTAACTAATCCTTTATTAAGCCAATTAATAATTGCAGTTGTCTTACCTGTACCTAAAGATGCTTTAACAAACGTCATACTATTAGGTGGTGGGATTTCCCGAAGTTTTAAGTACTTTTCCGCCTCGTTGCTATCAGTTTTCAAGGCGTACAAAGGCACTCCCTTTAGGTTACCTTCAGGGATTTTTCTAGCTGAATTGTTAACGAATGCTTTTAATGCTTGACGTCTACCATTATTAAAGTAATCTTGAACCGAACGTCGGTTGTCTTTAGTACTAACGTACTCCTCAAGATATGGGCGAATTTCTCTCTCTAGCCAAGCTAGATCAACACCCTCTTCTAATGCTCTGTGGTAGAGTTTAGGAATAATACGAAGATATACTCCATCTTCTGCTTCTTCAAGCTCTCTGATAGTATCTTCAATTTTTTCTGATGTAGATTTTTTTCCTTTAATAGAATCTAATAATGACAAGAATTCCTCTTTAAATTCACCACGAGTTGACTCATAGTCTGGTGCATTATGTGGGAGATTAATCTTCGAACCCTCAACACGCACCAATCTTGGAATTCTACGCTCTAGGAAAGGATCTACCATGCCGTCCTCAAAGATAGGATCAGCGAAGTAATGTGGCTGTACTGCTGAATAGTACGCTAAGTCAATAAGGTCGGAACCATATTTTTGGCGTGACGATTCGTTGACAGTCGAAAATATAAATTTCAACTGACCTTGTGTAACTGGAATATTACTTTCTAGAATTAAGTGAATACGAATCCCTGGCTTTATACCAGCAGATGATGATGCATGCACAATAAAACCTGCATCTAATGGAAACATATCTTCACTTATACTATTAAGCATCTTTATAGCAAACTTTGCTTGACCTACTAAATCAAAACGATCAATATATTCGGGCAAGGGGAAGTCATCCACGTCAATAGCTACTACATGGCTTCGCTCTGTTAAATCAAAGTTTACTCTACGTCTATAAATAGCATTCTTAGAACCAGTACATTTACCTCTAACGGCTAATAAGTACGGATTACTAGTGAGGGTGTGTAAAAGTGCCTCCATCTCGACTAGGTCTTCTGGATATACTTCATCAACAACATTATACTGAATAGCCATAGATGCTGGCTTGCCCTCTGGATGCTCTTTATTGAATCGTTTACAGAATACTAAATCTGTATCCTTTTCATATTCACCAGTGGCTTTATTCAGACGATAGCCCTCATGTCCCTTTAAAATAGTGAACATGCTACTATAACTCCTTTGTTATAAATTTTAGATACAATTATACTATATAGAACTACCACTTGTCAATTGCATTTTTCACGGCTAAGGCTTCCGGTGGCACAAGTGCTCGGGTTCCCCTTATCTTACTCCTGCAACTTCTAGTTAGTAATAAACAGATTCCATAATTACCTCTTACGTCATCGTGCTAGGGAGAGTGGTTCACGTAAGCCCCATCTTGGCATCGTTTCTTTAAGTTTCATTATGTTCACTGCTAGTACAGACGTTTTCTCAAAATAGAGAATTACTCCGAAGCTATAAACTTATATCACCATTCATTGTATTACTTCAAAACCCTAATGCGGCAAGGTTACGAATGCTAACAGCCAGTTGAATCATAATAACCGCCCCACGATATCAGATAACCCGCTAAGGCATACGTGGCTCGGGACCCCTTTCCTCCGAGGAGGCATTAAGCGCCGTAGTTACTAAGTTCAATATCCGACTTTTTTCAGGCTCGAGGCAGTAGGGCATACATCTCTGATTAAGGCATCGAATGCCATATGTACCGCACGCGGGATCACACCGCACCTACTCTGTTAGCTTTGAATTGTCATAATACGAATAATGTTACAGGTTCATAGTCATCGGAGACAAAAGTCTCCGACTAAGGCAGAAATCTACCTCAATATAATAAGAGACCCAACGAACCGTACTCTATCGAGTATCTCTAAGGGCACTCTAGGAATACCCTTAGAGATCGGGGATCCCTCCCCTCACTCGATATAAATATTATATCAAATATTTAAAAATTTGTCAAGAATACTTTATAAAATCGCATCGACTAACGGCGTACAACACGTAAGGTACCGATTAGACCATTATCAATAGCAAACCCAAGAATCTCGTCCAATGTTGAGTCTTTAAGTTCAACGTGGAATGCACTAGAATTTGCGCTACTGATGCAAATACCTACCATTTCTTTATATAGATCAGAATCTTCCCCGTAAGTCTCTGATACATACTCAAGGGCATTCAAAAGCACTTCATTTTTAAAACGTCGCATTGCTGGGCAATCTTCATTAGTAAGACCCGCTAGTAACCCGCGACCAACAATGTTTAAGAGGTTTTCATCTTTTAGTACCTCACTACCGTCGCATTCAACAATACTACGTAAGGAAAAGTCAATAGATGCCTCATCGTATGCAAGTATATGACCAGTACATGCAAAAATTAACGAGTTGATAATCCTAAACCCTGGAGTTAATATCATCTCTACCAGCATATTTGCTAGAATACCGTCCGCCACAAACATACTTTCTGTTAAAGTCTTAGATACTCTAGGGGTAAATAGCATTGGGTATTCTTTATGGATGCATTTGAGCACGTAAAGCAGATCTACTTTACCAATCCCTGCATCAATCCAGTTGCCATCAGCAACATAACCCATCTGCACACCATCAATAATCTTTACTAAGTACATATTAATTTCCTCTATTAATTAACAATATGGGAATATTATAGCAATATTCCCACTACTAGTCAAATAAAATTTTACTTTATTTTACCACTACGCACGTCTGCGTGCTTAACTCTACCCATAACTTCATGCTGCTTACCTGGGTTAAACGGTCTAGCACCAGGGTTACCCAAGTACCCACACACTCTACGAGTAATTTCAAGGGTATTTGTATCATGGTTACCACAGGATGGGCATTCAAACCCATTCTCACTGGCTATGGCTTCGCCAATAAACCCACATTCGCTACAGGTATCAACGGGGGTGTTAATGCCGAAGTAGTGCACTTTACTAGCAGCATAATCAATTACCCATTCTAGAGCATCCAAGAATCTCTTCATATCAGGTAATTCTACATAAGCAATGCAACCACCGCTAGCAATAGAAGTAAAGTTAGATTCATAATCGAATTTGACATCAGGAGCCACCTTTCTAGCAACATCTAAATGATGTGAGTTAGTATAGTAACCTTTCTCGAATAGCCAAGAATACTCAGGGAACTTGTTAGCATCTAATTGGTTGAAACGATTACATAGTGATTCACTAGGGGTTGCATACAAACTAAAGCCAATACCAGTATTAGCCTTTTCAATATCACATGCTTCCCTTATATATAAAAGAACTTGCTTTACAAACTCAATACACTCATAACTCATGGTATCGACATCTTTACCAAACATAGCCTGTAACATTTCATGACAACCAATATATCCTACAGAGATAGACGCACGATCCTTGAAATGGTCAAATACCAAATCCTTTGCGTTCAGTCTCATTCCAAACGCACCTGACATATATAGGATAGGAGCAGCTTCCGCTCTTACCTTTTTCAGGTGATCCATTCGCCAGTAGCAAGCGTTAATTGCTAATTCAACTCTTTCCTCTAGAATATCGAAGAAAGTATCAATATTGCCTTCTGATTCAATAGCAATTCTAGGCAAGTTTATACTAACTACCCCTAAGTTGTTACGACCAGCCGTTTCACCATCTTTATTAGCGGATAGGAAACTTCTACATCCCATACTTACTTTGTAATCCCCAGTAACTTCAACAACCTTATCATAAGATATATAATCAGGATACATACGTTCACTGGTACACTTGATTGCTAACTTCTTAATATCGTAGTTAGGGTCACCAGGCTTCATATTAAGTCCAGGTTTAAGTACATATACCAGCTTAGGAAATATAGCAGTATGCCCACCTTTACCTAGTCCAGTCATTCTAGTGGTTAAGATAGCTTTCTGGATCATTCTAGCTTCCCAAGAGGTACCTAGACCAAACCCTAGAGTAACAAAGGGGCTCTGACCATTAGAATTAAATAGGGTATTAATCTCATACTCTAAACTCTGCATAGCATCTTTAACTTCTTTTTCTACCATCTCAGTCGCCATTACAGCAGATTTAGCTACATCACCTTTTAACCACTTCATTGCGAATGACAGTGCTTTATTATACGATGCTTTTACATAGGGGGCATAGATCTCGTCAATTCTATCAATAGATGTTCCTCCGTACTGATGGCTTGACACCTGAGCTAAGATCTGCGCTGTTACAGCTACCGCAGTATCTAGTGACTTAGGGGTTGTAATGTCAGCATTACCAACACGCATACCCTCTTTCAACATACCCTCTAAATCTACTAGACAGCAGTTAGTATACCCCATAGCTGAGTAATCTGCATCATGGAAATGAATATCACCAGAATTATGCGCCTCTAGAATATCCTCTGGTAACATTTCTTCTAGTAAAGCTTTACATACCTCGCCAGCTAACATGTCACGTTGGGTTGCTAAACGTTCAGACGGTTTATTAGCGTTATTAAAACGTAGATCATCCTCAGCTGTATTAGAGATTATATCCCTAGAGTTGTTCATCATACTCTTTAGTTTTTCAGTCATTATTTTTTCCTCCAATATATTGATACATTATACCAAATCTGTGCGTCTATGTCAACTAAAATTTATTTATTCTTCCAGCGATAACAAAATATTAACAAAATTTTATTTGACAAGCTGAAAATTATATGATATACGCACGTATGCGCGTACGCGCGTTATAATAAAAGAAAGGATTCGATCTTTCAGGTAGTTTTAAAAATTGTACTTGCAATTTATATGTAAATGTTATATAATATTAAGTAAATGGGAGAACCTCAATCCTAATTTATGGATTCGAGACCTTAAACGGAGAGGTAATGCATGGCTAAAAAGAGCAAGAAGTCAAGTAAGAGAAACCCTGTTAATACGGACAACATCCACGATATTGGTTTACCAGCATCTAGTAAGGTACTAAAACCACGTAACGAGGAGCAAAAGTCTTATATTAATAAAATAAAGAATAATACTATTACAGTAGCTACTGGAGACCCAGGAACAGGCAAGACGTTCATTCCATCAGTATTGGCAGCTATAGAACTTTTAAAGGGTAAATCTTCTGATTTCGATAAACTTATTTTAATTCGCCCCAATGAGCCACTAGGTAAGTCCTTAGGTATGTTACCTGGTACACTAGAAGAAAAACTAGAACCATGGTTAGTTCCTATCGCAGACGGTATCTCATGGTACGCAGGAGAGACTTATTATAAGTATTGCATAAGATCAGGTAAGATAGACTACCTAGCAGTAGAGCATGCTAGAGGTCGCACATTTAATAACGCATTTGTTATAGTTGATGAAGCACAGAATATTGGCGTAGAAGCCATGAAAGCGATAGTAACCAGGGTAGGTTTAGATTGTAGACTAGTTATCTGTGGAGATATTGCCCAGGTAGACATCAATAAGAAAGATTCTGGCTTAGCCATGCTAATGCGTCTTAAAGATAAGTATGGTAGTGCAGTTCCATTTACACATATTGAGCTAGTAGATAACGTAAGGTCTTCTGAATCAGCTCAATTCGTTAAAATATTTAAAGAAGAAGGATTAATGTAATGTCTAACGTTATTGCGATTGGCACAGTAATGCATCCCAGAACTGAGGTTATCTTAAATAAGTGGAACAAGGTAATTGCTTTCTTCCCATTTGACATGGATACCCACGCGTTAGCAGCAAAGATAGTATTAGCATACCCATCGGCTACTGTACGACAGCTAGTAGATACGTTACATAGTATCATCGCAAAAAGAAAAGACGTTTAATATAAAATGCCGAGCCTAGTGTTCGGCATTTTTTACCTCTAAAGTTACTAAGGAGAACTTATGGACTTAACAAGATTTTTAAAGCCTGAACAACCTCAAACACAACTATATAATATTAAAAACGTTAGAAAGCGTGATGGCTCTATCGAAGAATTTGACGGTAGTAAATTGCTGGGATGGGCATCTTGGGCATGTAAAGGAAAAGAGGATCTCTATTCTAGACTAGTAAAAATGGTACTAAGAACAGAAGCACGAGAGTATATCTATACTGATGAACTACAGGATATGCTAATCAGTGCAGCAGATAGTTTGATTGTATCAGAGCCTGAATATGATGATGTTGCAAAACAGTTATTACTTGCTAAAATGCGTAAGCAGGTATTCCAGTCAGATAGATTCCAACCACCAGGGCTCCGCCAGTGGGCTGATTATCTAGCAGAAGCAGGAGCGTGGCAGAAGATTACATGGTTTACTGATAGCGAGTGGGATCAGTTAGAAGAAGCTATTAATCATTCCAGAGATGAAGACTTTACATACGGTGGACTTAAACAATTCTTTGATAAGTACGCACGACGTAATGTAGAGTTAGAAGAAATCTACGAAACCCCACAGTTTATGTATATGGGCATGGCAATGGCAATGGGTCAGACAGATGACTGGTCTATTGAACAAATCATTGCACTGTACGACGCATTCAGCACATTCAAGATTAACGTACCAACACCACCTATGATCGGATTACGTTCTGGTGACAACGGTTTTGCATCTTGCTGTTTAGTAGAGGCAGGTGATACATTAGATTCCCTAGATGCTTCAGAGCACGTTGTATTTAAGATGGTAGCAGCTAGAGCAGGTATTGGGCATAAGCTAACTACTAGATCTGTAGCAGATCCTGTTCGCAATGGATCATTCTACCATATGGGCAAGATACCTTATTTACGTCATGCATTTGCTAGTTGTGCTAGTAATACGCAACAATCACGTGGCGGTTCAATGAATACTAATATTGCCATGTTTGACCCGGAAGTAATGTCCATCTTGTCAGGCAAGTCTCAACGTTCGGATGCAGAGAGTCGACTAGATAAGATTGACTATACCCTTCAAGTAAATGGGTTTTTACTAGAAAGGGCACTGAAGAAACAAGATATAACATTAATGTCCTATCTATATGCACCAGAAGTATACGAGGCATTCTATAGTAAGGATCTAAGTACGTTTGTAAAAGCATATGAAGCAGCAGAAAAGCGTCTATCTACTAAGACCAGAAGAACACGAGATGGACACTCAGTTCCTTTATGTCCTACTATTAGTGCTATGGAAGTATTAAATCATGCATTAAAAATTCGTATGGAAGTAGGTAGAGTTTATTTACAGTTTGTAGATAATACAAATGCTCATTCTAACTTTGACGAACCTATCACCATGACTAACCTTTGTGTTGAAATTAACCAACCAACCTATTGGTTTGAGCATATCATGGATCTGTATAACACTAATGAGGATATTAAGCCTGGAGAGCAGGGTGAAGTATCCTTATGTAACTTAGCAGGAATCACTTTAGGCAAAGTCAGAACTCTAGAAGAGTGGGAATCGGTTTGTTACCTAGTGCTTAAGTTTGTGGACACTATCATTGATATTCAAGACTACGCGTTCCCTCAAATGGCTATAACTGCTAAGAAACGTAGAAACGTGGGTATTGGTGTTATGAACGCAGCTGGTGCCATGGCAGAGCTAGGACTTCAATATGTAGGTGAGGAAGCAAGAAACTGGCTACATAGAGAAATGGAGAAGCATGCTTACTTCTTACACAAAGCTTCAGTACGTCTGGCAAAAGAACGCGGTGCAGCAGATTGGTTCAAATATACTTTACCTGCTAAGGGTGTTTTAGTAATAGATACTTATAAGAAAACTGTAGACGAATTAGTATCAGTAGGCTTAGAATTAGACTGGGAAGAGTTACGCTCAGATATTCTTAAGTATGGTATGCGCAATAGTGTATTATCTGCTCAAATGCCTGGAGAGTCCAGCTCAGTAGTTACAGGATCCACTAACAGCCTAGACCCTATTAGGGCTTTAGTAACTGTTAAAGGTAGTGGTACTAGTAAAGTTAAATGTGTAGCTCCAGGAGCCACTGACATTACTATTAGTAAGAACTATATTACTGCGTTCAACGTTCCTAAGGAAGAATGGGTTAAGTTTAATGCGGTAGCGCAGAAGTTCTTCAATCAGGCTATGAGCTTCAACGAATATTACAGATTCTCGGATTATCCAGATGGCAAAATACCAATGGCAGCAGTGCTTAAAAACGTACTATTGGCATATAAGTATGGGTTGAAGTCTATTTACTATGCCTGGTTTGATGATGATAATGGCGGTTCAGTACACCAACAAGGCTGTTCTAGTGGTGGCTGTTCTATTTAATTATTTTATTTGACGAAGGACTCCCATTATTATATAATATATGTATATCTTAATGGGAGATTAAACTATGTATACTATTGAAGAAGTAAATGGCAGAATTGACGAATTAGAGCAAGAGATAAAAGCACTAAAGACTAAAGCGCGTAATATGAGGCTGGCTTGCCCACATGATAAGTCAGAGCAATTACGCATTGCAACTTATTTAGAGTCAGGGTCTAATAGACTACGTGCCAGATTTTATGTACAATGCTTAGATTGTGGTCACGAAGCCGTATTCTATGATATCTGTGAACTAGTAGAGGATCGCCCTGATTTAGCGAATAGGGCAGTAGACCTACTAAAATCTCACTTAGCAGATAGAGGTTAGTTATATAATGCGAAGATTAGAAGAGATAAATGATAGAATCGACGAACTAGAGAAAGAGATTCGTGAGTTAAATAATGAAGCAGAACATATTAGGGACAACTGCACTCACTCTGGGGGTGAAGAAGTTTCCTTAAGTTTTGAGGGATACTCACTACTAGCAGGAGGTGAAGTAGAAAGCTTCTCTGTTAAGTGTCTAACCTGTGGCTTTTACACACAATACCATGGAATCTCTGACCTACTTCGTAACAGACCAGATCTAGTAGAGGATGCACTAAGCTTACTAAGATCCCACGTATTAAATAAGGAAAATACCTATGCAAGACGAACTAACGGTAAAATTTGAGGAAGTACGTAAAGCCCTCGATGCGAATGATAAAGAGCGAATCAGACTACATGATGAGCTCTATAAATTGAATAGATTATGTAAGCATGAAGGGGAAGTGGATGTACAGATGTTAGCACACTCATATGAGGGAGGTAGTGCTAAGTTTGTCCCTATATGTGCTATTTGTGGGAATCCGACCAACGGCTACCCTATAGAATCAAATCCATTAACTCTACAAGAGCTAGTAATAGAGTTCCCAGATTTAATTGATAAGGCAGTCGATAAGATCAAAGAAGCAGAACGTGAATTACGTAGAGCAGAGTTAGCATTTTACGGTAATTAAGGAGTATTAAATGTCAACATTACTAAACCTATCAAAAAATCCTAATGACCCAACACTATTCCTAGGGGAAGAGCTAGGTCTATCTGATTATATTCAGATGGCACACCCACAATTAAATGAGCTAACCTTGCTTCAAAGATCTCAGTATTGGATTGAAACAGAAGTGTTAATGTCTAACGATAGAAAGCAGTGGAATACAATTCATCCTAACTTCCAACGAATCACGTTAGACAACTTGTCATGGCAAACAATGACAGATACCTTTGTATCTAGAGCCCCTGAGCAAGTATTAGCACCATTAGTGTCTAGACCAGAACTAGAGTCTATGATTAAGTGGTGGTCGATCTTTGAAGAGATCCACAGTCGTGCGTATTCTAATATTATCCAAAACGTAGTACCACTACCAGAAGATTATATTGCAAACATCATGCGTGACTTTACTGCATTAGGGCGTATTGAAGATACTATTAAATTCTTTGATGAGCTAAATGTACTATCCCTCAAGTTCCAGCTAGGTGATAGAAGTCCAGCCTTAATTGATGAACTACGATCAACAATCTTACGCGCTTATGTTAGAATCTACGCTTTAGAAGCAATCCAGTTCTATGCGTCATTCGCGTGTACGTTTGCCTTAGCAGAAGAAGACATTCTCCCTGGTATTGCTAGCAACTTGAAGTTGATTGCTAGAGATGAAGCTCTACACACTAAAATGAGTAAAGCTGTAATTGACATCTTGGTCAAGCAATTACCAGATTGGATGGTAAACAAAGCCTTTGAAGAGGCACCAGCAGTATTGCTAGACGTATTAAATCGTGAAAAAGAGTGGGGTAACTATATCTTCCGTGGGGGAGTAACACTACCTAAGTTAGACGCAGAAAGACTACAAGCGTACCTAGACTATATTGGGGGCTTAGCATTTGGTCTTATTGGGATTAGTATCCCCTCTTCTATGAACCACGTAAAAGAAGACCCACTCCTATTCATGAATGATTATCTTGACACTGGGCACTTCCAAGTAGCACCACAAGAAGCTAGTGTAGATAAATATCGTGTAGCTCAAACAGTAGCTGCATCCGACGAAGAATTGTCTGAATTGGGGGATTTCTTACTTTGATTTCATTACACTTTGCAGTAGGTAGTGCAGGGGAGTTCGGATTAAACGGGAAGCTGCCTTGGGGCAGTATTCCCAAAGAGTTAGAGACATTCTGGAAAGGTCTTAAGTCTGAAAATCCTGACTACATAGCTATGGGTAGCACCACATTTAATTCACTTCCCAAGGCAGTAGTTGACAGGCTTAAAGAAGTAGCAGTATTAAAAATCATAGATTTAGGGCGTGGACTTTCCCCAAAAGAAAATGCAAAAATGTTGTATGACATACTAACCTCTCTAGACGGTAAAGTATCTGTTATTGGTGGGGCATTTATTCTCAATACCATCCTTACGTGTATGGTAGAGCTGGTAGATAAGATGTATATATCAGTTATGCACCTATCTATGGTTAACCCTAGAACCTTGTCCTATGAGCCTATGAAAGCTGATACATATCTAGATATGGCTCAGTTAAACCTTATCTTTGATAACCTAGCGCATAGACGTACCATAGTTGAGGTAGACACAGAATTCACATCAATGATAATGGAGATGCAATAATGAAACAGTACCTAGAATTAGCGCAGAGAATTATAGATTCTGGAGAATGGGTAGAAAACAAGCGAACGGGGGTTCGCTGTAAAACTGTTATAGACGCGTCTCTAGAATACGATGTAGGCGCAGGAGAGTTTCCTTTATTAACGACACGTAAGATGTACCCCAATGCAGCTATCGCTGAATTGCTAGGGTACCTACGTGGGTACAGTAATGCCGATCAGTTTGCAGAAATAGGGTGTAACACTTGGCACGCTAATGCTAATGAAAATCAGGCATGGTTAGCAAATCCTAACCGTAAAGGTCACGGAGACATGGGTAGGGTCTATGGTGTTCAAGGACGTGAATGGAGGTCTATCGACCCAGCCTTAGCTCCAGATTATAAGACTACAGACCAACTGATAAAAGTATATAATAACCTAAAAGAAGGCATAGACGATAGAGGGGAAATAATTACCTTCTGGAACCCAGGAGAATTCGACCAAGGATGCCTACGCCCATGTATGCATACCCATAACTTCTCTATTCTAGGAGATCGATTATTCTTAACTTCATACCAGCGAAGCTGTGACGTACCTCTAGGATTAGCATTTAACACTGTGCAATGTTATACATTGTTAGACATTATGAGTAGAGTAACGGGCATTAAGGCAGGAAAAGCGTATCATAAGATAACCAATGCCCATATCTATGAGAACCAAATTCCTACAATTATGGAGCAGTTATCTAGAACACCCTCTGATATCCAGCCTGGATTAGTAATATCCGATAGAATTCAAACCCTAGATGATGTACTGTATAGAGCAACTATTGAAGATTTTCAAGTAGTTAATTATGTACCACAGCCAGCAATTAGACATCCATTTACAGTCTAAACTATTATAATAGCCCGAAAGGGCTATTATCTCAAATATTTTAGTTGACATCTTGTAGAATATTTGAGATAATATTTACTAAATAAATGGAGATACAAATGTTAGAAATATATACAGATGGGGGATGTCACGGAAACCCTGGAGTAGGGGCATGGGCATTTGTAGTATATGATGCCCTTGGTCATAAAGTAGGCACAAAATCAAACTATGCCGAAGAAATCACAACCAATATTCGGATGGAGATGCAAGCCATACTAGAAGCTTTAAGGTTTGTGAATAAGCATAAGAAGAAATGTGAGATCCTAACAGACTCAAAGTTCTCTATTGACGCCATAACAAAGTGGTTACCTGGGTGGAAACGTAAAGGTTGGAAGAAAGCAAGTGGAGAGCCTGTAGCTAACCAAGATCTATGGGAATTAATAGACAGAGAGCTACAGCAGTACTTTAATAATAACAGTATTACAGTAACCTTAACTCATGTAAAAGGTCACTCTGGCATACAAGGAAATGAAGAAGCTGATGAGCTTACTCAAATCCGAATCTCAGATAGAGAACTAGATCTGCGAATGTAAATAATTTAAAATTTTAGTTGCAAAACTTCTAAAAAGAACGTATAATATATCTTATAAATTGAGTTAACAATCAAATGTATTTTAATGACCTATTTGCAGATAGGTCTCCAAACAACTAAAAGGAAACTAAATAATGGCTAAGAAACCACAAGCGAACGTAGAAGTTAAAGTAGATGCTAAAGTTCTGGCAACGCAAAAACGCCGTGAACAGCGTATCGCACGCCATATGAAGAAGCATGAGAACGATGCCCAAACGGCTAACGCCCCTAAAGAAGGGGCTATCCGTAAAGCTCCTAAAGTTAAAGGTAACTTCCCTGCTAAAAAGCACTGGGTGTACGATGCTACTGGTGCTAAAACAGAGTTTTCTTCTTCATCTAAGGACTCCCCAAATAAAGAGATTTGGGAAATCTCTAAGGAAAATGCCTTAGAAGATCGCAAAAAGAAAGGAACACGTCGTGGAAAGAAATCTGGTAGCAAAGCATGACTTTAACAAGGGCGGTGCACACCGCTCTCTAAAAGACTACGCTAGAGAACGTCCCAATATTTTAGATTGTTGGGACGAGTATGAAGATATGGTAGATGAAGCCTACCATTATGAGCTAGACAATAAAGTAGATCCTCTAGGGGATCTATCAAAGTGATGGCTTTGATAGATTTCTTACATTAACTTAGGAGCATTAATGAAACAACTAACACTATTAGGTTTAGATATTGAAACATTATCACGTCCAAAAGACGCATCCTTAGATGGTAAAATTGTAAACATGACGTCCTTTGCATTCGTGCTAATGACACCTACTGGGGAGATGGCTACATTATATGTTCGTCTGCCTGCACACTTACAAACGCTTCGTGGTTATCATGTAGGTTTCGAGACATTAGAATGGTGGTTAGATAGTGACATGATTTCCGAGCCTGTGCGTGACGCACAAACCTTGGGATGGACTTTAGAAGAACCAGTTGGTATGCTTATGTACAATGGTACTATGGGTGATGTAGTAACTGTCACAACAGAAACGCATGATCTAGAATACCTTATTAGTACATTTATTAAACAGGTAGCCGAAGCTCGTAGCGAGTACGGTAAGATTCACGCAGTAGGCAACGGACCGGACTTCGATATGGTTATTTACGAAGCATTTATGGCTTCTGAATTCCCTAAAGTTGATTGCATGCCTTACCACTTTAACGAAGTTGGTAGCTCTAGAACTTTAAAGGCATTAGCACGAGCTAATATGGAAGATAGTGAATATTTCTCTCTAGAAAAAGAAGCGGAGGCTGGTGCTAATTCAGCATCTAGTTTTATTATGCGAGAACTAGCAACTAAAGTATCTTCTGACTTTATGGCTAAACTATCCTTTGTACCAAACTGGCACGATGCATTGTTTGATAGCCTAAACGAAACAATCTTCAATCACTTAATTATTGAAAAATTGTAATTGACATAGCGCTTAAATTAACGTATAATATTTATAAATTAAACAAACAGAGGACTTAAAATATGGAAGAGTTAACTAAACAAGAAATCGAACAAGTAATGGCGGATATGTCGGTAGAAGAGCAAGCCCATTTTACACAGCATCTGCAAAATTTAAAAGCATTAAAGCGTCGTACAGACCGAGCAATGCTAGGTAGTAAACACCCAAAAGAGCGTAGAACAGTAACTATTACTCAGGTTAGTGATCGTTTTTCTGGATTAACTAAGATTTACAAATTCTTGGCTCGTGCAGTTCCGTCAATTGATACAAGTAATGCAACTATGTTGCGCGTTGCTGAATCTTACGGATTATAATTTAGCATTTAGGGGATTCTTTAGAGTCCCCTCTACTAAGGGAACGCCTTTAGTAGAGGAGGGTACAATGCTAACAACAAATATAGCATTTTTTATAGGGACATTACTATTTAATGCTCCTGGTCTAGTAAATGAAGAAGTCCATTGTTTAACAGAGAATATTTACTATGAGGCTAGAGCAGAGCCACTGGATGGATTATACGCAGTAGCAGAAGTAACATTTAATAGGGTTCATAGTCCAGTGTTTAAAAAGGACACTGCGTGTGAAATCATATACCAACCACATCAGTTTGCATGGACTAGAAGTAAGTATCCTATTAAAGAACCTGATATGTGGGAGAGATCCCAAAAGGTAGCGCTATCTTATTACTACTTTGGAAAGTGGGTAAAACCTGTAGTACCAGAAGCACTCTTTTTCCATAGCGGTAAACCTTTAGGATACCATAGTAAGCTAACCTATTTAAAACAGATAGGCGGGCACAAATTTTATTCACTTTAAGGAGACATGTTCATGTCTAAGGAAAAGCAGTTTGCCCCTGTACCAGAGCAGGAAGATTTATATAGGGAGCTTTCTAGAATTGTTGAGATATTTAAAGTATCTAAGGGCGAGCTACGACCACACTTTATGTTATCTGGTGCCTCGGGGTCTGGAAAATCCTTCCTTATTCAAGCACTGGCAGCTATAGCAAAAGTTGGTTTCCTTGAAATTAACGCAGCTCAGCTAACTAAAGAAGGGGTATCTGGAAACAGTTTATCAAAAGCACTAAGTCCTCTTAGAGAGCGGGCTGGTAAACCAACAATAGTATTTGTGGACGAATTTGATAAACTGTTCATCTCTGGTAATACTAATAGTGAGCTGGCTCATGAAAGTACAAATGGGGTTCAGAATGAATTCTTGAAGATTCTAGAATCAGAGACTACTTCTGTATTTGGTGATTATGGTAAGTATGTAGAAGTACCAACAAATAATGTTTTATATGTATTTGCTGGGGCATTCAATGGTGCTGAAAATCTAACATTAGATAAGCTACGCGATATGGGAATTAAAACTGAATTCTTAGGTCGTGTTGGACTAATCTATAATACTACTAAAATCTCATTACCTAGTATGCTGAATTTCTTAACAGAGAGCACCTTACTTGACAAATACTTAAGTATTTTTCCAGATGTAGATAAGCAATCGGTAATAGATACGTTAGTACCTATTGTTAAAGATCAGTATGAAGAAAACACTCTGGGACTTCGAATGATCAATACACTAATAACTAAGTATTTTGTTAGTGAGGGTAAGATGACTCAAGGCAATACTGACGAAGCACCAGTACTACATAGAACACTTAAATTTGGAGCAAAATAATGAAAGATGAAAATATGCTAGACTTTCTTCGAGCTGAGATTGCACAGGCACGATTAAGAAAAGATACAGAATGGGTTACAGTTGTATCCACAGCGGTAGCAGAACTTCAGTACCAGTTTGGTGAAGTTGTATCGCACGATCAGCTAATTAAGTACGCAAAAGCTCAAATCAGCGCCCTAGAAAAGTCTAAAGTTAAGGCTAGAGAACGTAAAATTGACACGGAAATCAAGATGCCTGCTTTACAGCAGAAACTTTATGATATGATTCTACCATCACAGTTAACATACGATGATCTACTAGAAGTACTTGTTGACTCTACAGGTGACACGTTAGGAACGCATATGAAGTTTCTAAAAGAATACTATAATGGTCAGTATGATGGTAAGATCGCAAAACAGGCTATTGAAGACTTTATGGAGATGAACTAATATGAACAAACTATTGGCAGGTGTAGTGGTTGCGTTATCACTAGCAGTAGCCGCTTGTACTGGTTACGTACCACCTGAAACAACACCAGTACGTTGTTTTGGTTACATAGACTATCGTGGTCATAATCAAAAACTAACCTTTGATAAATCAAGAGTTTCTAGAGTCACTGGGGAGACTGAATATTTTGCACGCCGTGGCATATCTCCAGGATCTACTATTTATGGTCGTGATAGTTATTGGTTCGGTGCATCAGAAGTTCGTCACCTAACATGCGAAAGCAAATAACTGAAAACTTTTAGTTGCTAAATGCTAAAAACTTTGATATAATATTTATATTAAATCGGAACACGGATTATTAATAATTCTAAGAGTACGATTTCAGGGTACAGCAGGCAGACTATGCTGGTAATATAAGTACATTGTGCTAATTACGAATAGAATCTGTGGGTTTCACTATCATAGTGTATAATTTGGCTCTTAACCACCCCGTAAACTCTACCCTTGCATTTTACTACGGTTTAATGCAGAAGAAGGTAAGTATCTTGGTACAAGAGGCGTAGACAGAGGATCGCGGTGCAAATCCGTTAAGTTATCTGCATAAAAGTGGCAACGAAATCTACTCGTCTGGGTTCAACTCCCAGTAACAGATAATAAGGTACCAAAAGAAAACAACGAATAAGTATATTAGGTCGCGAACTACTATACTGAGTCCCTAATACTAAATTAGGAAATGTGAAGCTGATCACTTCCCATTTCGGGATATACTACTTCATGGGGCACCAACATTAATAGCGGAACCCATACGCTTCCTAGGCATGTAAGGGATAAGTCATGACACCCTGCCTATGATGGGATGTTGGAGAAAGTGGTAGTGTAATCCCGAAATGGGTGTGTCGAACTCACTTATGTTGTAACACTGTTAATATATGAGAGTGTTTACGGGAGTATATTAATAAGAACAAGATAACTGGGGCTTATATATTAAGCATCGCAGGCACTATACACGAAGAAAGCCAAAACCCATTAGTAATTCCCTACTACCTTAGGGAACCGTAGAGCTGGGGCATCTCTTTAATCTGCCCTACACGATGCGCCCTTAGCTCAGTTGGATAGAGCAACAGCCTTCTAAGCTGTGGGTCACAGGTTCGAATCCTGTAGGGCGTACCATAAAATATTATAATTTTACTTGCTAAACGCTCAAATTTATAATATAATATCTATTATAAAGTTTAAGGGAAGAATAAATAAAAAATCTACTTTTGGAGATAGTAAAAGTCACTGCGAAGTTACGGGTGTTTACAAGAGCACTGCGGGAGAGCCTAATAGTAATAGGACAAACCAATTCCACACCAGCTATGGTTCTCTGTAAATTAAGGCAGAGGGAATTCCTAACCGAAAGGTAACTATTCAGGGGGCGATCAGGTAAACTATACTATCTTAGTAGCTGGTTACTACTACGGGCAACTTGTAAGTCGCAAAAGTAGATTCTTTATTTATTTTTATGCAGGATTAGTCTAGCGGCAATGACAGGAGACTGTAAATCTCCACCCCTCGGGGTTCCGTGGTTCGAGTCCACGATCCTGCACCAACTTGTAAGTCGGGGAATAAAGTCCACAATCAATGAAGTAATAGTTTCATTCTGTGCACTCCCCGACAATGTATTATATCGTAGTGGACAAATTGGTAAAGTCACTACCCTTTCAAGGTAGGTCTCTGAGGGTTCAAGTCCCTTCTACGATGCCAAATTTAGTAATACTATATAGTCGGCAGGGCTTTCAAAATTCATATACTCTAAGTATTACTAGTACATAAAGCAACGAGTACGCTCTTAGGCACACTCATTAATACGAACAAGGGTTAATAGTAGTGTGTGCAAACGAGTAACCCTGAAACACCCAAAGTTGCTTTTATACTTCGATAGCTCAGTAGGTAGAGCACTCGGCTGATAACTGAGAGGTCACTGGTTCGATCCCAGTTCGAAGTACCATTTAATTTATTTAGGAGCTAGCAATGTTAGATAATATATTTGCAGGTGATTTTAAAGATGTTCGTGATGTAGAAGATCAATTTGAGTTACCAGTGGGCTCTCTTGAAAACATCACTATTATATACGCAGTATATAACCAACCACAGTATGAGGGGTACGCAGAAGTATATTTTAAAGATAATTTAACAGGTCTTTATTATGAAGTTCACGGTAGTCACTGCTCATGTTATGGTCTAGAGAACCAATGGAGTCCAGAGCTTATCGGGGATAAAGACGCATTCCTAGTCTACGCCAATCGTGTAGAAGTTATGACAGCGCAAAAAGATTATTATTTTGAAGGACACGTTCCTCTAATACAGATTATAGGGTAGTTAGCCAAGCGGTTTGGCGGTGGACTGTTAATCCATGTTCGAAAGAACAACGCAGGTTCGAATCCTGCACTACCCGCCAATTAATTGCGAGTTAGAAGTTCTGGGGAACTCTCTGGTCTCATAAGCCAGCTTAGGTAGGTTCGATTCCTGCACTCGCTACCAATTACTGAGGTAACAGTATGTTTCCACTATTATTATGGTTGGATGATTTAAGAGACCCAAAAGACTTTACTGATACAGACGTATTTAAAAAGGTTATTTGGGCGAAAACCTTTAGCGAAGCACTATCAGCTTTAGATGGCTGTAGTGATAATATTACCCATATCTCACTAGATAATGATCTAGGCGAAGATAAGGAAGGGAATGATGTATTAAATCTTGTAGAAGAGCTCCTCCATAGTGGAGAACTACCAAACCTAAGAGAGGTGTACGTTCACTCCCACAACCCCTCCGCAGTAGATAAGATGATGTTAGCAAAGCAGAGTCTTAGTAACTACGGAGTACTACTAATACAAAATAGGGCATAAAATGTTTTTAGTAACAGACCATCCATGTGTTAAAAGAAGAGTAAATAAATTTTATACAGCTAGAAAGACAGGAATTCAGTTTGTCTACGATTGTGACAATAAGTCAGTATCTTTAGATGATCTTAAACGCAAAGGGGTACAGTTTACATTGGTTGAGAAAAAGCCTGAACCGTTAGATATTGGACTTGACTGCTCCAAAGCTAGAGAACTATTAGCTAGTATTACTACTGGCAATAAAAAACCAACCTTTTGGGAACGAATTAAAAAATTATTTAAGCGTGCGTAAGATAGTGGCTATTCGGTCGGGCTTCCAACCCGTACAGCGAGGGTTCGAGTCCCTCCGCCCGCGCCAATTTTTAGGGCAGTATTATGAAAGATTACTATTACTTTTTACAACCTGGTTATGTATATAGTCCATCAGATCATGATGAGCATTATATTGGTAGATGTCAGTTAATTAGTTTATACCAAGTACCACAGGCTAAGTGTATAACCGACCCATCCAGAATGGCTATAGGTAAAGCCTATATTGTGTTAAAGCCAAGGCTAGGTGACTATTCCATACCAAAGCCCTCAGTTCTTGTATCTAAATATCGAGCACCTAACGGTGAGTGGGTATTGGGTTGGTCGGACTCTCCGGAGTATTGTAGAACCCGTTGCAAGGCTCATATTGCGCAAATGCCTTTGGTTCTAGAAACAGATAACGTTATAGTATTTGAACTACCAAATAGAGCTATACGTAGAAGCCTAGTTATAGTAGATAAGGAAGAGTACCTGTGTAAAGAACTACTTGATGAGGTAAGGGTAAAGGAAGTAGCTATCCATAACTTTGATAACGTATATAAATTTTAAAAATTTACTTGCCAAAACGCTGAATTTCAATTATAATATATCTATAAATTGAAATGAGGAATTAAGTAATGAATCTTACTGCAATAATTAGAGCTAAGAAAGACGAAAAACATCAGTGTATATGCGAAAACTGTGGTGGCAATACTTACTTATATCAAGGAGATGGATGTGACGGGTGCTGTGAAATTTGGATAAACGGTCAATGCACTACGTGTGGTAAACTTTATGAGCTACATTTCCCAGAAAGCCACTTTGATTACTTGTACGATGAAGAGCAGTATGCTGAAATTCGTAGATTAGCAATCTCAGATATTACAGAGAAAATACTTAGAATCTCTAGAAGATTCTCTTTAGATCTTAAACAATCAGAAGAAAATCTATCGCAAGATGTAGCACATCTAGTAAGCATATATCTATAAATTTAATGCACCTATCGTCTAGCCAGGTCAGGACACTTGCCTTTCACGCAAGCAACACGGGTTCGAATCCCGTTGGGTGTACCAACTTACGGGGATTGGGAATGCTTGGGGTGTTCACCTCGCTTGCACCGAGGATACCAGGAGGGTTCGAATCCCTCAATCTCCCCCAATTAAAGAGTAGTTAGCTATGATGAAATTATCGAGTTCAAAAGCTTTGGATAGCTTTCTCCTAAATAAAGGATACATATTCATAGGCAGAGCCGCCACGTGTAGTGGCAAGACTTATTCAGTGTGGGCGTATCCCGATACAGATAGTATAATGGAGAATGCTAGAACCTCATGTGCTATTGAGGGGCACGCACTTTCAGATTCCGAATTTGAAAAAGTAAAGAACCTATCGAATAGATTGGAGGCATTAGATTGTGCACATACTTTTTAAACTGGATGGGTGTGGTTAATGTAGGGTGGTATGAAGATAATAACGTACCATTTACAGAGGTAGAAGTAGAGTCCACAGTTAACCCAGGAACGTTTTATACACGAAAAGAGTATGAAACATATTACTGCTGTGGTAGGGTTGATGTTCATGATTCTAGCACGTTCGGGAGTGAGATAAGTGTTCCTGTAATGGATGCTGAGTCTTGGAACTCCTTTAGTGACTTTTTATGGGATTTAGAAACAGAAAACCCTATCTACGAGCTTAAAGAGCTAGAGAGATTATATACTGAGTCTACTGGCTTAAAAATCAATTGGTTTAAAGAACAACCGTGTAGAGTGTAGGAATAGTCACCTTATATGAAGCACAACGGGGTTGGTAGACTTACTAGCAAGTCCCAACCGACGCCTTAATTGGCATGCTAGCCTCATTAAACGGTCTGACTAACTAAGTGGGAGAAGAGGGGAACCCACATTTAATTAACTTAGTTGATTAAAGTATGTGTATAAACGCTAGAACTAGCCGCCAAGAAGAATGTGACTCTAAATGTGTGAGTAGATGGGAAGTGGTTCTCCCTGAGGGTTTGGCGACCCAATATAGCATAAAGGTTAGGCTTATCTCCTCGCAAAGTGAAGCCTATATACACATAGCTTTAATCAACTATAAGGAACATACTATGCATGATGAGGAATTGAAAGAAAGGGCTAGGAAAGTAGTTGAAGAGCTATTTAATGGTAGCCTTAAACCACAAGTATTCACGCAGCCAAAAGGCATGTGCAAAGTATGTGGAGAGGAACGAGTAGAGGATCTACTATATCACGGAGCTGGTAAGGGAGCACTCATCTACTTGCCCTGCAGACACTCAGTTCATTTTGCTGATGGTAAACCAGAGGTATGGGAGGATTCAGAGGGGAATGAAGTAGAGATTAAATAGCCGAGGTGACGGAATAGGCATACGTACTGTGCTTAAAACGCAGGTTCTGCGGGTTCGACCCCCGCCCTCGGCACCAAATTTGGGACTATGGCGGAATTGGTATACGCGCTAGCCTTAGGTGTTAGTATCTTGGGAGTTCGACTCTCCCTAGTCCCACCAAATTTATAGAAGAACAAACCGATTGGAGACGGGAACTGCTTGGAAAGTAGCTGAGTGTCAAAAGACGCCTTGTGGGTTCGACTCCCACTTCTTCTGCCAATTATTAAGGTAACTTATATGCAAAACAATAAATTCCTAGTACTAAGTAACAGCGATATTGTATCTGCTCTTAGCGAGGATGATTTAGTTATTTTGAATCACCTTATTGATAAAATCAAGTCATTTAGGCGTAGTGTAGGAAAAAACGAAGTAAGGAAGTATTTAGTAGTATCGGAAAAAGACACAGAGTTATTTGAAATAGTAAAGGATACTATCCTAGAGTACTATAAATAGTTTAAGGTCATCGTGGATGTGGCGTAATCCAAGGTAGGGAAAGGGTAGGTCTGGGTTCGATTCCCAGGTTAGGTGGTTCCCCGTAATTCCGCACCTACTGATAGGGTTCAAATCCCTAGTGACCATCAATTTTGCCAGTATAGCTCAGTAGGTAGAGCAGTCGCCTTGTAAGCGTCAGGTCATGGGTTCAATTCCTATTGCTGGCACCAAATTTAAAAATTCACTTGCTAAGTTCCTAAATTTATTATATAATATATTTATAAATTAAAGATAAGGAATTAATTATGAAATATGCCGTTGTTGTTATGAGTGCTAATTATGCGGATGAGTTTGATATTGATGGAATGTTATTACTAGATGATGCATCAGATATCAAAGAAGCCATGCTAGCTATAGATAATCTTGATGTTGTACCAGATGAAGAAATCTACTTTGGTACCAATGAGGGAATCTACCTAAGGGATATTTCAGCAACAATTACAATGCTATCTAAAGAAGAGTTCGCTGTACTACGCCGTGCGTTATCTAGCGAATTTGGGACGTTGCCAGTAGAAAATGTAATTGAATGCGTTATGGAACATCTAGAAGATATTAAAGGGGTTTAGTATAATGGCTATTATGCAGGTCTCCAAAACCTTGCGATGTGGGTTCGATTCCTACAACCTCTGCCAAATTTAAAGGAACAACAGTATGAAAGTTGATAAGATTTTACGATGTAAGAAGTGTGGTGACCAACATCACTTTACATACCGAGGAGAGTTCTGGATGTGTAAGTGCAATGCGATTGGTTTTGATGCAGGAGACTCTTACTACTGTCGTTGGTTAGGCGATCCTGAGCAGTTCGACTGGATTAAGAAATGATATCCATGACAGGCAGGCTAAAAGTAACTATCCAGTATAGCGATGGTAGAGTAGTTACTAAAATAACCCCAGGTGTAGTATCTATGTATGAGATGGGTGAGGTTTATAGTCTTTTAGATACTATAGCCTCAACATTAGATTGTACAGTAATAGATTGGGAGATTATTGACGATGAGTGATCTTCGTTTTAAGATAGTGCTAGAGTACATGATAGGTAGCTCCCTGGAAGAGTATAAAGCTACTGATGAGCTACCATATGAGTGGACTAACCTAGACCAGTGTCGTAAAGCTGTAGAGCTAATATTAAAAGCTGAAGAAGAGTGCATTGATTGGGAAATTCTTCTGCCATTAGATGATGGCACAATGCATAAGTTTGCTAACTTCTGGAGCGCAGCTTATTTTGACTACTTAGTAGCTATTGAGATAAAGATAGTAGGTGTAGGAGAAAAGATATATGTCTAGTTTGCTAATTATTTAAAAATTTACTTGCAAAGTTCCTTATTTTATAATATAATATATTTATAAATTGAAGTTAGGGAGCTTTTCAAATGAATGTTTTAGATGTTCTTAAACAGAAGAAAGTAACTAATCAACACAAAGTTTGGTTAGACCTAGATAATAACAAAGCTACCTTTCCCTTATTTGCAACAGATGGTAGACTTGTGGGATTTCAGCAGTACACTCCAGACGCACCAAAGAAGGGTGATACTCCTAGTGGTTCAAGATATTTTACTTGGAGTTCAGAACCAGCACTTTGGGGCTTGGATACAGTTAACCCAGCAGATACCTTAATATTTGTTACGGAAGCAGTGTTTAGAGCCACAGCTTTACAAAGTGTAGGGTTAAATGCAGTATCCGTTCTAGGATCAAGTATGAGTAAGCCTTTATTGAGATTACTTAATAATCACCAAACATTTAAATTTGTTTGGGTAGGTGATCCCGATAACGCTGGTGCTAAATTATGTAAGAAGTTTAATCATGGCGGTATGCAGTCCCCAAAAGATTTGGACGATATGTCCGATACTGAACTCCTTATGTTTAAGAAAGTATTATTAGACACTTATAGATAATATAACGGGGTGTTAGCTCAATTGGTTAGAGCACTCGCCTTTTAAGCGATAGGTTCGGAGTTCGAGTCTCCGACATCCCACCAAATTACGGGGTATTAACTCAGTTGGTTAGAGTAGCAGACTCTTAATCTGAATGTCGTAGGTTCGAATCCTACATGCCCCACCAAACAATAGGAAATAGCTAATGAAAACCAAAAAACACGTAGGTGCTTTCTTTTATCACGTTATTACAGAAATTGCAATGATGAAGGGATGGGACTTTGAATTCACTCAAACTCCAGAGGAATACCTAGAAGCATGTAGTGATAGTACAAAAGAAATGGTACTGTATAAGTTGAAGAATAGTAATGCCACACTAACCGTGCATAATGCTATTGAGTTGATTAATGGTACCACTAGTGAAGAGTCTTTAGAATTTTTCAACTACCTGTACCAAATGATTTTAGTAGCTACTCCAGGTGTTTTATACGACCCTCACTATGTGTTATTTGTATCTATGCATTCTGGTTCTAGTGATTACTTTACTGTAAGCATGTTGCAGGATATTATTAAAATTAGCCCCTTTAGCTCAGAAGAGTAGAGCACCCGACTCATAATCGGTAGGTCGCTGGTTCGAACCCAGCAAGGGGCACCAAATTATAACTTAAACAAGAAGAGGTATATTATGCCAGATTATCTAGGAGCTAAACAGTCCATCAATAAAATGAGTAAAGCAGCGTTAGAATTAGCAGAGTGTATGTATCCACTACTAGAAGAAGCGCATAAACGTAAACCAAACGCAGGATTTGATGCTCAGCTCTTAAAATTAAAAGAATTAGCGTCTCAGTTAAAATTCTATGAAGAAGTAGATAAAGAAGTATCCATGTATACTCTAGAATACGGTGGGGAGGTATTATATATCGCTATTAGAGGAGACGATATGGTAGTCCATTCTAGCCTGCTGAAGCACTTATGGGAGGATAAAGACGCCTTTGAGTTTGACAAATTCTACTCCTGTAAGGCTAACGAATATTTCTCAGACCCATCTGTGCTAGATAATAAAGTAAAGGTATGGTAAATATTTAAGGGCAATTATGAGTATTTCAGGGGCTATTTTAATTAGTATTCTTACTGTGCTATGTGTATTATCAGCGGTAGTATACTCTGCTATCGTAGCAAATATACTAACAGGGTATTCCCCAACGGAAGATATAAAGAGTACGTACTCTAAGGCGGTCAGTTCAGCCACTAATAAGTCTTGGAGTACTAAGAGGGAGTTGGTGTAGTTGGTAGCACTCCAGTCTTTGACACTGGCATCACAGGTTCGAGCCCTGTACTCCCTGCCAATTAATACGGAAGAATAACCCTAATCTGGTAAGGGAACTGTTTGCTAAACAGTCAGTAGCTGATGAAAGTCGGTGTGTGGGTTCAAATCCCACTTCTTCCTCCACTTTTATTAACTATGTTAATAAAGAAGATTAAAATTGTATTTGCAAAAATCCCAATTTCTTGATATAATATTTATCAGAAATTGGGAAAAGATGTATTTAAGAATCAAGCCCTATATCGTTCAGTTTAGGTATTGGACTTAAGATAACGAAAGGTTTAACTAGTAATTCTAGAAAAAACTACTAAACCGACGATGAAGCCTGTATATTAAATGTGAGTCATGATCACACTATAAATTACAGCACCTACGTTTGTAGGACTTGTTCAAGCATTGTCTTGATGAAGGGGCTTGATTCTTAAATACATTTTTTGGTACTATAGTATAATGGCAATTATAGTGGTCTGTCGCACCGAAGATCGGGGTTCGATTCCCCGTAGTACCGCCAATTAATTAGGAAATTCAATATGTTAAATAAATATAAAGTGTACGGAACAGAAGTTATTGAAGTAACATCTGAGGTGTGGCTAACCAGCGAAGAGTTTGATAAATTACAAAGCATGACTAGCCAAGAACGTCAAGATTTTATTTATGAAAAAGTAGATGGGCAGTGTGACGATTGGGAACGCGGAGACCGACTAGAACTTGCACATATTGAACTAGGGGAATTACTCTGATTAGCTCAGGCTGGTAGAGCACTCCGTTTGGGGCGGAGGGGTCGTAGGTTCAAATCCTACATCAGAGACCAAATTAAGGAGGAATGGCAGAGATGGATTATTGCACCTGACTTGAAATCAGACGGATCTAGCGATAGGTTCCAGGGGTTCGAATCCCCTTTCCTCCTCCAAATTAATTAAAGAGAATAGCGATATGAAAAAGCTAGAAGTGAAAGTAACGCATCTTATAGATAACTGGGATTGCGATGATTGTGGGTGTACTATGGAAGAGGGTTGGAAAGTAGTAAGCCCTACCCACCCAGAACTAGACGTTACTATGACACCCTCAGCATTTTGCTATGATGGTGAGGGGTACACAGTCGGTGATCTAATTAAGCACTGGATGTCAAAGGGTATTACCCCTACTGGAATTAATGTATCAGAATTACCATTTCATGATTATGAGTTCTTACCATTAGTAGTACCAGAAGCATTTAAGGATACAACTTATATGCTAGATGGTGAAGAATTTACCGACCATGAGCAACAAATCTGTGATACTGGTTTAATACAGGAATTCCTATCTAAGGTGTACAAGTTACCAGTCAACCTACTAACTAGTAGTAAAGATATCTCCACCAATTTTAACGAAGAACTAGAGGTCTTTTAATAAATGAAACGCTTAAAAGCAATTATGTCGGCAATTGTACTATCATCAGTAATGTTATTAACTGGGTGTCCTGCTGACTCTGACGTAGCATCCCATAACCTGAGTAAGTCCTCGGATAACTTTGAAGTACAACGAAGAATTGTATTTTATAATGGCATTACTGGTGATTACATGTTAACAATTGAGGGTTTGTGTACTCGAGACAACACCAGTACTGAGCATGTTCTAGGCGTAGTTTGCAAGGTAGGTAATAATCAGTATAAAAAGCACCTGCTAGGTTTATCCGATAACGTTACTTTCTTCATGGAACAGGTTGACCCAGTATCCGTAAGTAAGTACCATTATCGTGTTGTGTTCAAACCATCTGTAATTATTCCAGATATTGATATTCGTTAGTATAAGTAAAGCACCTTTAGCTGAGATGGATTAGCACTAGCCTGAAGAGCCTGAGAGGTTGGATCGTTACCAACAGGGTGCACCAAGTTAATATTGTAGACGCTATCGTCTACATTTAAGAATCTTATAGTAGGGTTCTTAAATGTGTCGGTAGCATAGTTGGATAATGCCCCTGATTGTGATTCAGGAATACGCGGGTTCGAATCCCGTCCGTCACCCCAAACACAATAGAATATCCAAAGGTACTTAACTGATGACAATAGAGGAACTAATTGATAGAGCAAGAAAGATTGAGCTAACTAAACAAGATATCGATAATATTGTTAATAAACTCAATGAGACTATACTTGCCAGACCTAAGCAATGCTCGTATACTGAGCTTATGAATAGATCATATAATCTATAAATCCAATTACTAGCAAAAGCTAGAATGCCAAGTAGGTGGCTTACCTACAATACTACTAATAGTAATAAATAGGAATAGTAATTATGGAATTTGTATTAAAGTTAGTTCGTTGTTTCTCAGATGAAGAGGCGAAGCTTAACACAGCAGTAGAGGGTCAATATCGTATATTTGAAACCACTACGTATATCCCTTTAGGGAGTAGACCTGAAATCTTAAAAGGTAGATCTATAACTGGTATAGAAAATGTATCCGCAGTTATTAGAACAGGTGATGGGGACATTGTAATTTACCGAGAAGTAAGCGCGTATCTTCTAAATGAGGATGGTAAAACTATTCAGATTATTAATAGACCGTAGAATTCACATATAAGGGATTGCAGAAATGCGATCCCTTTTTTGTACACGTAACAAATTAATTCTGCGATATTGACTTACTGGCAAGGCGCGGGGAAATACTTACAATATAAAAATTTTTATTGACCTCGTGGCATAATTATAGTATAATATCTATATAATAAAGGAGGATTATTATGATTATTTATTTATTAATAATGCTCTGGGCACTTGTAGGATTATTTAATACGTATGTAGTATTCAGAAGCCTTTCAGCAAAGGACGTTATATGTATACGTTATTGGTTGTACAATTCATGGAAACGTAATCGTAAGACTATGCTTAGTATACGTGAGTATGAGGAGACTAAGATTATAAAGCCATATTTAATGTTTAAATTACAGGTATACTGTGCCGGAGCCATACTAGGGATGTTCTCGTACGTGCTTAGTGACACTTTAAGAGGGATTTGTTCTTATGAAGATATTATCTGAGTACATGGACTTTTACGACTTACAACATAGGTTTGGTAAGTCGGATAGGATTTGGGAGAGAAAAAGCGACCGGTTCCTATTAGATGCAGACAGTCAATATATAGATCCAGCAACTGCTTATATTAAGTATTTGGATAATTGGTATGAAATTCAGGGTAATACACTTATAAACTTGATAGGCATAAATCCCATTTCAGAAGCTCCAGAAACCCTATCTAATTTAGTTGACGTAGCCCCAATAGTAGTTGTAGTACCGAATGTAGGATCACAGCATGTAGTATATATTAACCCACCGGTATACAAGCAGACTGCCATCTTAAATTTTCTAGAGAGTAATGCTGTTCGTATGCACAAGGAAATAGAGATGTTTCTTATGCGTAAAGGAGTTATAAGTGGGAATACTAATTGATTTTTTAAAAAGAAATATAGCACCCACTATAGCCGTGCTTATTATAGGTTTTGGACTTATTCAAGTTATGTATTACCAAAACAAAACGATTAATGCACTGGAAAGCCAGGCGTTGATGCTTACAAAAGATAATAGAGACCTACAATCCTCGTTATCTGAGTTACATACTAGAATGGATGTCATGGCTGGTGATATTAATAATATAGTAATACATAGGCAGACATCACAGACAATTCGCGAAGCGGAATCATCTAAAATAGAGTCTGCTAGGGGAAGAGAACATATACTTATTGCTAAACCAACTTTAGCGGCAAAAGCTATAGAACGAGCTGTAAATCAAACCGGAAAGGAGATATCATGTCTAACTGGAGACGAGGACTCTTGTCAATAATTGTGCTAGGTCTTGTAGGCTGTGCTAGCGAACCATATATACCGCCACCTAAGATTATAGAAGTATCTAAGCCTATTATAGCCTTACCTAAGCCTGTGGAAAGTTGTTCAGTACATAACTTATCTATTCAGGTCGTGGATGGGAAGGCGTATATAGCTATACCTTATTCTGAGTATATTGACTACTCCAAATGCACAAGAGACTATGTAAGATATTTAAAAGATATTAATAATACGCTATGTTACTATACAAATAATAAAGGGGAAAATTGTAAATGATTTTACTAGGACTTACCGGTGATGCTGGTGTTGGGAAAGACACAGTAGCTCAACTTTTAAAAGGGGCAGGAGAGAGTGTACACTTTCAAGTTGACCGTATAGGCTTTGGTGATGCACTCTATGCTTTGGCATCAAAACTTTCCGGTATACCTATTGAGTATATGCAAAATAGGGACTATAAAGAAGAAAGAATTCATATGTGCTTTACTGAGCAGAGCCTTATAGATGCTAGTGACTACTGGGACGAGATTGGTATTGGAAGCTACGGTGACTTCCCGTACTGCGTCTCTGAGTGGATACATAACGATCTACTGCCTAAATTCGGGGAGCCTAATATCCTTCCAGATGCAGTCTACTCGTTTTATTTATCACCACGTGAGTTATTACAGCTAACTGGTACAGAACTTGGTAGAGATAGAGTGGACACAGACCTGTGGCTTAATTTAGTAGACCAAAAGATAAGCTCAGCCTGCTCAGATGTAATAATTATCACTGATGTTCGTTTTCCTAATGAAATTGAATACGTTAAAAGTAGTGGTGGAGAGATAGTACAGATAGTTAGTAGTGTTAAAAAGTTTGCTACCAAAAGTACAAACCATCCTAGTGCCCAGAAACTAGATTACTATGATATTAAAATTGATAATACATTTGAGGGGTTAGATAAGTTAGCCTTTACCTTATCAACAGAACTGTATCCAACCCTGCCTTTACGATTTGTAGATAGCTTACTAGAGGAGCGCTAATATGTTTGAAGAAGATGGAGTTATTTCCCTAAAACAACCAGTACTTACCGCACAGGTAGGTTCCACGGTGTATAATTATCATATGGATGAGCCTATTGGTGATCCCTCTAACTATAGAGATCTAATTACTGTACTTAGTATGGCTACCGAAGCAGACGTTATTAATCTGTATATCAACGGACCTGGGGGTGATCTTAGTACTACTATGCAGTTGTGTAATGCTATTGCATCATCTAGTGCTACTGTTGTTGGTCACTTGCAAGGCTCAGCTTGCTCAGGTCATGCATTTATTTTCTTAGCATGTCATGAATGGGTTGTATATCCAGTATCCTATGTAATGTTACATACCTCAACTGGAGGAACATACGGAACTGGTAATAACAATCACGCAGCTATTGCTAACCTAGATCAGATTATGTCAGCATTAATGGACTATTTTGTAGTTCCATTTATGAGTAAAGAAGAAGTTGAGCAAAGAATCTTTACTTATAAAGATGACGTGTATTTCTCAGGAGAGGACTTATCTACTCGCTTAGATAAGTTATCTAAGTATAGACAGGCAGCCATCAAAGAATACATGGAATCTAATTAGTTGTATAAAGCCACCCTGATACTTCAAGGTGGCTTTTTTGTTGGAAATAGAAAATATACTTGACAATTGTATGATAATATGTTAGGGCAGAATTATAATATTTACTTGTAAAATGCGTGCGCTTCTGGTATAATAGTATTATCAGGAGGTGAGAAATTTGTGGACAATTTAATAAAACTGCTAACGCTCCTATTTAGTCAAATTAGTAATCCAAAGGATTTGTTACGTAATAGTGCCACGTTGTTGATGGGTACTCTTATATTTATCCTAGTAGAGTACCATGCCGATATAGGGGAGTATATGTCAAACTTCTCTTCTTCAAAGATAATCGCTGAACAACAGCTACTAAGGGAAGCTAAATTTCCAGAAGTTGCTACGGAAAAGGCTCAAGCACTATATTTGCAAACTAGAGCTGATGCGGTGTTTGTTTACAAATACGAACCTACCGCTGTTAATGACTATCAGAAGATAATCTATTGGGAAAGTGCGATACCTTTACCTAAAGAGGATTATGAACTCAAGCCAGTTGATAAGACTAGCAACCTATATATGGAGCAGTTGGCTGGGATAAACTATGTAGTTTCATCCCCCGAAGAAAGGGTCTATTTTAAGGGATCAGATATACCGGCATTTAAGAACGTTGAGTTCAGCTACGTATACACATGCCCATTCTTTAATTTAGATAATATATACTCAGGCTACATTGGTATAGCCTGGAGAGAGATACCAGCAGATGATGCACATATGGGTGATCTAGAAAATTACCTATATAGAGTGTGCTCAACACCTGCGAGAGCCTTAGGCAGGGCTCTATAGGAGATATTATGGAGACGAGAGGATTACCTTGGTTAGTTGAGGGGTATAAACTACTAGGGATACATGAAGCAACTAAAGATGGTGGTGCTGAGGTAGATAAACTGTGGAAAGACTTTAAGATGAGTGGTCTAATGGGCAGTCCAACAACTATACCATGGTGCTCTGGGTTTGTTGGCGGTACGCTAACCAGAGCAGGGCTACCTACTACCAGCACCAGTCAATACAATAAAGCTAGTTCTCAGTACTGGCTAGGTTATGGAACCAGATTGAGTAAGCCAGCTTTTGGGTGTATAGTAGTGTTTAAGTACCCTAACGGTAACGGTCATGTTGGGTATGTAGTAGGTAAAACCTCAAGTGGGTTATTATTAGTATTAGGTGGTAATCAAAGCGATATGGTATGCGTAAAAGCATTCAAAACCGGACTAATACAAGGATACGTATTCCCAGAAGGTAACTACACTATAGATTATGACCTACCAATAGGTGATGCAGAGTTAGTGGGATCAACTAGATAATAATAAAGGGAACTATCGAAAGGTAGTTCCCTTTTCTTTTTAGTTGACAAATACTACGATTTTTGATATAATATTTATATAAATTGATAAGAAAGGATTATTTTATGAAGAAGTTCCGTATTAGTCACTACTTCTCTGGCTACGTTAGAGGTACATGTCATATTGAGGTTGACGCAGAGAGTCTAGAAGAAGCGCAAAGGATGTCGGAAGACCTCGGCGTTATAGATGCAGATGTGTTTGATCTTGCTAGAAGTGACGCAGAGATTGAAGATACTATGGTAGTGGAGATCGAATAATGAAAACTAAACTTATTGGTTGGTACAATTCAATGAGCACAGATACCAAAGCTATGATTTGGTTTATTTTGATAACGTTTCCAGTGATTTTACTTATGGGGGTATTAAGTGCCTAAGTCTTTAGTATTAGTGATATCAATGCTACTCGCTATAGCTCTAGGAATGAGCACTAGCATAGCAATCCATGTAGGACTAAGCGTAGAAACCTGCTTAATACTGGTCGTTATATCAGGTCTATTAGGTATGATCATTCATAGAGTACACCAAATGTGGTGAATGCGTTAAAAAATGTACTTGCCAACTTACTAAAATTTTAGTATAATATATGTATAAATTGCGAGATAGGAGATCAAAAGAATGTCCAGTCGCTACTACGAGCAAATGTGCGAGTTTCTACGCATTAGCCCGTCAGAATTAGATAATTATTTAAAACACGAACCCGAAAAATTACAGAGTAAAATAGACCGCAAACTTAATAGAGGTACTAAAACAGTGGCAAGTAAGAAAAGAACACGCAGAGATATCTCAAACTATATTAGTGAGCGTATTGGTGCAGATCTTACTATTGAAAAGCTACCTTTACCTACACTAGAAGCTGTTGAGGATTGCGCTAAAGTTAAAGGAAAGTTTACTAAAGTTGAAGTACCTACTGGTAGACTAAAACAACCTTACATTGATGCACTTAAAACAATGTTTGGCAAAGATTTAGAGTTCAGCTCTATTACTGTAAAGTCAATGACTGAGCTATTAGAAGCATTTAACAACCTATGAAGCGGGAGACGCTCTATGCAACAAGTTAATACACAAAACTTTATAGGTATCAAACATAATGATACCTTGGATGTGCCACCAGATGCAAAACTATTCTTCGTTGGTGACATTCATGGTCACTACGATCACTTAATGAAAGCGTTGCATAAAGCAGACTTTGACTTTGATAAAGATTTCCTAGTTTCAGTAGGAGATCTTATTGACCGAGGTCCAAATAGCGCTAGAGTTGTAATGCTTATTGGTGAGAGATGGTTCCACCCAGTGATGGGAAACCATGACTTCTTTCCAGTTGTGGATGACTATGTAAATTGGATGGGCAACGGCGGTACTTGGTCTTTAGATTACCCAGACCCAGATAGCAATGGTTTTGACCCAATACTTTTAAGAAAATTAACTAGCTTACCACTAACTAAAACAGTTACATATGGGAATCTTAGATTTGGGGTAAGCCATGCAGGTATCCCTAAGTTCTTTAAATTCTGGAGAGACTACGCTACCCAAGACTATATTGATATCCCAGCAGATTGGGATGGTATTGTTCAGATGCTTACAGAAGCTATTAATGATCCTTTGTTGCATAGAGAGTTAGTATTGACCATGCTATGGGATCGTACAGTACGTAAGGGATTTGATAGGGGTGAGTACTTCCCTAAAATTGCGGGGGTAGACTACACCATTCATGGTCATACCTATAGTGCTGATAGACTAAACATCAGTAATAGAGTATATCTAGATACTGGTTGCGGATGGAAAGACGGTAATTTAACCGTAACTAGAGCTAATGCAGATGGTACTTTTACAGATTTCTTAGTACCTACTAAGGAGTAATTTATGCGTAGTAAATTTGGGGTTAAGATTAGACCGTTAGGTGCTCCTTCCTGGATTAATTGGTACGCCAGTATAGCGGAACTAGAAAAAGCTATTAAAGATATTGATGTAGCATATACAGTTTATTTGTGTACACCTAAAAAGGATCAAACATGGAAAAGAGGCATAAAGTAGTAGTTAATTGCTATGAACTGGGGTGGGGTACAAGTACCTGGGTAAATACTTTCCATACTGAAAAAGAAGCCAAAGACTGGATATCAGATATGGAAGCGGAAGATTACGAACGTGAAAAGAACTTGAAAGGTACACCAAATACTTATTATACATATACATATATTCCTTTAGAAAAGTAGTTGCAAAGTTGCGATATTCTTGATATAATATGTTTATAAATTGAAATGAGGAATAATTATGAAAAAACTAAGTTCAGCTATGCAAGATTTAAAATTAGATAAGAAAGAGATGTGTAACACTTTACTTATCCTAATGGGCATGGATATCGCAGAGTTCCATTCTCAGTTTATGAAGATGAGTATCGCAACTCTTAACGTTATGTACGAACAATTAACTCAAAACGCTGTAGCTCATGCAGAAGCTCGTCGCCAAGAGCGATTTGCTAAAGAACACTTAGCAGTTGCAGAGCGACGCATCGCATCACTAGAGCGTTCATTACAAAAAAGGAAATAATATGATTTTAGAGTCAGTTATAGGGTTATTAGTAATCTCTATACTTGGCAATATTGGTTTAGGTATTGCCTATAAAGGTTCTCAAGATAGACTATTTCGATACGCCAATAACACAAAAGAAGCTATCAGGAACCTAGATGCTAAAATTCTGGAAACAGAAGAAAATCTGATCTTACGGGAGGAGATGTTAATTGCACGTATTCACCATGCTGTTGCAACTACTCCAATGAAGCAAACAGATAGAATCCAACTAATTTCTAGAATTAAAAGGATTCAAGATGGGACTGATAAATAAACTTTTTGGAAAACCCCACACTGAGGAGTACATACTAAAGTGTGGGGGATATAGTCTATCCGCATATTTCGGAGTCTTATCCATACGGGTTCCTGTATGGGCAAAACATTGGAGTGTTGACCCTCACGGAAGTTTAGTAGTATGGGAAAACCAACCAGAGTACGACAATTTTGCTATGGATTTCGAAGCTGAAGGTAAATGCCTGCACTTACTAATGCTAGACAAAGATAATATATTAACTACAGCTAAAGGAGCATTATATAATGTCTAATAAAGTAACTCTAGAACTAGAGGAATCAACCATTGATTTAGTAATGGTTGCTATTGCTGAAATGAGTACATCAGGTACAGAGTTCACTTCCGCTGAACGATTACATGCACTTATGGATTTAAATGAAGCTATGGATAACGCAAAGTTTGCTATGGCGAATCAGGGTATGGATAATGAGTAAACAAATTACAATAACATTATCCCAATCTGATGTAGAAACATTCCTAGTATGGGCAAGCTCAATGTTTTTATACGACATTGAGGAAGATGAAGCAGAAGCCCTAACAAATCTATCAAATGCGTTTACAAGCGAATTGGAGAAACTAGATGATTAATTTAAACCTAACATATGAAGAAGCAGAAACTTTACAAGATTTACTAGGTGGGGTGCTATCTGAACCATCCTGCATGAGAAAGCCAACAGGTACAGCTCATTTCCATCTAGTTAAGGTAGCAACTAGGCTAGCATTTAATATTACAGAAGAGTGGCGAGCAGGTACAGAACTAATCCCATTACACATACCCGTAATCATTAGTAAGGATGGCGAAGAAGAGTTTGAGGCAGTAAGAACCTCACTAGCTGACAGTTACCACCCTAAAGTACAGACTGTCTCTTTTAAACTTAAGGATAGCCTTGGTAAGTCCACAGGGGTTAGTACCTCCGTAGATCTAGATACGAGCAAATTCTCATGGAGACGTTTATAATATGAAAGATTTACTTATCGCCAAGGGATATGTTCAAGGAACAAATACAACGGCTCTATTTGAAGAAGCATTTATAAATATGGATGGCTCATTAGATATAGCATTCTTTAACCATGTGCATGAGACTACCTTTACAGCAAAAGCGTTGCGCGGAGCTTTGAAAGAATTGGGCGTCACGCCCCTTTACCTTGGTAAAGGTGAAGAATCTACTAAAGAGATTTCTCAAGTATATTCTTTCGGTATCCATGCAAATGCTAAAATGTGGATTATTGATTTATATAATAAGTTTGGCAAAGTCTTTTCTAGAGGTTCTGTTCTGGGATGGATTGCAAAGCAACGACCAGAAAAGTCAGCAGGATCTTTCTCACCTCTAGGGATGGCACACATTCCAAGTGTGAATGATACGGAAGCAATTTGACACAAGATGAGATAAGAAAACTAGGTAGGGAATCTAGAGAAGACGCATTTATTGATATGATGTTAGATTTCCCTGCCTTTAGGTTTACTAAGCGAGATGGTAGCCTTAATCTGAGAAAGATAAATCAACTAGACGTTGGGTATAGGCAACTAGCAAAGAATGCTTGGTTTGTTCAACGAGCATTAAAAGTACACGATAGAGTATATGGTTACTATAATGTAGAATATGAAAGAATGGACGTACCAGTGGCTATATTTTGTAATGTCCATGAAGGGATATTTCTACAAACACCTAAAGCTCATCTAGCTGGTAGCGGATGCCCTGAGTGTGCTAGAACCTTAGTAGATCGAGAAACCGAAAAGGGTATATTCAAAGTACCTTTCCCCTATCATTATTACAAAATAGAAGATAACTTAGTTGTTTTCTATAATGCAAAGAAAGAGGAGTATGTACCAGAGGGACAAGACCTCTAGGGCTACTAACAATATGAGAAATGACATACATGCTGTTATTTTATTTGTATTATTAATATTCCTGATTTGTTTAATATAAGGAGTTTTATGAATGCCGTGCTTTTAGTTATTAGCTGTGTATTTTTGCTAATCTTAGGACTAGGGTTTATGGTAGTTGCTGATGTAACTTCCAAGGTAGTATATAGTCACGTTCTTAGGTATAGAACTCGTGGATTCTACTCAGCATTAGTACAGCCGTGTGTGTGGGTAGCAACTATTGCTATATTAGTAGCTATTGTGCACCCAATACTTTTAGGGGTAATGACCCTACTACTGTGATGTATCAGCCCAGTGAGATTTTTTGTTTCACTGGGCTTTCTCGTTTAAAATACTATTTGACAATTTACGTGTTATTTAGTATAATATATTTATAAATTGAATAAAAGGAGTAAATAAGTGAGAGCTTTATTAAACGCTTTAGAAGAGGCAGTAGCACGACAAGCGCTTTACAGAAGTAACATGAAAGAGAGGTACAATGAAAGGAATAAAACAGCTAAGGAACTAGAGGGTATTAAATCTGATGCGATGCTACTGGTTGATTCTTTAATCATTAAAGGTAGTCCAGTTAAGCAAGCCCTAGTAAATAGACTAGTATACCTCTATAAAGTTAGAGCGCTTACCTCAAAGAATAAACATAAAAGCAAGAGAAGCGGAAACGTTAATCTACAAGCACTTACTAAGATGCTTACTAGTATTAACTCAGACATTAATGAACTAGAACAATTACTTATAGGGGTAAATTAATATGGAAGAACATTTAAAATATATGATAAAGCAGTCTTTCTCAGTGTTTAAGGACTTAAGCTCTCAAGAGTTCATGTCTTGTCTAGATAAGTCTAGTGTAGCAGGTACAGTCTTAGTTGGCAAGATGAGTATAGTATCCGCTGGACTGTATGATGCTATCATGGAAGAGAATACCCTATCAGTGCTGAAAGCCCTTAAAACAATTGAGAAGCTCGCCATATTAGCAGAGCAAGTGGACTTCAACTGCGTAGACTTTGAATACATTACATACTGCATCAAGAATGGTACTGAATTTGATGCAAACATTGCAATCGGTCAAAGAACTGGAGAAAATAAATGAATATTGTAGAAATATATGTTGTTGTTTACTCACTAACACAAATGTGGGCTAATAAGGACAACTTTGTAGCGTGGTTACTAACAAATGATAATTAAGTTGCCATCAGATAAGTTAGGGATATTAGACCATTTCCCTATCGCAGTAATACAAACATTAAGGTTAGAAAAGGGAACTCTTACATTGAATGTTATGCCTAGCAAACGTTGTAAATTAAACCAATTGGAAGAGTATATTACTAAAGTAGGGGGCACTATATGTACGTCGCACTAATCATACTAGTTTTCTTTGTGTGTTGGTTTGCTATAGATTGGATAGAGGCTGTTATTAAAAGTAGATTTCTACGGATAGTCGTATTTGTACTGCTAATAGCAGGATACATTTGTGCTGTAGATCAACTAAGTTCTATGCAAGATCGTGATACAATTCGCGAAGCGCTACTGAATGATAACTGTGTTACTACCAATAGACTAGTAGAAAGACCTGTGCTAGAGAAGATAGGTAATGAGTTTCTTATAACCAATAGCACAGAGCAGTTATTCGAATATCAATGTACTTCAGTGAATCAGTACTTGAAAAGCCCTAACTTAGAACAGTAATCCCCAGTTAGATAAAGCCCCATATCGGGGCTTATTTTAGGAGTAATATGAAAGACTTTCACACAACTAAACGAGTTTTCTTAAACTCAGAAGATACCTCGGATTTAGCATCTTCCAGCTTCCTAGCTGAATCTGTTGATGGATCATTTAATGCAAAGTTTGTAGTATCTTATGGCAACAGACAAATTGTACTTCATTCCAATTTACTTAATCAAGTATCACCAGAACGCTCTTCAGTTTTATTCTACAATAAAATGAAGTTATTAGTAACTAAGCTAGATGATTTCATTGCTAGAGCTAAAGTAACATACCATACTAAAAGCTACGGTGTAGTTATTCCATTAGGTAACGATGAAGAAGCTACCTCCTCTAGCATTAATTATCAAGAATTCGAAGGTAAGTCTGCTTTAATATCTATAACAGATTGTGTTAATAAGTTAGTAGTTCTGGAAGTAGTTAACTGTGATTCGGATGAATTTGTAGATGAACAATTCTCTAGAGTTATAGCACTAAGTAACTTTATCCATGAATTCTTAACTGAATTAGAGGAAAATATATTATGAAAAGAGTAATACTATTCCCAAGAGCGTACCCAGAGCCATTTATTGCAGTATATGAGGACAAGGATAGCAAAAAGATTTATTTTAAAGATATAGGATCTCTTTCTGTAGAAATAGATGAAGATGGAATCTTTTTAATCCTAAATGGGCAACAAGAAACAGAAGCAGTATTAGCGGATAGATACGGTACAATTAGGGGCATAGACTTTATCTTAACTCCAGAAGGAGAAGAGTTATACCATGAATTACAAGAAACTTTAGAGAAACTTAATTCAGTGGTTGGGGTATATAATTATGATTAAGTTTGAGCAATATAAAGAACTGTTTGAGATTATGGAAACCTCTGAAAAGTTTAAGTTCTCATTAAAGTCACGTGATGGTGGATTAACGTTTTCAGTTGCGATTGTTAATAGTGTAGATATTATAGTAGCTAAACTAGAGCCACGCTTTATAAATACAATTAATGATCTTAGGGATAGTGAATTACCTAGAATTTTTATAGGTGAAGATAATGTAGCTAGAATTGACAAAAGTAGGTACTCATTAACTTTACCTATAGCATTTAAAGCAATTAGTAATGCCTGCCCTAGATGTAAAGGATATGGCAGCACTTATGGGTTAGCAGGTGGCAGAGTACAGAGCACAACGTGCACAGAATGTAACGGAACAGGAGTAAATAAATGATTATTAAAGTAGCTAAAGTAGTAAATCCAGAAGTTTACGTATTTGGAAAACCAACACCACTTTATGTTTGTGCCAAGGGTGATCTATATATTTCCCTAAAGCAAGATATCCTAGATGAATTAGGTATAAACTTATTCGATAATACAAAGACGCTACATGTGGTTGATATAGAGCATCGTGATATAACTAGAGCATATAGTAAGAAGAAACACTTCCTTATTCATGGGTTTAATCTTACAGAAGTTTGCGACACTTTACGTAAGGTAGGTTCTAAAACCCAAATTGAAGTAGCTAACTTCCTAGAAGAGATTATTAAGGACAAGTGATTGAAACCACATATTTATAGTCGGCTGTTAAACGAACTTACACAGACAGCAAGGGTTTATAAAGATACTCAACAGCTGAGAGCACAGTTGGGGGAAGTTCTCAGTAAATATATTGAAGTTGAGCATAATACAGGAGGTTCACTTAATGTTAGAGGTAACAAAGCTAGACACTAATCTAGATATTAAAGGAGCGAAGGCATCCTTATATAGAGCAAAAGATGGAACTTTATACATTAGAGTACCATTTACAGATATTATTAATCCAGAGGATAAAATAACGATATTATCTGTATACCCAGACGTTGTAGGCATCTATACTACTCGCTACTTTGGAGGGGATAAGTTCATAGAGTACCACGAAGCATATGAGTTACAGAGCGTTATAGACGCTGTGTGTATTTACACAAAGGACAAGGAATTAGCAAATTTTCTTTCAATATTAAGAGATATAGTAGAATGATAAAGGTTACAAAACTAGAGGTAGAAGTACTCCTCAAAGGAATAAAAGCTAATATCTACGATTCTGGAAAGATTTATACATTGAGGTGGATTTAGCGGAGCTAATTTCCACCGAATCGTATATAGTAGACCCAGAGCCAGAGAAGGATATAGTACCTAAAATACACCCTATGTACAGCGTACAGAAGGATAAAATTGCATATATAGAGGCATATAATGTGCTAGACCTAGCAGGGTTTGTATACTCATTTACAAACGAGATGAAGCTAGCAAGATTTATAAATCGTATAGGAGAATTAATAAAATGAGAGTACCAATAACATCGTTTTTACAGAGAGAAAAAGTAGTAGGCAATGAGCATCTATTCCAAAAAGCCTGGAACGAGTTCCAAATGCTGGATGGTATGAAAGTATCAGAAATGAATGATAGGCAGAAAGCCCTAGTACTTATATTCACTAAGCGCACCATTGATAAGGATGGAAAAATTAAGAGATCTGTACACCAGATAGCTGCCCACACACTAGCATTCTTAAAGGTAACAGACTCAGTAGGTACAACTGCTAAAACCTATAAGATTAACATTATAGAAGATATTGAATGTAAGCTAGAGCAAACAATCTTCCCTAAAAGTGAAGCACCATTCATTTGCTCTATCATAAACCTAGATAAAGGATTTGTTCCACTAGAGTATCATACCTATAAAAGGCAGTATCGTATATACTACTACAAAAATGAGTTTATGGTATCTGTTAGGGAGCCAGACCAACCTAATCCACCATACTCGTCGGTTGACTATCCTAATGATAACTATGCAGAAGTATATAAGCAAGTAATTCTTAAAGCTAAGAAGTTACCAGTAGCAACATCAGACACCTCATGTCCAAAAGCAGTATGGGCAGCTATATACGCTCTAGCGGATAAGGTAGACGATCATCTGGTAGCTAAACCTAATAGTGGAGTAGAGTTTAATATACCAATAGACTCCATTCTACCTATTAATAAGAAATACTCAGAAGTACCGCTAGAGGGGTCTATAGGCTTTGAAAGTGTAGTAACTACTTACCACATTGCCGAAGCAATTTCGCAATGGGCGTTCAGAATAGCAACAGACCAAGCCACAGAAAATGACCTTGATGCACAGTCTGTACAGTGTCCAGTATTCAAAGCCACATGCAAAAAGGTATACCTAGACGTACCAAAAATAGAAACTAGAGAATGTACTAACTCTCGTAGTTTTCCTTCGCATTCACTGTCACTCATCATGGACGAGTACTTAAACATTGAATAATTACATACCCTAGAAAATAAAATCTCGTTGACAAATATTTCAGAGTATGTTATAATTAAACCATGATTTGGAATATTATAAAAGAATGTAGTTTAATTGGAGGGGGTGTAAGTACGCTGTACGAACACCAGGCGTCGACGGGGGTCTAAGGAGGAGGAGACGAATGGTGCTTCACACAGGGCGTATTTTACACCACCGACTACAGTGTGTATAAGTTATAAGTTGTTTTAAGTATTTTAAGTTAGTATAACAAACAATAACACATGGTGGGGGAAGTTGTAACTACTGAAAAAGTACGTAGGGAAAGTCTTACTGAAAAAGAACGAGGTAGGATGGTTATTTAATAGTAAGATTTATTAATGAAAAGACTTGGTAACATAGTTTTATTCGCCAGAACTGCTCCCCCATTTTCCGCTAGACAACTTCCCAATCCATTTCTAGAGATAATTAAATATATCAGTTAGCTTCTAGAATAGTAAATAAAAAAGATACTTTTCTCTCTATTCCCACCCTTAATGCCTTCTAGTAATATTAGTAGGCATTACTCCCATTCATTCCCATTACTCTTAATTACCACCATTCTATTATTCCCAGCCATTCTATTATTCTCACCATTCGTCACAGTCTTGCTTAAAGCACATTTGTGACAATCCCAGTGTAAGACATCAAAATGAGACACCAATCTAAAAAATGAGACACCAATCTCATAAATACTACACGCAGTAAATTGCTTCTAGCTATAAACTAAATGCCCACATCAGTAGCTATATGATTTTATAATTATAGTCATTACGACATAAGAAAGTTGTCTCCATTTTGCCGGTGGCACGTTTGAGACGGGCTGCCACCCCCGTAAATTTTTGTCAAGCCTTCCCCTAGTGTTTTGCAAATAATTTTTTAGGCACAGGGCGGTTATAGATCAGGGGGGTTTCGCTCTAAGAGCGAGTTCCTACAAAACAACCCCACCCCTACCCCAAATATCAGTCAACTGTTGTCCCAACAAACATACCCACTACTAAAAATGCTAAAGCCTGCAAAAGTCTGTAAAATTCTCCCAGAATCCCCATAATGCCCACAAATAATTTCCTGCCCACGTAAATATCTGCAAATCCCTGCAAATCCCCTGCAAAGCTATCTCTAGCCTCGCTCCTACACACCCTTAGCTAAAAGCCCACCAGCAATCTATTCTCTGCCTTCCTAAGCCTCTCTAGCATTAATTACCACCATTCCGCTTCGCGAATCCTCAGCTAAACAGTTCTAGCTAACAATTACTAGTTTAACCCTCCTATAATACAGCCACGCATAAATTCTACAACATAAAATTTAACCTAGGCAATCATATTCCCGAAACTAATTTTGATTATAAAGATTCCTGACATTAACACTCTTAGTCAGTTCTCCACCAGCCAGACAGCTCAGCTGGTGGCTTTGAGAATCTTCCCCCTGTTGTCGCGAGATTTGCTTTGAAGCAAGTTTCGCGAATTTCGGGTGAGGAAGAAAAATTTTCTCGCAAAAATAAAAACACGTTTTGGATTTCCCAGAATAAAAAGTCCACACGTAATATTTTTGAAAAAGCGAAGTCGATTACGCACATAGGCGCAGGGAAGAAGTGTTACTGAGAATCATTCTCATTTGTCAAATTTTGTGCTACCTACGAACGGTTATCATTACTCTAGCTGAATGCGTCTAATTCGCGCTTGGTAGTGAGAAACACTATCAATTAGACTTATCCACAGTTATATAATTAGCTATATAACGCTGAAACGATTCAGTTTGAGTTATCAACAAGTTACCCACAGGTTATAACTACTGTATATAATTACAGGGTCACTGTATAGGGTTAAATTCTGGTATAGGGATATTTGCGCGTGTACGGCATTGTGAGAGGTTTTACAGGTAGGAGTAATACTTTAATAGGGGTTAAAATAGCGGGGGCAAATAAAAAGTAACGCCCCGTTATGATCACAGGGCGTTACTATCAATATTCGTTAGGGTATAGCATTTTGCGGGTAATATCGACCGCCTGCATAATTGAGTCTTTAAGCTCTGGAAATTCACTAACCTGATCAAGTATCTCTAGCATGAGATATTGACAGCAAAGCACCTTAGCCGTTTGATCAACTGCATTGCGTGACGGGTGGTTAACAGTGCGGTCTAAGACAGTCTCTAATACGTCCACATTGCGCAATAGTTGCGCTTTTCTATCTTCGCGCGTCATTCTTCTAGCTCCTAGTAACATTTACTTAACATGATGTTTATATCAGTGATGCGCTTCTCACGCATAGCGTTAATGCTCTTAGCATATAGTGCGTTAATAACGCTGTCTGGTTTACAGGGCACTAGCAGACGTGAGCGCGTACCTGTACGCATGTAAGCATTAATGCCCCTACGGTCTATTAGTTGACGCACTTCCCATAGCATCAATCGGTAGTTATCCCCTAGATAACGTTGAGCATCATCAAAAGAAATATTGCCCTGTCTTACATGGTAGCCTATAAAACGGCGTAGTAAGTCTAATTGTGGGAGTACGTGAAGCGCTCGCACTTGTTCTAAAGACAACTTATCGGCTAGGATAGCCCTAACCACTTGTAAACTCATAGCCATATTGTAAACCTCGTTAGTAGTGTTACCTAATACTTATAAGATAACACTACTTAGCACATAATGCAAGCGCCATTTACATATTATCGTAAAATATTTTTAGTGCCTTTCGGTTGAAGTCTGCAAAGCGCCCTTGCGTATCCCTGATTTCTTCAGGAGTAGCCCAGAATGGCACGCCTTCTTCACGCTCTATTAGCTTAATATTGCCCCGCGTATTGACACCAAAGACGAACACTAGACAATCGTCCATCATAGCGCGACCTATTTCTTGTGGTGCGCCGTGAAGATCACGCAAGGTGATTCCTGTTTCTTCCTCTAGCTCGCGTATAGCCCCATCTTGAATGGTTTCCCACTCCTCGACCTTACCACAGGGAAAGCCTATCTCCCCGTCTTTGTGGCGCTTAATCATACAGAATTGATCTGTATCGTCATTATATACGATAGTTAAACTTGCGATAGTAATCATTAATACACCCCATACAGAACAATAACGCCAATGGCGTTAAACACGCCCCAGATAGCCCAATCAGGGATATTATGCACAATATGCCCCTTGCACTACACCGCTTTTAATAGTCGGCTTGTGTACCATCACATTAATAATAATGGTGATGGTATTAAATGGGGCTTCACATGGTAGCACTTTAACACTGTATAAATAATCAGTGCAATCGACCGTATACACAAAACTTTCTACTAAGCCCTCGTTAGCTTCTAGGGCGGTGCTGATAGCTGTTAACATGCGTAGCGGTGCATGATTAGGTTTTACCTCAGCGCAGTCTAGAAGCCCATCTATCATGGTTACTGCTCTAGCTGGATTGTTAACAAAAACGTCTGCACTAGCGGAAATTTCCGCAACGTTATTAACTACTGCTAATTGGAATGATTGGTAGTGTCTCATAATACAGTCTCCGCGCAGTCTTTAAGGTGTAGGGTTGTGTTACCATTTTTAGAAATGATAGTAAGCTCCGCGCCCTCGAAATTAACGTAGCCGTCCACTCGTTTAGTGTCGGCGACTATCATAGAGTTTTTGCCAACAAAGACATAAGGCGATTGTTCACCTATAAACACATCTTTATGATACACACCTTTAAAAGATGTTTCAACAACGAAAGCGCCATTGATGCCGTATACATTGGCTAGTTGCGTGCTGTCGCTAGTAGTCGCTTTACACACTGTTAAATTTAATGGCTTGGTGTCACTCATTGCACTAGCAGAAAATAGACATAGCGCCAATGGAAATAAAAAACGTTTCATTAGATACCTCTAAAGCGGTAGCCCTTGAAAGCTACCGCCGATTGTGTTATTAATGGAAAGAAATAGGCTCTTCGCCAGCGCCCGATTCTTCATACAGTGGCATTACACCGTTATCAGACAGCTCTAAGCCCTCTAGAAAGTGTTTGCAATACATATTCCAGTGACCGATACCCGTAAACACCGCATCAATAAATTGTAGTGCAAATACAGGGGCGGGGCTATCGCTTTCTTTTAGTTCGGCGACTACGAGCATTTCATCAAATGGCTTTAATAAGTTATCGCTTGCCATTTCCCCTAATGCTTTATAAGCTCGTTCAACGATATCGCGAGGAACACTATCAAACAGGGCACGAGCATCTACAACCAGATCACCGCTTTCAATACTTGCCACAATATCAGCAAATTTGAAAGCACAATCAATGCTTGGCGCATCTTGTGCGACTGGTAATGCTAGAATGATATCCGCGCCAGCTTGTGACAAGTAGCCCATAGATACAGCGGTAGAAATATAACGGTTAAATTTTGGGTTAGACATAATATAGACACCTTATTTTGGTAGGGGCGACCTATTCGCCCCGTAATGAGTAATATACTACTAACTACTGACTGCTGTCAAGCTATTATTTGAAGAAATCAGGGTAAAGAGGTGCATCATCTAGCTGGCAGTTCTCCTCATACTTGGATTCGCAACCGCTGACCATGCAGAAAATAAAAGTTTCTTCAAAGTCTAGCATATCGGCACAAAATAAACCGTTAGCGATAAACACATGGTTAAGCCAGCTAAACACGTTAGGTGCTTTATGCACCGTGTTAGATGCTTGACGCTCTTTAGACAGGCAATCGCTGGCATCTACTACCGCATCTTCTAGCTGTTTAATGGTGTGAGCCACCGCCGTATCAGTAACGCTTGCAATCAAGGCGTCTAGGTCAATAGCCGTAGGGTTGTTTTCTACTACGTCCATAATCTCACGCCAATTTAGTGCAAAGTCTAAACTTGGGAAATCTTGGGTTTTCCCATCTTTATTGAGTGGCACGATTTGCGGGTATTGATTGATAAGGCTGGCTACTTGTTCCGCGCCAGATAAAGATAAAATGCCGTTGCTAACTGCTACTGATAAATAGCGTGCAAATTTAGGCATAGTTAAAGATAACTTAGTTAAATTTTTCATAATAGACACCTTATTTTGTTAGGCGCATTCTAGCGCCTAGTTTAATTTAATAGTTCCAATATTGCGACCAGTCAAAGGTTATAAACTTGTAAAATATAACAAGCCCTAAGATGGTTACTATATACAAAGTGGGCTTAGTGCCCTTAGCGAAGTTAACTAATATATTTATTAGTTGTTCAATCGTTGCCCCCTATATCGCCCCATAAGCGAAGTTTTATACCTAGTGCGCCATTTTGTAAGATTACAAAGTTACCACAAGTGAAAAGATACTCTATATCTCTAACGCTGTCAATAGGAAAACTTTCACCCTGAAACGTTGCAAATGTGATGGCGTTTTCATTGCCTATTGACTCAATGATATCTAATAGGTGCGCTACAATACTTTCATTAACTACCGTAGACGCTCGACCATAGATCACCGTGACGGATTCTTCACGCTTAATAGTTCCTAGCTGGTAGCCCTCTAGTATACTAAATAATTGCCCCGTCAGGGATAAGCGAGGCAATAAATAAAATGGCGTACCGTCACGATTTACCTTAGCACGAAAGCGCTCTAATGTAAACCGTGCCATTATTTTTTACTCCTCTCCCTTAGTTAATAGGTTGCTAAGTTGAGCGCTAGGCACGCCTTTAACAACATCGTCAATCAGTTTAGGGATATCTAAACCGCGTAATAGCTCATAAGATGCTGAATTTACAGCACTTTCAGCTAACGCCATAGCTACCTTATTATCGTTTGCAAAGTTTTGCACCGCTAATAAGAAAAGGTTAGCAACTACTAAATGCCCTAACTCAGTTTGAGCATAACCGCGCACCATCAAAGGCAAGGATTTAGCCATAACAGCGCCTAATTGTTGGTTTACAGTGCGCCCAGCTTCTAGCTTTCCAGCTTGGATTGCGCTATCTTTGTTTTGCTCGATAATTTGTGCTAGTGATAGTTTCATTGTGTTATTTCCTGTTTTAGTAACGGATTGATTTGGAATAGATTTTGCCTGTAATAGACTCTCATCAACGGAGCTAGGGAAAATCAGGTTATTGTTTGGTAATAGTACACCCACAGAATGCAAGTCTGATAAACCACGGGGATCATTAAATGATTCCGCTTTCAGTACGTTACACGCTCTAGATGCGCCTGAATAATAGCTACACTCTATATCACGTAGGTAGCTATCAGATAATTCTAAGCTATCCCATCTTGCAGATAGCTGATCTCTAAACAGTGCGCTAGATAGCTCACCAGTTACATTACCGCTAAATTGCGCCAGTTGTTGTAAAATTGTCGTGCCTATATAACCGCCTAGTGCAAAGAAATTAATTCCTTTGTCACTAATTTTACTAGGGGATTTTACTGTATTGCCCCAATAGTACGATACATAAGTATTTCTACCGCTATGAGCTGGCACTAATAATAAAACGTTAGCGCCCCCGATAGCATTCGACGGCATATCTTCTAGCCAATCATAATCGAATGTTAGAAGATTAAGCGGTGAGTAGATAACAATGGGGTTAATTGCATTGGCTTCACTAGCATTCTTTGCATCTAAAACTTGAATAGCAAACGCGCTAATGATACTGTTAGCTACTTGACTGTTAGATATATTTGCCCCTGTTATGGAATCAAGGGGAATATTTCCGAGGTATAGTGGGTTATCACTACAAAAGCTAAACACTTTATCATTATTTAAAGTTTGAGATGGTTTATCTCCTAGTAGCTTTGTGATAGTAGTTTTCCAGCTAACCCCTCTTAAACTGCTTAAATCAAGCGGAGTCATGAGTAATCACCTTATTAAATTGTTAAAGAGCGTATCGAGTTGTTGCCTTTCGATGTGATTAACTATACCCCTTTTAGATTTTAACGCAAGTGTTTAATTGTAAAGAAGTGTAAAGACGCAATCGCTTATAAATGAATATAGAGCGCACGCGCGTAGCATAAAGTCAATAACTTTGTTTAGCAAAAAGTGCTAAATCGAGATCTTTTTGTTTTGATACTAACGTATAGCTTCTAGATAAAATCGCCTAGAGTCGATTCTAGGACGTTCTAGGGCATACTGTATAAATATACAGTGTATTGACAGATTAAAATAGATGTGTTACGCATACGCACGTTCTATTAATCCACCAGCTTTAAGAGCCTTTACATTTCTTTACAAATAAATACTTGCACTAATTATCTATTAGAGTATATTTATAAGCGTACCAAGCAACACCGCTCTTTAAAAATCTAACATTCTGGTTTACTGGTTATCGGTAGGCTTCTTACTAGCGAGTACGAGCGCGGAGTTTAGGCGAAAGCCTTTAGTAAGAAAACTTTTAAGATTCTCGAAAATAACCGCTTGACAATATAATTAGAATGTGGATAATAGAAAGCGTACCAAGTAACAACGCTCTTTAACAATCTGGCTTATTATAGGTGACTCACCACTAACGGGGTGAATTACTATGAAAGAATTAACACTAATTGAAGCTATGTTTCTACTTGCAAAGCAAGAGTGCTCAGACGAAACAAAAATTCTCTTAGCAGGAATTGACGCTTACATGAATGAAGATGATGCCCGCACTGCTTACCAAGTAGTAGCGAAAGAATATGAAGATATTCTAAGCGACTTCTTCAATAATGGCAAGCCTAACGTCAGCACGTACCCTAAAGAGGCTTATCTAGCATGGAATAACATTTGTATGCTTCAAAAAGCCCGTGACTTAATTATTGCGGAGGTGTAAAATATGTCTCTTAAACTTGATTTAATTGATGTTATTGATTCCAATGATGCTATTAAGCATTTATACCCTACGGCAACCCGTAAAGAGATATTAGATATAGATTATGCAAATACTCATGCAGAAACATTATCTTTAGCATTTGCATTCTTTATAGAAAACGGGCAGGACGCGCAAACAGGGCTAGAGTGTACTCGAAGCGATATCTTAGACCACTACAAAGCTAACTACTTACTACTTGATGATTATCAGGTAAATAGAGCGTTAGCAGTATTAGCAGGCATTACAAAAGTTTGTGATATTACAACAAACATTAAATAATTGGTTGACAAACAAAATTGAGTCACCTATAATAAGCTCTAGATTGATCGCTCTTTAAAAATCCCGTTAAAATTAGATAGTAAATAAATGCTTGACAAGGTTAACGGTTGATGTATAATAAGCGGTATAGAAACAACGCTCTTTAACAATTTAGAAAAACACGCTAACAGAATTCATTGCCATTGAATGCTTTACTTACTTGATGTGTTAATTTATAGGGCACTTTAGATAGTACCCTATTTAATAACACAATAGTGTGTTATAATTTCCCTTTAAAAACTATTTAGGAGTTACAAAATTATGTCTATTAAATTCGGTTGGACTGATGAAAACACTGCTATCGTTGTCGAAGCATATCAAGCTGATTTAGTACCGCAGGACGGCGAAACAGAAGCCGATGCGATTTTACGTGCTAATAACACGGATAACTTAACCCGCATCGGTGAATTGGTTGATAATCCGTCACCTCATTCAGTTCGCACTAAGTTAGTTAATGCTAAAGTGTACGTTAAACCATCTTCACCACGCAAAGTTGGTGCTGGCTCTAGCATTCGTAAAGCTCACGTAGTATTCGCTATTGCGAAAACTATCGAGGAGTTAGGACAAGTTGAAGATATGGGCGAAGTTAAGAGCGCAACTAACAACCCATTGTTATCATTAGAAAGTGCGAAAATGGATAGCCTGATGATCATCGCGCAAGGTTTCGGCTTAGATGAAGATGCTATCAAAGCATTAAATAACTTAGAATAAGTTTCCTTATACAATACGCCTATCTAGTATGGGCGTATTAATAAGCAAATCGTCACCTCGTAAACGTGCTTACTTTGATAGAGTTCTTTAATCTACCCCTTTGGTATGAAGGGGCTTTTTAAAGTGTTCTTAATAGTGAGGTATGTAAATTCATGGATACTAGCGCCCTTGTTACGTTCATTAGTGGGATAGTTGCATTCATTAACGGGCTATATCAGGTCAGTGTAGGTTATACCTATAATCGCCCTTATATAGCGCTCCTAGGTATGGTATTTGTTATCCTAGGGGCTGGATTTACAGGTTATGGGGCTTATGTTCTAAGTGTTAGTTAGTATTATATAAAGCCATTAAATTATAGTGGCTTTCTACAATGCTGTTAATTTCCCTAATAAATAGGAGTGTAATAAATGTATAAAATCGAATCGCTGTCTAAAGCTCATAAAGAATGCCTAGCAAAAATGGCTCAAGATTTAAATTTCTATGGAAAGCGAATCCTAGAAAGCAAGTTAGGCGTATGTGAGCAAGTGGCTAGCGCGTTTCATAAAGACACTGGCAGAGAAATATCTAGTACCGATTTAATGGATTGGTACGAGGAAAACCGCCCCGTAAAAGTTGCCACAAAGCGAGAAAGGGCAATCAAAGAAGATACACGCCCAGTTTCGGACGGTATTCTTAACAATGAGTGGGAACGTTGGGAAACGCTAGACGGTAATTGTTGGATATTAACCAGTGCGCAAAATAACACTGATTTAAATAAGCCGTTCTGGTTAGCATTGAAGCGCTTGTCTGATTATCTTAATGCGCCTATCCTAACAAATAGCGTTACTTATGCGCTTACAGAATTTAAGAAGATGGATAGACTCGAACACCGCTACCCCGAAGAAATACGCTCTACGTTAATTAACGAAAACGTGTATTTAGGTAATAACGGGTTTTGTTTCCTAGCAAAAACTAATATCACGCCTAGCGCTAGATTCCCTATTCAGGGATTAGGCGGTATCTTGCCACCTAATGCAAGTGGTGCTTTTGGTACTGTTAAACAGGATAGTGAATCCTTGCCAGTTGCTAAAGGTTGTGATAGTCGCCAAATTTTCGGTACTGGTACACTAACGCAACGTAACTATCGCGGTAAAAAAGCAGGTCAAAAAGTTGAGCCTTTCCATACATACGGGGCTTTAATCGTTACTATGGACGAGGACGGCTATCACCACGTTAGACAAATTCAGTCGGTTGATGATACGGGGGCGTTTTATGATTTTGACGGTAACGACGTTATTTATGTTACTCCAGATAGCATTGATTTAGTTAATGTTGATGAAGATCGCCCAGTGTCGGCTATCCAATACGGGGATATTCACGCGGAGAAAGTCGATCCTCTAGTGGCAGAAATTAGTTGGGATATGGATTATCCGTATAGCCTATCACGTTTATTGAAGCCTGTTTATACATGTATTCATGATGTAATCGACTTTATGAGCCGTAACCACCATAACCGAAATAACCCTGATTTCTTGTTTGAACAATGGTTACTAGGTCGTGAAAATGGCGGTCGTAGCGTAGAAGATGATTTGCGAGATACTGCTAACGTATTAGAGCAAATCGCAGAAAACCAAGACACTACGCTAGTAATTGTTGAATCTAACCATGATTTAGCATTAACGCGCTGGCTAACAGACCGCGACTATAAAGTGGGATATGATCCAGCTAATGCCATTACTTACCATAGCTTAAACTTAGCTAAGTTCGAAGCGCTCAAGGCTGGCAAGGAGTTCAACGCACTTGAACACGCGTTAAATAACATTGGCGGTTTAGATATTGATAACATTCGTTATCTAAGCGTTGACGAAGATTTTACGGTTGCTGGCGTTGCTATGGGCTTTCATGGTCACAACGGAATTAACGGCTCGCGCGGTAGCGCTAAAGGCTATACAAAAATGTTTATGCCTATGAATACAGGTCACACTCATTCGGCGTCTATCCTAGATAACGTCTGGACGGCTGGCGTTTCGGGCTTAAAAGATATGGGCTATAATATCGGCGGTACTTCATGGACTCAGAGCCATATCGTAACCTTTAAAAATGGTCAGCGTATGTTATTAAACGTTGTTAACGGTCGATTCTTTTAATAGACACCAAACAGGGCAGGGAAGCCCACTTTATAAGGTACTAAGTTATGAGTGATAACGTTGTTATTGCGGTAAGTTTTGGTTTTGTAGGTGCAGAGCACTTAGAAGAAACCGACTACACAGTTAAGGAGTGGCAAGCCTTATCTGATGAGGAGAAAGATAACGTTGGCTATGAGATTGCCAAAGAATGCTTAAATGAGCATATCAGCTGGTTAGCTCAAAATTCTGACGGTTACAAGTTATAAGGTAAATAGTATGCAAGGCAAACAATCTTATCTTTGTGAGTGTGGGGCATTGTCAGATACTCAAGACAAATGCCCCGAGTGCGGTAACGATGATTTAAGCGATATCAGCGTATATCTTAAATTTACCGTCTTTGATGCTGATAGTTGCAATAGTCTAGAAGTGTATATTGATACTAATATGTGTCTAGAAGATTGGAACAATTTAAGCGACACTGATAAAATTCAGCACGTAGCAGAATGCAAAGAGCAGTTACTTATTCGCTCAGAAGTTATTGCTGTTGATAATGATGGTAACGATATGTTTGAGGTTTAACAAGTGCCACCGTTTTTAATCTATTTTATAGTAGTTGTTTTACTTTCCCTTTCATTCCTTTAAGGAGTTTAAAAAATGACCTTAGTTGATATAGTATTAACTTACAGTAACGGCAGACAATGGCACGCAAAAAACATCGTGTTAGAATCTATCCACGCATCGGTCAATGAGTACGGCAGACCGTTGTTAATTTACCATAATGAGCAAGTGGAAATTAGCTCAGAGGTAGAAGATATTCACGAGTTTTCAAAGAGTGAAAATTCTTTTGTAACTAATAATTTAACCATATATTCTAGCACTGGCGTAGAGTTAGATATTTTAGCAGATGGGCTTACTAACCTTGAAGTAACAGCTCATGAATCAATATGGGGCAAAGAATTGTCTAATTTTGAGAACGTTCTCTCTAAGTTAGTGATTGATTTATCCGACTCAGATAAATTTGATATTGTTGAATATACTGCATTAGGCACAACCTACTCCGTAGGCGATATGGTTAATATTTACATTGTGCCCCTTGATAAATAATTGTATAATAAAGCCCTTGCCGTATAGGGCTTTATATTTTCCCTTTAATTAGGAGCTGGTTTAAAATGAAATGTTACCCACATGTTAAGAATGTGATGTTATGGGATTTAGACGGTACGGTCATAAATTCCTTTGGTCGCGTGTCGCCTTGCCTTGACGCTAACGGCAATCTAGACTTGCAGAAATATATCAATACAGCTTGCACTCATGACAAGGTTATGACCGATAGCTTGCTACCTCTAGCGGAGATTATGAAAGCCTACCAAAAGTTAGACGGTACGCATAACATCGTTATCACCGCACGAACAATGAGCAAGAGTGACTACTACTTCTTGCGTAAACATGGGCTTATTACTAGCACTAAGCAAGCGTGCTCTTTAATGAGCCGTGACCGTCTGCATAAATACTTTGATCTAGATGAAGTATTAAGCATTTATCGCTGTAAAGATGGGGAATATAAAGGATTCTACTTTGATCGCATTCGTGAAATGTACCCTAACGCAACTATAACTATGATTGATGATCATAAAGGTGTACTGGCGGTTGCTATTGAAAAAGGTTTCCGCGCTGTTGATGCCACCCTATTAAATGATATTATCGGCATTGGGGCAACTATTGCGGGAGAAGATTTTCTTGATGAGATGTTAACAGATTTTAGTGACCCCGAAATCTTAGAAGAAAACATTGCCCGCCTATGGGAAACGTTAACAGTAGAAGAACAAGAATCGTTATCAACTACTGTTAGCACCCTAGCGAAACGATCACAGATAGAAAAGGTTGCATAGCTAAACAATAAACGGTAACTATAATAACGCTGGACGATTGAAAGGTTGAGTTATAGTTACATTAAGAAATGATAACGTTAGGTGATAGCTACTCAATGCGACTGTTGAGAGTAGCTATCATAAATAACAGTGATAGTAACGTAACGTTATAGTTCCACACAGGGGCGGTAACGAGACTAAACTATCACCCCCTGTTATTGGGAC